AGAGTTCCGTTAGGCTGATAGCCCTGATATTTTTCAAACTCGAAGCCTACGGCTTCTTCCACTCTTTTCATGTAGGCTTGATACTCTTTCTCTTCAGCATCGAGAATACCTTTAATGTATTCATAAGCGTTACTTCCCTGTTTTGTTTCGTATAACATATCTCTTTACTCCTTAACTTCTTTAAAAATTACATTTTTATGGTCTGAGCGTTCTTTGATGCTACAAGGGTATAGCTGCCATACTTCACAAAACTTCTTACTATCAAAGAAGCACCCTTTGCAAGATTCTTTATCAGTCTCAGTAACTTCAAGAGTTACTCTTTCTCCAACTTCAAACTCTTTCATAATCAAAACACTATTCTATAGTCCTTTCCTCTCAAAGTGGGTCTCTTTTTGAGGATGAACTTTGTTAAATCTTCAAAATCTATCGGGAAGAGCGCACAATATTTATACTTCAATGTGCAGACAAATCTTCCGTTGAGCATAACATCAAATACAAAAGATTTCATTGATTACCTCCTTCCTTTGGAAGTAAATCATCAATATAGAGCCATCCCTTAAAATATCTTTTAAAATCTTTAGGAGTCATATCATCACATACCCATCCTTCTGGATTACGGAAATATACACATAATTCCGTACTTCCGTTTTTGAACTTAACCAAACATGTAACGTAACATTCTCCTTGCTTAATGTTTGGCTTTTCGCTAGCAGTATGCCATAAGTCCTTAAGGAACTCTTCCTTAGTTAATCTCTTTTCCATTTTTTAGTCTCCTTCACATAAAGTTTCGTTAACCTCGTCATTGTATGTATGAGTAACCGGATTGTACTCAGAATGGGTTGCATCTACCCTACCTTTCCGGTTAGTGAAATAGATAGCATTTCCTTGGTCATAAAACCTGTACACTGTTATACTATCAACAACAAACAATTTCTCGACATTGAATTTGTCAACAGAATCCGAGATTTGGACTCTTGTACCCTTACCTTTGCAACCTACCAAAATGGCGGCAACGGCTATTATCATTATTACCTTTTTCATATCAACTTCTTTTCTTCTTGAAGAATACGTCATTCATCGTACCCTAATATACTAAAGAACTCATCCATTTTTGGATTTAGATTGTTTGCCATTAACATATATGCCGGAACGGAGCGACCGATGTTGCACTCTAACTTCAATGCATGTATCATTACTGAAGCTTGATGGCTTGAAATCTTAACCCTATCCAATCTGGAAAGTATTTCGCTCTGCGAATCTGCATTACGAAACACTTTCTTGATAAGAGTTTCTATGTACTTACGCTGCTTGTCCGTCATTGCTCTTATTGTGCTCAAGAGACTCAACCAAAGCCTTCAGACCATTGAAAGTAGCATCCACCAACTCCTTGCTATCGGAAGCATCAAAATACCAATTTCCAATAATCTTGCTATTATTTTCAGCAAACATCGTAATACTCGTATGAGTATTTGAAGACGACATCTGGATAGACTCCTTTGTTCTACCCATGAGGCTGGCAATCTTTGCCAACACCTCTACATATACATTATTCTTTTCCACTTTCTTCTTACAGTTTTTATGGTGTGTCTCACCTTTTTAAAATTAGTAACCTTGTTTCTTAATTACATTGCAAAGATACAAAGAATATCTGAAATATGCAAACTTTTTAATGTGTTTCTTTTATTCTTTAACATATTGTAAAACATAACACCAATAATTTACTGACGTTAACACAAAAATCCCCACCACTACATTATTATATATAGTGATGGGGCAAACATTTAAAACAAAATAGCATTATGGATTTCTACGATTACTATCAAACTAAATCGTCCACATAAGCCCATTTATAGATGGCGTTTGATTTCGTGAACCTATTCCACCATTCCTCGCCTAAGAAATTCAGATGCTTGAAACGCTTGCGAACCTTGGTCAGACCGACAATGCGTCTGTTATACTCAGGCAGCTCTTCAACAGAATGCCAAGCACCTTCTTTTTGATATTTCATTCCCAACTCCAAGGCTTGCTTGGCTACCTGCCTTGCACCTTGACTAAAGTCTATCTTATCAATCAACAATTCTAAGTCCATAATCAAATAACTTTTATGTTAACTTTGTCTTCAAAAAAAGCTTCTAGCACTTCCTTGGCTTTTGCATCTGCTTCATCCAAGTCTTTGCATTTGACTACTTGAACACCATAACCTATAGGGTTACGCAATTCATAAATACCATCAGCCTTTACCAAGCGAAGGAAAATATCTCCACCTTTGAAGCGGTACGAATATCCTCCTGTTGCCTCGTTCCATTGTCTAACTATGTTCCTCACCGCCATAATATCTTTGCACTTTTTCCAATGTAGCATTAGCACCCTCAATGTAGGCTGCGATAATGACATTTCTATATAGCTCACTATTTTCCTTATCAATTCCAACCAAGCCTTCTGTTGATTTCAAAGGCTCAATTGTAAATTTATAAGCCTCCTCTACTATCCAGCTAGGAACACCATTTGAAATCAAATTCTTACAATACTCATTCATGATTTTACCTTTTAAAATTAGTGGATGACAAGGGATTTAAACCCTTGTTGGTGTCAACACCTCCCCAGTGACCTGGTACACGGAATGTTTAATCAGAAAATCCGCTCCAAGTTTGCGAGGGTCGCATTGCTTTCAGTTGCCAATGCCACTCATCCGTTTGTCAGCGACAGATGCGAATTTGAAGATTGTGCACCATTCCCAACCTTGCCCAAGGGTTTCTGCCGCTGACTAATAGGCATTTGCCAATGGTTGTCGGCAAATTTTAAGTGTTCACATCTTACGATGCGGTATTAACTATCTCCCTGCCCAAGGGAACAACCATTAGCGATAGGCTATTTGTAGTTATGAAACATTCAAATAAAGCCGTGCGACTCCTAGTTTATCATCATGCCCCCACGCAAGGCATCACACGGCTTTGGCACGTGGGTATTTGGTAGATTATGGCTTTCCTACCTCGTCTTTCTTATATCATTCCGCTGCCATCCTGCCGCCCAGTCTACCGGAGCTGCATTACAGCAGTGAAAAGATGTATTCACATTATATAAGGCTGCTCTGAACTCATCCAATTCTTCTGCCGAGAACGGACAATCCTTGTTTACCCGCCTTTTCATAATTTCACTACCTTATAGCCAAGCCGACTTGCAAGATCAAGAAAAATATTAAAGTATTCCTGTGCAACTTCTGTTCCTGATACTACGCCATTTTCAAACGTGAAGTAACGCTTTGTATTGTAAAGCGTATCTTCCAAGCAATAAGTTTCTTTCATTTCTTCTTTCTAATCAATTGTAAACAACCTTTCGACTGGTCTCTTTGTTATATTCGGGTTAAGAGAGTTTGTTACTTCCTTTTCCCAAACACATCTGAACTCTTGGGGCATCTGATACTCGCTGATAAATACCTTATGACCTCTTCTAGCCATTTCCATGCACCATATATAGAATCTTTCGTAATCGAAATTCTTTGATACATCATACTTTTTCGTAGCTTTGTAAGGCAAATCGCAATACACTATACTCCTATCCGGTATCACAAGTTCATCATAACTGCCGCTATAAAACTCGACACCTTTGAGAAGAGGCACATCACGCATTGTATTTTCTATCTGCTCCCTTATGTAATCTCTTGCCTTTCCGTTCTTGCCGACAACATTATGTCCGCTATAGCCACCATCAAAGAAACGTCCATTAAAGCTCGCCATAAAGCCAATTAGTCCGACACCTGCTTCTGTGAAGAATTTATTCTTTCCGTGATAGCAGTCTCTTGCAAAGTTATACAACGTCTTACTAATATGGTTGAAGACAAACCCATCATTCTGAAGATACTTCCACATTTCGATAAGATACCTATTCTTATCGTTGGCAATCCTTCGATACGTGTCCGGAACGTTCTCAATAACGCTACAGCCACCACAGAAAGCATCTACAAACGTATCATGTTCTTTATCAAGCATAATCGGCAATATTTCATGCACGATTCTAGCCTTGCTACCCATATACTTCATTGCAATAGTTTCTTTATCATTTTAACCCCTCGCTTGCCAAATTTTCGCTCGACAACCGCATTGTAACTCACTCCATCAATGGAACACTCATCCGGATAGCACTCTTCAAGCCAATCTGTGAACTTCAGCAGATTGAAGACTAACTCTTTTCTCGCTAAAAGAAACCGCATATCTATGAATTTTCCAAAGCTTATTCCAAAGATTTTCTGAAACTCATTACCTATCGGCAAGAACTCACTTGGTTCTATTTTCATCAGCTTGCTTTCTTAGATGTCACACTATCCAGAGGATAGTCACTCTTCATAAAGTCACTAATTCCTATGTAAGTTCGCTGTAAATCTTTCTCATCGTCCTTCAGGTCTTCCGTTGCGTTGATAGCCGCCTCATTCAAAGTCTGTTCGTCAAAGACACCTTTTCTTACCTTATCGAAATAAGAAAGAATTTCTTTTGTCATCAAATGGTCAGCCAATCTCTTGAAATCCTTATCCATCACTAATGCCATGAAGTCATAAGAGTTTTCAAAGGCCAAGATAGGAGCAAAATCCTTGAACGCTTGCATTAAGTTTACATGCAAATCTTCATACAGCTTACGGATGATATTCTCATAAGTTCCCAAACAAAGGTTGGTCAGATTGTACAGAATGATTGCATTCGCATAAACTCCCGATTTTTCACCAATCCCTAAGTTCTGTAATCTTAAAGCAAGCTTATCTCGCAACTTATACAAGTCTCCACTAATCTTGTCATAGAACGTCATTGCGAATTCTTCATTAAAATCTGCATTAGGAACATAAGCGTCATAATACTTAACCACCTTTCGAAGGTTCTTCTTGCAGTCCACCCACTTCTTCTTAACTTCAAACCTAACGCATTTCTTCTTCAGAATACTTTTTTCGATTTTCTGCATAAAGCACTCTGCTAAGACCATTTCGACATATACATACTGCTGAAGATAAGCCCTAGTAACGACCATAACCTTATTCACTTCGGTTTCGGTCATTCCATTCGGAACACTGATAATTATCTTCTTGCCACCTACGTTCAACAAGACTCTTCTGAAACAATTAACACTAGGCATGATGCTTTCTGTTTGAATATTCTACTACCTTATTATAGCACTCCGTTCTCACCAAATCCTCGACCCGATTCAATGTGCAAGCCTCATGAGTATCATTCATATTGACTTGTGGACAGCAAATCTGATAAAAAAACTTTGTTCTGATGGTAAAACCAAAGAACTTGATTTGCTCCTTGAATACCCGACCGGACACCACCTTATCAAGTTTCTTCTTGCCATCGAAGAGATTCAAACTCTCTTCTCTACGATATACAATATCGGTCTTAACCGAAAAAATCTTTCCGAACATAACTATTCCTCCAAATTCCTAAGCGTTTCCAAACTCTCATCATTATCAACATCATAGCCGATACGATATTCGTTACCAATTCTTGCACCAATGTATACCTCTTCGGCATCCAAGATATAACGGGACATCTGTTCACGAACCTTTATCTGTTCTTCATTCAACCCAAGTACATCAAAGCACTCTTCCTGCAATGACTTATATGGTTTCGTTCCCATATATGAGACATAAGCCAGCTTGCCTTCCTGATGCAATGGCTCCCACTTCTCCCACCAATGGTTGCGATACTCCAAGATACCTCTTTCTACTCCATCGGCACAAACATATTTAACTATTCGTATTCTCATTATCAACCTTTTTTAAAACAACTTTAACTGTCTTTCATTGGCACTTGAACACACGAGACTTAATCTTGTATGTAAGATTGTTAATTACGACTTTATCCCCTACACAAGGCATAAAATGGAAATCGTAATTTTTCAAAATGATACTGCCTTCATACTCGAATTCAACCATTTTTCTGCTCTCCTAATGTTTCCCTATATTTATCTAACATTATTGAATTAATCTCAGACCAAAAAGTTACAAATACGTCCTTGTAATCAATATTATGATTCTGTGCTATAAAATTTCCTGCACTGACAAAATCAAAATAGCCTTCAATCGTCTCTTGTGTACCTGTACATGTACATGTTATGCCATTCTTGACATACTTAGCCACAAAATAATAGCATTTCTTCATCGCAACAACTCCCTAATAAATTCGTTACGCATCGGCTCAACGATGCTTGTATACAAACTCTGCTTATCTTCGGGAATATCATCCGGTGTAATAGAGAACATCAACAAATAAGACATCGGAATCTCCAATACCTTGCATATTGCATCAATCTTACTCTTACGTGGAAACGTTCTTCCGGTCTCCATAAACAACATATTTGTCTCACTACAACCGATAGCCTTACCAAGTTGTCGTTGGGTCAAGCCCTTGCTTACCCTCATTGTCTTAATCGCCTTTCCTAAATCCATTTAACCTCCTATTTTAAATTTTCAAATCTATTCTTAATTGCAATCATGGCATCATTGACACCATCCTTATATCCAACAGAATACAAGGAACAATCCTCTTCGCTCGGTTTTCCGGTTTTTGATTTCAAAAACTCTTCTATCTCACGGAAACCATACTCCAAGAATCTGAGAAACATAGCGTTCTTCGTGATAGCTGGTCGTAGAACATCTTTAACCCAATCCCAGCCATCACCATAACCCAAAGTGAAATTAGAATTATTACAATATCTCACTTTCGGCTCATCCAACCATTGTTTTATTATTTCCTTTTTTGTCATCATTCCCAGTTTTTATGGTGTGTCTCACCTTTTCAAATTAATAACCTTTATTTCTTAATTGCAATGCAAAGATACAAAGAATATTCAAAATATGCAAGCATTTTAATGTGTTTCTTTATTTTATTAATGTATTTTAATTGTTTAATATAGTTTCTACCATTTATTTTAAACTTTTTACATTTTTCTCTTTCTCAAACACTCTTTCTACTATCACCTTTATCCTTAATTTCGTCTTACTATGTTCTTTAACGTGTGCCTTACGCTTTGTAGTTTTTGCACCTTGCAGCAATTTCTGTCAGTCTCTTCCCTTGTACTTTCGTAGTGCTACCTTTCTTGCATTTCAAGACATTTCCTGTACTTGTATTTTGTATTTCCAAGAAATGGATGCAACAAAAGTAACTTCTAAAATTCTTATCCATTTGCCATTTCCTTTTTAAGTTTCTTTCTTTGAGCCAAGAACATAACAATCTCCTCGAAATCATCGCAATTCAAGAGCATTTGTCCAACCTGCCATTCCGCTGCTTTCTGCTTGGCATCCTCCATGCCCTTTGCTAAGAATGTGATTTTCTTGTCTTGGCTTCGATTCTCTACAGTAACTTCAAGTGTACCATATTCAAGTTCGGTAGTCTTCATACTGAGACCTTCATCAAATATCCTCAACAAATGATTAAAAAGATTACTTCTTTCCATGTTTCAACCTTTCATTTTCTTGTTTCAACAAGTCCTCAAATTCCTTGCGCTTTGCTCGCATAATCTCGAACCATTTACTTGGTGTTATAGGACACCCCATAAGCCAATGGTCGAAGTTTGGAACAGGCAAATTGAACTCTCTAGCTTCAATAGTATAATCGTACCACTTCAACAACTCTTCTTCGGGAGCTTCCTTTTCAATATCTGTTACAATAGTAGCCATATCGAAAGTCAAATCGCCACAATTAGCTATTCCTCCAACTTGGTCACCTATCCAAAATGTCTCCGGATTATCTAATCCGTAAAATTCATGCTTCTCACAGAATGCCTTCAAGTAAGCATTGCAAGCATTCTCGTAATCATTCTTTAATTTCTCCTTATCCATATCACATATCCTTAAAAAGTTTTTTAATCTTGCTCTTCTCCACCTTTGGATGGGAGCACATCACAACTTGCGTACTTGGGTCATGTCTTACCTGCCATTCGCAAGTATTACACCCCAAATCACCAACTTTATTAATTGCATTGGTGTATCTGCCTTTCTCACCATAGGGGCAATCGGTAACAAAATCCTTTCGTCCCCAGATGTACTCATCTATCTTGTATGAGATAGCATTTGCTTTCTCCTTTTTCTCGTTAATATTTAAAAACATCATATCGTCAATATTTAAAATAAGCATAGCTGACCATCATCAGCGACCTTAACATTACTCTCAGAAAACCAAAGTTCCTTGAATATTCTCTCCATGCATGCTACGACTATAGAATTTCCAGCAGCCTTTTGAAGACTTGACTTCGACACTCCACTTTCAAGCATCTTGTCTATATATTCTTCGTCAACGTTCATTAAGCGGAAGAGTTCTCTCGGAGTCAAACGCCTAATGCGCAACCTTGTCTCTCCAAGCACAACCAAGGAGTCCTTGCTCGCAGATGTAATGGTATTGGCTATATTCTTTCCAAGCTCGACCTTTGGACTATGTATTTCGCCTTTTATCCACTTCCCTTCAGAGCGAGTTCTTATAGCTGCACTCATAGGCTCTTTCCATTCATTTGACACAAATTTCTCTTTACATAGCAGAGCATCGCTCATAAAGTACTTTTCGTCCACATTTTCCTCCAAGACATCTACCAAATGTTTCTTCAGCTTTGTCTTTCTCGGAAAATGATAATCTATCTTATCACCATCATTTCGTATAGAGAGCATGAAGACACGCTTTCTGTTCTGAGGAACACCGCAGTCGGCTGCATTTACCACCTTAGCATAGTTAACATATCCGTAGGATTCCAACTCCTTGCGCCACTTGTTGAAGAACCCGATAAACTTTGTTTGAACCAAAGCCTCTACATTCTCCATTAAGAGGTATTTCGGCCTCTTGGTAATAATGGCGTTTCTTGTAAACCAAAGGATAGAGGAACGTGTATTGCTTCCCTCCTCTATTCCTTTCTGCTTTCCGGCTTGCGAAACAGACTGGCAAGGTGTTGAGTATGTCAACAAGTCAAAGTCAGCAACCTTGCTCCAATCTATCTTGGTCATATCACCAAAGTTCTTGCCGGACAGACTAGGAAAACAAGCGTTATGCAATGTTATTGCGCTTGGCTCTATCTCAGACCATCCGATGCACTCGTAATCGAAATCAGAATGTTTCTTCTTCAGTCGCTCCAAAGCCATCAGTTGAGAGTCATATCCGGCACATAGTTCGAATGTCCGTATCTTCATTTCTCTAAGCTTTTGAATTAACTCTTAACCCTGCCTTAATCTCGGCAGCTATTCTACCTTCGTTTGCCAATCTGTCGCAAAGCTCGTTATATTCAACTCCCGAATGGCTCTTCACCTTGCGCCAAGTGATGTGTGCTACATGAGCGGAATGTTTTCTAAACTTCTCCATCAAATCTAAGTTCTTGTGTGCAGAATAAACACCGCTCAAAGTTTTAAGTGCATATTGGCTATCACTATGAACCGTCACAACCGCACCTTGTGGGCAATGACCAACACCACAGATGATAGCCAAAAGCTCCATACGGCTAATTGTCGTGTCTATAGTTCCGTAGTTTCCCTGCTTATATACCTTGCCTTCGTGTAAAATCACATAGGCAGCACCACCAGTGAACTTTCTTCGCTTGGTATCAGTCCTCAGTACTGCAGAACCATCTGTCCACACTTCGTAGCAGTCGTGCATCTTCTCTTCCTTGGTCTTGAACTTGAAACCATGCTTGCGGTAAGTCTGGCTTGGATTTTTCAAGGAATTCCATTTCTTGACCAAATCCTCCCATTTCTTAGGGACTTTACCACTTGGAAGCAACCATCCGACATCATCGAAGCGACCATAAAGCCACTTTAGATTGTCTTTCATAAAACCTGCCATCGAGCAATATATTGTAAACTCTTCATAAGTTGGCTTTGCAACGCTTCTGTGCTCATCCCCCTTCGTTTGTCTTCTTTCTCCCATAGCTTCTTTCTTTTCTTAGTTTCTTTAATCAACCTCACACACATACGAGTAGTTTACTATACGTAAGTGAAATATACTTCGTATATTCCCCTTACCTTTACAAACTCCCTTACGAGTGCAGGTTATTTATTGATTCTCTCGTCTACTATTATTACGTTCGATTTTTTACCCACTTCATCTTTCGCTCAATAATTTTTGGGTTCGTTCCACTCTTCGACTTAGATACTTGGCTTTTTAGGACTTTGTATTTGTTAGCGCATCGCAGTTGACCCTTTCGATATTTTGCCGAAATGATGATAAGATTTCCAAACGCATCATAATAATGCCAATTGTTAGTACAAGCACATGCGTCTATTCCGACTTCTGTACATTGGACTATTTTTTTTACCGCACCAGACTTAACAAGCTTCTTGATAGTCTTCCCAACTTGGTATCTAGTTGAACAGGTATCTTTCATCATGCTGGTGTATGAATAACTTGTGTACTTTTCATTGAATGGTCTTTCCAACATACGAGCTTCCGTTTTTTTGGCACTACGTACACTTTTAATCGTATTCCCATTGACGGCTCTACAATGCGTATTGGAGACATCTTTAATGACATTGATTTTGTTACTCACAACGACATCACACAAAAGACTTCTCAACTGAGGCAAGGTCAGTTTAGTTATCTCGCATCGTCTTGTCTTGTAGCTGTACTGGAAACTGTCATACAACCTGTTCGCTATGATTCTCTTCACACCGAACTTGTTAGTTTCAATTCTACAATATCCAAATTTAACTGATAAATCCAAATATTGTTTGAAATCTTTCTTGTTGTAGCCCATCACTTTAGCTGCTTGGTTTGTAGATCTAAAATGAAGGTCTGATGCACGGAATAGAAATTTTATCTTTAAGGCAAAACAAAATCCCACCAAGCGATTCTTATCGCCTAGTGCAATTTTAGCTTGCTTGATACCAATTCTAATCTGATGCATAATAACTCGTTTCCTTATTTGTTTAACTTATCTGTGTTTCGCCTACTCCAACAATTATTGCCCATTGCTAACCTAGAGCAATCTAAGAATGTTTCGACTCAAAACAAGGATTCTAAAAAGAAATCCTTACCCTTCATTCGTCTGACACCGAAATCTAGGTAAGGATTATCGTGATGTGGCTTTCGCCACGGAAAATCTTATTGATTCTTGTAAGCGTGTCAGCACCAACAAAGCACGCTGCAAAGATACTAATTTATTTTCAAACTGCAAGGGTTTTAATGTGTTCTTCTGCTCTTATTGCGCATTTTTAACACACAACACAATTTTAGTTACGTATACAAAACTATAAATACATTAAACCGCTTGCAAATTTAACATTTAACACTCTAAGGCATTTTCAAGACAAAAAAAAGAGCAACCACCATCACTGGCAGCTGCTCCATAAGTTGTTACCTTAAACCAATCTAAAACCTTAATAACTAAAAACCAACCTAATAAAATAACTTTTTCTTATATTTTACCGTGAGAAAGAGAATCATTGTAACCAGCATCAAGGAAACGACCCAAAAGGAAATCATACCGAATTTCCAATAGAACAAATCCCATCCCTCCAAGTCTTTCTCAATATATTCCTTTTTGGTCTGGGCGATACTCAATTCTCTATTTAGGCTATCCCTCTGAGCCTTGTATATACTCGCTCGCTCTGCTATCTCCTTATAATGAATAAGGCTATCACGAACCTTGGATAGTTCCTTGCTGTCCCTGTATCTAATCTCTATATGAGTAGAATCCTTACCTAGAACCTTACCACTCTCATCTACCCTTGTCTTGACATCATCCTTGATGTAAGTGGAATCCTTAACCTGCTTTTCGGTCTGCTCCCAATGATAAGATAGCAAGCTGTCCTGAATAAGCTTGACCCTTTCGTTGATAATTGAGTCCCAATGGGCGTAAGTAGTAGTGTCTCGCACCACCTTTTCCACTTCTACATATCTTGTTGTCCGGCATCCGTACATCATCAGCATGATGAAGAAACCTACCAATATGGTAACGAGCCAACGCCACCAATCAAATCTAAGCTCCATATCAACCTCCTTTTTGAGTGCAAAGGTACAAATAAAACCAAAAGGAACGATTTCTTCGCCCACTCTTTCTTTTTCAAAATTTCAAAAGTGAAGAAAAAACCACCACCCAATTAAGAATGATGGTCTTACTAATGCCTTAGTTGAGCCTGTGTCTCGTAAGATTACCAAGTGATTATCTTTCCGTTATTACATACGAGCTTTCCGTATTGTATATTTCCAACCCTGCGAAGCCATCCATGCAGGTTCACACTTTGCTTTGGGTCATTGTTTACAATCGCATTGAGAAAGGCAATTCGTGACACCTTCAGCTTATCGAACAACGCCCATTGACCTTGTTTGTATGAATTGATAGCAGCTAAGGTCATATTACCCATGATGCCATCAGCTTTTGTTCCTACGATAGTTTGAATCTTTTGTACGGCTCTGCTTACTCCACTATTATAAGCAAAGTCAACCAAGAGATTAGCCACTGACTGGTTGTTGATTTGGTCAGCCTTGCAAGCATCCCAATAATATTTCTTGAATATGTGATGCCATTGTTCATCGGTTATCTTCTTCAAGTCCGATGCGGTCTTACTAGCACCATAAACTTTACGGAACGTCTCTAGGGTCACACCTTTCATCGTTGCGCCTCCCCTGTCACTCTTTTTGTTAGAATATCCACCCTCGAATGAGAGAATGAATGGTTTTAAAATACTTGAGTCTGCCATAGTCTATTTATCTTTTTCGCTTTGATGTTCGCCACGTTCCCCTATAGTCTTGGTAATGCCAGCCGTGACGAACAAACTAGCCACACTACCAACAAATGCACTTAACCCCATCAAATCGGTCTTGATAGTCCCATAAGTTACCACTTCCCACACTAAGATAAAGCAGACAACCAGGAGCATCAAGAGACCTATCAGAGTAACGGACACTAAGAAGAATGCCTTGCTTGAATGTCCGCTATTAACTTGTATGAGTAATTTCAGATACTTAACCATATTTTAATCCTCCCTGTCACGATATATCTCATTTTCTTCCTTTTCAACCAACGTTTCTAAGGATTCTCGCTTTCTTGGTGGGGTTCTAAGTTGGCATCCATCCTTGATGCATCTGTTCCATTGTGCCTCATGCAAGGCAAGCTTCAAATCGTTCTTCTCATCCCTTAGATTGCGTATGGTAATACGATACTGATTGATTTCCTCATACAATTCATCTACTTTACTATTAAGATTAACGACCGACTCGTTGGAACGTTCATAGAGAGCCTTCCACTCATCGGCATATGATGAAATAGTCTTATTCTCTTCCTGTGATGCGAGTGCCGCCTCCTTTCGTTTTCTACTATTATAGTACAGCAACGTGGAGATAACTCCCGATGCGCAAAGAAGATTAATTCCCGTCTGTATTAATTGAATAGTTTCCGCTGTCATTTCCTTATGTTTTTTGTTGCAAAGATAGCTATTTATATATAATAATGTGAAAATAGCCGAGTCAGAAAACTACACAATTAATTTTTGTGCAAATAATTAAATATTTCCTTAAACAAAGTTATAACACATTAAATTATTTGCTCTATCAATAAAATCTCATTACCTTTGCAAATACAGGTGAGTCACACCATAAAAAACTGAATAAAAATGAAGATAATAGAACAAGATACAATAGACATCATTAAGGCGCACATAAATGAACGACCAAGATACAAGTTGGCACAAAGAATGGGTGTCAGCGTGAAATTCTTGTATAAGATTCTACATGATTGCAATTGTAAAATCGAACATAAAAGACCTGTTCCGAAACCCAACAAGAAGCGTGATGAACAAATTGCAAAGCTTTACACCAACCATTCAGTCAAAGAGATTGCCGAGATTATAGGGTGTCATCCGTCTACAGTAGGAAAGGCGGCAAAAAGACTAAAGCTTACTCATTCGAATGAAACTATCGAAAGACTTAAAAAGAACAGTTTGGCAAATTTAAAGAAAGCGTATGAGAAAGCAACAATAAGTAAAAGGGTAAAAAGCTGGCAAAGAACCATGCAGATGGAGAAATTCAGAGTTATATCCTGCATTCCGCAACAGACAAGATTCAAATTTGCGGATATGCCTATAAAAGCATATCATGCCAAGTACAATCTCATAACAAAACATGGATATTTCGCTTTCGAAGGTGAGCCATACATTTTAGGTTATGACCGGAATACTCATAGGATGAATGAAGAATACTATAAGAACAAATATGGATTTTCTTTTGAGGAGGATGAAGAATGCCAAGAAGATTAACAAAAGAACAGATAGACTATATTAAAGTCCACATCAATGACTACCCACGAAAGGAAGTAGCCAAGGCTGCTGGTGTTACACTACACACCTTATATAAATATATCACTATTTTAGGTGGCACAAAAATAGACAACAAGTTGAGTAAAGAAACCATCAGCCAAATTTCCGTCATGTACCAAACGATGACAGCAAGGGAAATTTCCGAAGTGTTGAATATTCCTCAATCTACAATATTAGGACAAGTCAGTAAGCTTGGTTTAAAACACAATGTAGAAACGATAAATAGAATTCGTAAAGAGCGAAACAAGTCTCTAAGAAACTATTGGAATAAAGAAAGATATGCAAGTAAAGGAAGAAAACTTCACATGCAATACAAAATGGATGAACTTAGAGTTATGTCGGGCAAGCCGCAAGAGACAAAGTTGAGGATAAGAAAGCTCTCCTCAAAGGCTTTGAATGCTAAGATGTATTTGCGAAAGTCTTATAACTATTTCTACTCTAAGGGTGAGCCGTTCATTCTCTGCTATGACTCCGAGACAAAAAGACACCCTAAAGAGGAATACTATACTGAAAAGTTTGGTTTCAAGTTCGTGTGTGCTTAATTTCTGTTTGCTGTTCCGTTTGCATTTTTCGTTTTCTGCAAACGGAATTTGCAAACAAGCCTTTGATTTCCATGCATCCGGAAGTATGATATTACCTCCTATCACCTTAACTACTTGATTATTAGCGATTAAAAGAAAGTTTGATAGAGTTATTTAATCTTATCCTTATTATTCGTAACTTTGCAGCCGTAACGTTACATAGAGTTAGTTTAATTAAGGTTTAACACAAAAAGATTATTCTTATGGAGACATCAAAAACTTATGTTTTTAATCCAGAGGGTTCAGGTAACAATGGAGGAATGATGAGCTTGATAGCTCCTTTGCTCCAACAGAGAGGCGTTGATCCAAACGTTCTTCTTGCGATGAAGGGTAATAACGGATTCGGCAATGGTGATGGTTCTTGGTTCATTTGGCTGCTCTTTATCCTTTGCTTCTGCGGTTGGGGCGGTAATGGTTTCGGCTTTGGTGGCCGTGGCAATGGCGGAGGTCTTGCTAACGAAATCAACAATGACTATGGTCGTTCCTTGCTTATGGATGCTATCGGTGGCAATCGTAATGCACTCAGTAATCTCGCTACTCAGCTCAATTGTACTGAAGGACAGATTCAACAAGCAATCTCTGCCTTGACAACCCAAGTTCAGAACGTGGGCAACCAAGTAGGCATGAGCGGAATGCAAACCATCAACGCTCTTCAGCAAGGTAACATGCAGATTGCATCACAACTCGCTGATTGCTGCTGCCGTGTTAATAACAATATTACGGCTATGGACGGAAACGTCAAGTTGGCTATGTGTCAGCAGACTGGCACTTTGCAGAATGCCATCAACAATGTAGCCGTAAGTCAGGAACGAGGCTTTTCTAATGTTGCTTTCGAAACCAAGGGTCAGACATGCGACATTTTGAATGCTATTAAAGATAGTACTCAGACCGTAGTTAATGGCCAACGCCAAGCAGAACTCAGAGATATGCAGGACAAGATAGACCATCTTCGTGAAGAGAATGGAACTTATAAGTCTTCTGCCATGACTTCGCAGATTGTAGGTCAAGCTATGGCACCTGTCAACGCGATGTTGGCTGGCTTGCAAAAAGAGGTAGATGGTATCAAGTGTAAGCTTCCATCAACTGTCACAACCAGCTACAGTCCATTTACTGCTGTTCCAAATTGTGTTGCTTGGCAAACAGGCTTATATGGTCTGAATGGTGTCAACAATGCAAGCTTTTGGGGTTAATTAGGAAAGGAGGCTGCTATGTTATGGATGAGACCTTTTGCATGGGTTAATCGTAACGGCTCGGCAGCTATCGCATCTACAGGCGTGGTGGTGAACACCGAAAATGTCGTTTTCTCGTTCAGAAACCACGCCTTCGTGAATGCTAACTATAGGGGAACTATCTTTGTGAACCTACATCAAGCTATTCCGACTGGTACGACAAATACGCTGCCAATCCTTTTCGAGACCAATGGCGTAACCCAAGCTGTAACTAAGTTCAACGGCAATCCTTTGACGGTAGCCGACATTGCAGGAACTGGAGTTTATCAGTTTTGGTTCGAGCGAGATACTAACACCCTTCAGCTAATGACGGGTATTGTTTAACAATTAACATTACAAAGCTATGTTTCAAGGACTTCGACCTAACAGCATATTCTATGTGCTTGACAAGGGTGAAAACCCAAGTCTTAAAATCGGACAGGTTGTATCGGTCAGTAACCCACAACCTAAGTTCCCAACATATACTCCTGGGCAATTCAACCCACAACCAATGGAGACTACCGTTGATGTTGTCGTAAAATTGCCTAATGAACAAATGGAGTTCAAACAACTCCCATCCAATATGCAAATTGCAAATTCGGAAAACCTCGTGGTTTCTGAAAGCCGTGAAGCTATGGATGCGGAAGTTGAGGCTATGTATCGGCATTCTAAGGAGATTGTGGAAAGCGAGCCATACCACAAAAAGGTTATGGAAGAGTGCGCAAAGATGCGTGCCGTATTGAATCCACAAATAGCCAAAGACAGACAACAGGAAGAAGACATCAATAACCTCAAAAGCGAGGTTAGCGGAATGAAGGGAACTTTGACCGATATTAAGTCTATGTTGTCAGTGGCTTTGGAAAAAGTTAATACAAAAAAGTAAATCATTATGGGATACATGATAGAAATTACCGAAAACAAGGTAAATGAAATGTCAGAACTTGTAGAGAAGATGCTTAAGTATGGTGGTAAACTCATGCACTGCATTGATGAAATGGGGGATGACAAGTATGGACGAATGGGTCACAGAAATCCAATGCCGGATTACCGAGACAATTGGGATGACGATGATGACCGCTATGGTGAAAGACATGGTGGTCGCAGAGGTGGCGGTTATCGCTATTAGTATTACACTTTGAGGTGGGGAGAAATCTCCACCTCCTTTAAAAGCTTTTATTATGGGAAGATACAAAATACCACTTGACGCATACGATATGAAGCCGGAAGGGATGATTGCATACCTTCGCTACAATGGCTGGCACTTCAATAAAAAGATGTGCGACTGGGCTATTACCTTAATGCGCAAGACAAACGCAACAACTGGTAAGCTCGAAAAAGTTGAACCGACAGAAAAAGATACAGTCGAGGAACTTCTTAAAGTCAACAACGTAAAGTTGGAGAATGCCGACAATTACGATTTCGTTTATGTCGCAAACATGGCTAGAGCCGATTTCTTTAAGTCTTCTTTAAAAGACGAAGCTGCTTTGGCTCAATTCATTAAGGATATGGTGGATGACCCAGACCAAGCGGACGGATTTATTTTCAATAGATTTTATGCCGATTGCAACCATAATGGTATCGGCATTCCATGGGATGATGTATTATGATTAAACAAGAAATTTACTTGGAGAAATACGATTGGAATGTGATTGTATGTCATATAGCTAATCAAGAAGATGTTGACGAAGCTATGGACTTACTAAGTTCCATTGATTGTAAGGGGCAACCATTATTGGATGCATACGACCACATTTCAACCGATTCTTCAAACAAAGGATTGACATACACAAATGTTTCAAAGAAAACAAGTGTTGTGCTCATTTGCAAGTCTACTTCTGAAGGTGAGTATATAAATAGTCTCACACATGAAATGTTTCATGTAGTAGCACATATATGCAACCATCTGGGAATAGATATGCAAGGCGAAGAACCATGCTATCTTATGGGATGGCTCTGTCAGTCGATATTATAGAAGATTTCCTTATAAGTTTAACTTGGCGGGCAGACCTTGGATTTTTCCATCTGCCCTCCTATAAAATTACAAGAATATGAGTTGTTCGAAAATCAAAAATTACCTTTATGAACGTTTTAATGAGGATTTTAACGTTCTATCTGAGAATGAAAATCGAGTTATCATTACATTTGATGATAATGACTTGTCGGTACTCGTAAACAAGATGGAGAATAAATTATTCATTCTCGTTCCGCTAACTAATATGCATTCGTTTGAACATCATCAGGATTGGATCTTGGTAGATGGCGAACGCATCAATAGCAACCTATTTTGGAAGGAATGCGGCAACCAAGTGATAGAATATCAAGGTGATGCCCCTATAGCTATCAAGCAAGACACCATAGAGAGAATTGTTAATGATTTCATTAAAAACAGATAACGTTTTAAAATTTGCATTAATTTATTTGCAAGGCCATCTTTTTTGTCGTATCTTTGCATTGTAATAAAAATGGTGAGACACACCGGAACAACTGTGTTTTACAAACTTAATTTTCGTAGATAAAGATATTAATATATCAATATAGAAAAAAGCAAAATTATGACAGAAAAAGGATATTTAATCAAGAAAAAAGTATTATTCATTGATTTAGATGACACGATTATTACAACTATATCAGGAAACACCTTTCCTACAGATGTAACAGATTTCAAAATCCGTAAAGAGGTTTTGGATAAGATTGTAGATGCATTCCCTACTCTTTACTATGTTGAAATAGTCTCAAACCAAGGAGGCATCCCTCAATTTGTTGACGAACAGGATTTTATCGGCAAGATTAAGGCTATTGAAAGCTTTATGCAAAAATATCTTCGCAATCATACCGGACGAAATATCTTCGTCAACTCTATGTATTGTCCATCGAATGCAGAAATAGATATGCGAAAGCCAAATACAGGAATGCTAGAATCATATTCTTCTTGGGAAAAAAGAGAGTTGATAATGATAGGCGATGCTAGTGGAAAAGAAGGTGACTTCTCGGACTCCGACAAACAATGTGCGGAGAATTTCGGTATTGAGTACATAGATATAGAAGACTTCTTGAAAATGTAAAAACAAAAAAAAGGAAAGTCAGAGTGATTGTTGCAAAAATTGCAACGTCACTCACGCAAACTGAAACAAAAAAGAGAGGCAATCACTTACCTCTCTTACTCAACTTGTAAGGAACACTTACATGTTCAACTATTAGGATAGAAGTAGAAGCAAAATTCCCCTATACTATTGGCGTAGTATAGGGGAATATTACATTCCTGCTCGGAAATGCGATGCTCTTAAAAGTGCTGCTCTAAAAAGCACTGCAAATATAGACAATAATTCCGAAACCACCAAATTTTTCATCATTAATTTGTTAGATACAGATACAATCCTTCCACGAACCACATTATCAATATCATAGTTGATGATGTCACCCAAGTCAAGAAGTACTTATCGACCTTCTTATATTCATAGGAAAGATACAAATAAGCAATGAACGTGCTGTTGATGATTACCAGTATCGCTACTATAATCAAAGTACAAAACATATAATCCATAATAATACTCATACGTTCTCGCTTATCCGTGCTGCGATAGGGCTTATCCGTTATGATTTTCTCTTACTCTTAATGAAGTGCAGTATATCCCACTTCTTCCAATATCGGGTGTGCCCACGCTTCTTGCATTTTCCGTTCGGGATGTCACCCCTAGCGACCATCCTGTTCAACGTAGCATCAGAAACATGCAGTTTCTCCTTGACTTCCTCGGTAGATAGCATCGGGTTAAGCATATCGGGGATGATGTCGCACAATCTATCTAGGTCATCATCGCTCATTCCGCAAGCGGTGATGACCTCACCATTTCGCTGCTGCTCGTCAGCCTTAAAGCAAGCATCACTCAGCGACTTAAAAGCCGTTCCGAGCAACTTATAATTTAGTATCTTTCCCATTATGCACAGATTTTACGTCCTAACTTACTTCGACTGATAAACAAATCCACAAAAGAGTACAGATAGAATATTGCTGTTACTACCATGACTGTAAAACAAGAATCTACCATATCTTTGGTGGTATACCAGCTCCATTCCACAATGTGAGCCGCATTGATGCTTGCAAAGTAGAAGAAGGGAATGCGGTATCTCCAACACAAGAAGAAAAATCGGCTTGCTAATATCAAAACCATTGGCAGGACGTACACCATAAAATATATGTAGAGATAGCAAGTTGCATTCTCCGCATAAGGGATGAACATTTCACGAGGATGCTGAGAGAATTCATAAATGCCGTATGCATGAAAGCACATAAGCGTGATAGGAACGTACTTGCAAAACCATCTGAAAAATTTCAGAATCCTTCTGCTATACCGATTACCGTGTCGCATCAGTAAGTCCATAACCTCACTGACATCTTTGTCTTTCAACCACTTTAACAGGTTGTCTTCGTCTTCTTTATTCATAAGCGTTGATTTTAATTAAATGATGGTGCAAAGATACACTCTTTTGCACAAAACCAGCGAAAATGAGAATATTTTTGTGTTAAACTTTATAAAAAGTAACAATCTGAAAGTAGATGGCTGCAAAAATAGCGTTAGAACGGCTTCCTTACCAAATTCTAACGCTATTAGTGTTTATCCTATCACAACCTCAAGGCTCTCCATATCAGCGAACTTCAAGCCGCAATCTTTCGCTGCCTTGAACAGCTCCTTCTCGTCAACGTCCTCGATGGCTACCTCTACCTCGGCATTGGCAAGGTCTGAGAAGTACTTCTCTGTCTTCTGCTTCTGATTGAAGAAGTACTCATTGACCTCAGCGAACTTGGCTGAATCGTCCTTGGTGTATTCGTAGCCCTCATTGGCGTGCTTCTGCTCTAGCTGCTGGCACTCCTGAAGCTTGCGCTGCATCTCCTCGAACTTATCGTCCTTCATGCTCTCCTGCGCTTCCTCCACATCCTTGTCGTAGGTATCGGCTACTTGGCGCAGTGCCTTCATATTCTTCCAAACTCGCATAGCGGCATCATCACTCATTGATGATGTCTTCAATGCCTTCAATGTTCTGTAGGCTGCAACAGCCTCGATTGTCTTAATCTTTTTCATAATTGTTTCTTTATTTTTATGTTATACAATATTCTTCGCCAGATTGCCATAGTAGAATATCTTTCCTATTAACACTGCAAAGTTAAGAAAATAATTCCGAATAGCAATGCAGGAGGAGCAAAATTTACGAATTTAAAAATCAGCTTCCCCACGTTGGGTAATCACTTAGATTTCATTAGTATTTGCAATACTTACAAGAGTAGGATTTTTCTCTAATTCTTTAATAAAATCATTAACAGCAGTACTAACAGAAGCAACATTGCCATTCTCAATACTATTATAGTTAATATTGAGATTATTACTTCCGTAATAACTGAAGCTAGCTAGTTGATTACCAGTACTATTGTTTACACTACCACTATCTACACCTTCAATAGTGTCATTGTTACGAACTCGAACATTAGCATTAATACTAAGTTCATTTACAGTAGCTTCTACATTAGAAGTCATACTTACAATTTTAGTTACTTTAATTTCCATTGTGTTTAAATTTTAATATTAATATTATGATTTATATATTGGTAAAGTATGCATTTCACTAACTTCTCCAACAAATTTAAAATCAAATGCTTCATAATAAGTATCATGGTCTCTTCTATCAGAATCTAAAGTTAAAGCTATATTCCAATTATTAATTTTATATTGAGGATAGTCTTCTATCTTATTTACAATAGGTATCTGTGTTGTAGTAAAACCACCATATTCATTTTCTGCATCTTCTTTTGTAGCATAAGCAGTTAATATTACATTTTCTGTACTTACTTTTAAATAACGTTTTGGAGCATAAACATTTATATCAGTTGCTACAGGTATTGACAGATTATCTAATTCAGTTTGACCAAATGAACTTATATTAGCTCGTAAATTTACTAACGAAGTAGTACCAAAATCTAACGTAAAACTAAATTCTATATATTTATCTGCTGATACAATATATCCATTATCACCATCTATATAATAATGTCCTCCATAATACGTATTAACAGTAAAATTAGTAACTTTTACTTCTACTGTAGTATAATATGTAGGTTTTCCTTTAGTACTTATAGTAACTTTATTAAATAGATAGCCAGAAATATCTATAGTTTGTCCAGTAACATCATTATTTATAGGACAAGGTGTTACAGATGTATAAAAATAATTATCATCAACTCCACCAACAGGACATAATAGTCCTGCTATATAAATTTCATCATTAACTTCACTTTTAAAACCTAAACTATTACTACCATTATTACTATTAATGGATTGATTTTTAAAATTAACAATAAACTCACTATCAGGTATTTCATCATTATAACTAACAGAAGCATTATTTATAGGAACAGTACCTGAAAGATATTTCATACGTTTTTTGGTTTTATTATATATACATACAGCAGGATACCATTCTTTATTAAAAGCAGATAATAAAGCTAGTATATCTTCAAAAGATATAGTATTCTTTGAATTTATAGGTTCATATCCAAAATAAAATCTTAAATAATAAGTTTGGTCTAAATATATAGTATCTCGTATACCAGTAGAAAAACGTATAGGGTCTTGATAACTATAATCTCCGGTATTATAACCAATAAAATCACTAAGTCTATAGGGAGATTGACTAGTTCCAAAAGGCATATTATAATTCCATGCACCTTTAATACTTAATTCTTCAAATGAACTTACTGTATTAATAGTGTATACTTGGTCACTTAAACTATTATTACCTAACCACCAACCTCTACTTGAAGAACTCCAACTTTGTTTATCTGAATTTAAAGTATCTGTAACAAAAGGTTTATTATAAAGATTGACAGGTTTATATTTAGAATATGGATTTAAATTCACACTCTTACAAAGAGTAGCAAGGTCATTACTACTCTCTCCAAGAGCTTGTTTAACATCATCAATGCTAACAGGAGCACTAATAATTCCAGTTTCACTATTGTAAGACATAATCTTTATTTTTTTAATATTCAACTTCAGTTCCTTATTCTGTTACAACTTCTTTAGTAACAACTCGCTCTACTGTTACATTGAACACTAGGCAAGGCAGCTCTATAAGAGCCACCCTGCGTTAAAGCTCACGATACTTACTCTGCTGCCTCGCTTTCCATATTAGCAGCGATAGCGGAATTAACCTCCTTAATCAATGCTGATACCTCACTGAGCTTGCTCTGCGGAACACCGCTGATGTTGTAGGTCAGTTCGCTGCCGTTGGAGCTAGCATTCGCATTGCCGAGATAGTTGCCATTTGCATCACCATAGATACTCATATTGATGCTCTCAATGTTGCCACCCGTCTTGTCAACATTGTAGGTGATTTCTACTCGATAGCCGCCCTTGGTATAAGTGGCAGCTGTCTGTTCACTCTTCTTGTTAATCTTTAAATTCTCCATTTTCTAATCTAATTTAATGAATTAATATTCTTGTTATCTAATCTCTTCTTGTCACTGCTGTCCTGCTTTCCACTCAATCGCTGAACCTCGGATTCGAGGAAGACCACCCGAGTCTTCAACCTGCTCACCTCATCGCCCACCTGCTCGATAGCACCGAATGCCGTTGCAATCAGCTTCGGAGACCAGTAGTTAATCTTGTAGTAGCCCTTCTTGTCCGTCTCCACGATGTCCTTTAAGTGAGGGTTGCACAAGACGTGTTGGGCAATCCAACCGATAGACCTTGTATTGTCCTTCTTCCAAGCAAAGCCGAATGTGCCACCCATTGCCTTGATGATACCCAAGTAGTCCAGCTTCCGCAAATCCTGCTTCAAGCGGATGTCAGAAGATTGATAAGCTGTAACTCCACCTTTAACAAGACAATCACCACCGATAGTAGCAGTACCAACAACATTAATGTTACTAAAATGAGCATTACCGCTTTGATATATATACCAATAATTAGAACCATTATGACTACATATATTTTGAACTTTCACCCAATTACTATTATTAGCATTACCTAAATATAAATCACCACCACTACCTCCAATTCTAGCTCCACTATCAGGAGTTATAGTTGTAATACCTGGAAATTTCAGTGTACCATTACTTCTTTTATTAGAATAATAATTAAATACAGTTCCATCGGCTATACCTAAATATATAGCATTAGCAACAGTATCATATTTAAGACCAGCCCAATCACTATACTCCCAGTTGGTTGCTCCAAAACGAATAGCAGCACCAGTATTAAATACTACTTGGTCTTTTATAGCTGATATACGAGCATGAGTATTTACATTATTATTTAATATTATAGCTCCGTTTTCAGAATCACTATTATTTATGTATATTGTTCCATTAACATTACCAGTTCCATCAAAACTTTGACCCCAAATAGTTCTAGGAGTTTGAAGTTTAGTTGCAGAATTAGCATGACTTACAGTACAAGTATCTGTACCGCTAACCGTACCTTGGTACGCAACATTATACAAAGCGGTGGCGGCAGCAGACAAACTAGTATAAGCCTCCGTGTTATAAGTTGAATTAATCAAACCGAAGCTATTATTTATGCTACCACGTGAATCTTGTATAACACGAATCACAGTTCCTTGATATGCACCTGTAGTTTTGAGGAACACATCAACATAGGCATTTTTCAGATGTATGTAATATCCTGCTTGAATGCTATCGGTAGCATACCCTTGGCGTATTAACCAACGTAGGGAAACACCACCTCCCGCGGTATCGCTATTTGCTATATCATTAGTTCTAAATTCCACTCTACACAAACCGAAGTTTCCACCATTATATCCTTGGCTGATATAAAGTAAAAGAGCGTTATCGTTCCAGCTGTGTGCAACTTTGATATGAGCAATACGCTTGAATGGATTAGGGTCGGTATTACCAATATTGATAGTACAATAGTTGATAGCTCCATTAAGAGACACATTTCCTGTACCATCAAAATTGACATTTCCAACAAAATCTCTTCCAGCTATAGATATATTGCGAGCAGTGACAAGTTTCGTCGCCGAATACACTTGCATGTTCGCCAACGATTTTGCTACCGTTCCGATTGTCATGCTCACACCATTGTTCGTGTTGCTAAGAGCGGTGAATATGCCATTGAGGTGGACGTTATCCAACTTGTCCGCATTGGAGATAGTCTTGCTGTTGATGTAGTTCCATATTGCAGACGCTGGTCTCCTATGTATTTTGTTCTTGGCGATGCTGTCATTGAATCCATTATCGCTAGCATAGGAGGTAAGAATCTCCGTCTTGTCGGTCACATTTGATTTGCCTGTCAATATGGAAGCAATCAAGTCCGTGTCCGCAACGGTCACGTCAGCAGAGCCATTGAATGACTTGCCGAAGACCAAGAGGGAATGGTTCACCTTGGTTGCTGTAGCAGCATTACCACTAATGCTAGCACTAGAAGTTATAAAACCAGCTCCGTTAGTTAACTGATTAGTATTACTAGGTATAACAAAACTTTTAGGACTAGAACCATCATAAGAACCTGTATTATATCCACTCCAAGATAATGAATTTGGAGATTTAAGAGAAGTAGGTATATCAGTCTTCTTAGCATAATCCGCAAGACTTTGATGACTAGTAAGATAAGTACCTAAATTAACAGCTGTACCTCCACTAGCTGCAATAATTTTAGTAGTACCGTTGATTATTACACTATGTGTATGACTAGTTGCCGACTTACCACTAAGAAGTGAATCTACACTACTTTTGGTATAATAGTTAGCAAGACTTTGGTGAGAAGTTAAAAATGTAGCACCTTTAGTAAATGTAATACCCTTTCCGCTTTTAGATACAGACGTGATAGCATTCCCACTTCCACTTACAGATATTGCATTAACGTAACCATCAAGTGACTGATGACTAGTTAAGAACGTACTACCTTTAACTACGCTGATAGTAGTACCATTCTTGGTGACAGACGTAACCGCATTACCGCTACCGCTGACAGAAATAGCAGTAGCACTACCACCTTCCAAGCTAGAGATACGAGAATCAAGAGCCTTGATGGAGTAGGCAGAGGCAATCTCACTCAGCGATTCTGATGTAAGCTTCAAGGCATTTGAATAACTCTTCACACTGCCGTTCAAGCCGCCACCACTGGATGATGATGTTCCCACGCCATAGGCAGAAACACCGCCACTAGTATAGAGGTTTGCCACCTCGTTAGTCGTAGTGTTCGTAATCTTCAACGCCTTATTGGTTGCATCATACTCCATCTTTATGTTGCCGATGGAGATATACTTTCCGTTAGGAACGATGATGCTTCCATTAATATCAGAAGTACCATTGAATGAATTTCCCCAAAACTTGCGAGCATTCGTGAGCTGGAGTGCCTTCTTCGCAGAGCCATTAGTGAAGTAGCCCTGCAAGGTGGTGATATTCGTCTTATTGGTGGATATGCCCGAAGCGTTTACCCCTTCTGCTTTTTTCGCTCTTGTCACCTCATCAGAAATTGACTTATTGATTCCGTCAACAATACCGCTAAGAGTGTCTGTCTGCGCAATATTGGCGAGGAAGCTCACCACCTCGTTCCACTTATTGATAATTCCGTCCGCAGTCTCCTCGTCAGTAGTCATAAGGGCGTACCAGTCATAGGCACTATTCCAATGACTTACCTTAGTGGATGAAATGCCGTCCAATACAGACTTATTGCTATGAGTATGCTTTGCTGATACCGCACCATCCCAAGCCGTCTGCTTTGTTGTTGTTGGGATGGAGTAACCAGAAGCAAGACTAATAGCAAACGTACCGCTTGTTGTGATGGTCTTAGTTGCGCACGTCAAACCAGTAGGAAGGGTAAGAGCTACAGATGTAACAGTACCCTTATTGGTAGTATAGCCCTTTGCATCAATCTCCGCTTTGGTATAATAGCTTGCGAGAGACTGATGAGCAGTCAGATACCCTTTATCATTGGTAAGCTGGCTTACCTTCGTGATGCGGTCAGTGATTTCTGTCCACTTATGGGTATGCGCACTAGGTGTGAATGTTGATGGCTTACCCGTGATGTTATTCCAAGAAAGGCTCAGACCGCCAAGCTCTGATGCTATATTGTCAATTCGGCTGCTGAGAGCCTTTATAGCATAGGCATTCGGAATACTAGTCAAGTCCGCATCCGTATAGTTTCCCTCTATGATTCTCGCATAGCTGATTACGCTTGCAATCAAGCCGCCACCACCAGAAGTACCTGCACCTTTTCCGTATGCGGTAATACCACCAAGAGCATAGAAGTTTGCGGCTTCCTTTCCTGCTGCGTCCTTTGAGAGTCTGAGAGCATTGTTCTCACTATCCCAAGAGAGGTAGATGCCGCCTATCCTAAGCGAGCCCTCCGTTGTTATATTTCCCGATACGTCAAGATGAGTGAAAGGCTTCTGTGGGTCGATAGACAAGACGTTTGCCAACTTTGTCGTATCTGTAGTTCCGCTTTTCCATATAGGAGCGAAGAGAGCAAGCTGAACACCAACATTATTCTTGTTGATAATGAAAGATGTCGGGTCTGCGTGCAAAATACCGTCTGCGTCCCACCAAAGGTTTCCATTTGCGAAATAGCCTGTTCCGTCAAAGCGTAGGAGGGACTTGGCAGCAAATTTCTTCTCTTCCTCTGTTGTCGTGGAGGCTTGCTTGTCGATAGCCTTTCCACCTAGCCAAAAGGCGATGCCATTCTCCTTCGTGTCCGCTCCATTGATACCTGCGGTAACATTTCCATTATCGTTACGTAAGGCTATCAATGTAGAGAGGATAAGACCACCCTTGACTACTGTGTCTCCATCAACAAGAGCAGCCTTGATGTATTCGAGACCAGCCATATTGGTGATGAGCTTAGTATTGAGACCATCAAACAGATTAGACGAAATGTAATTATTCGCCACACCCAGCTTGTCGTAGAAAGCCTTATAAGCATTCGTGAAGTTGGTATACTTCTGAGCCGCAGCCGCCTTGATGGTAGCCTTTCCGTTGGAATCAGAAGCGTTGTATCTGCTTACGATGTCAGAAAGATAGGTAATGAGTTCATTTTTTGCGCTATCGAGTGTAGCCTTAGCTGAAACCAAATCCGTTTTATAGGTCGTTTCATTACCATCCTTATCCAACAAGAACTTAGAGCCAACAACATTATTATACGACTCAACGGCTGCATTATAATCATCCTCCAGTCGCTTGCTATCCTGTGCGATAGCCGCAATCTCCGAGCTATCCAAGTAGCCATCAGAGGTAAAATCATCGAAAGCCTTCTTGTTGTTAGATACGGTCGTTCCGAGGGTATTCAAGTTGCTCTGTGTCGTCTTAATCTCTTCTTGCGCCTTCTCAGCAGCTTTCTTGGCTTCCTCTGCCTTCGTGTCATCGGTATACTTGCTAGCCAATTTCCAATCGGCAATATCGAACTTTTCTCCTTCTGCCTTGGCGGTGGAACACTTCAAGATTTCGTTCTTATAGGTGCTACCATCGTTCGGATATGTAGCATTCACCCACATATCGTTAACATCGTATGGGGGAACTGGCTGTGAACCGAAAATGCGTCTCTTGTCTGCGATATACTTATCCAAGGTTTTGCCATCATAGGTGGACTTTATATCCAATTCTCCCTTGATGGTAACTTTCTTCGTCTCGCTATCAAACTTGACATAGGATTCACCCTCGTAGTTATTGGCACTAGTAGGTCGGTCTCCGAAGTACATATCTCCGTAGACGTGGAAGAAAGCCTTGCCTGTAGAATGGTTCACACCATAGTCAACATATTCCTTGTTATTGAAAGTATAACCATTCACTCCGTGATAGAGCGTAACACTTGGCGAATAGGTATCAACGGCAGAGAACACCAAGCAACTCTGCCTAGCGTTGTCTATTCTGCTACCAACTTGGTTCAACACATCGTCTACCATTGGAATATCACTGCTTGTATCCTTGTCTATGTCCGACAAGTCCACATAGTGATAGTTCTTTCCCTCTATCTCAACGGTTTCTGTAGACACACCGATGACTAGTCGCCAATAGTAGTGATTGCCGACATTGTGAAATTTCCCTTGTGTGAGGTTGAAACTCTTGCTTCTCGCTTGGTCTCCAACCTTCCATTTATTCTCCACCTTTGAGCCATCTTGCTCACCAAGGAAGTAGCATCTGTAAGCATTCTGACTAACACCATCATAGGTAACATTCACCTCTTCAACCTTCAATATTCGGTTACTGCCTACTGTGGTAATGAACAATTCACCACCCAAGGTGTCCGTATGCAATATCTCCAAGGTCTCGAAGATAGCCTTCATCCTAACATTAAGGTAGTCGGTCGTCAGATGACTTCTGAAAAGCTCGTCTAAAGACCAATCGCCCCCACTTAAAGCCGAATAGTCCCCAACTTGAAGCCCTCGCAAGAACTTAATCAAGAAGTTTGCCGCATCCGTCTTATCCTTATGAAGATAGGAGTTTTCAACCCTCTTGGCTGAAAATACATTGAAGTCTGTAGGTTGAACAGTTGTGTCATAGCTCTTAATGATATAGATACTATTTCCACTACCTCCCTTATTGAGATAGCTTTGCCCATTGAAAACAAGTTCCTCAATCTGTGAGGACATCGCATTGAGCCTAGAGTAAGCTGGTTTCTCACCTACAGTATACTTTACGCTATCAAAGGGAACGTCAAGATGTAACTCATAGCCGATAATTCTAGATGCTCTAAAGCTCATATCATATCCCTTGTTGAATAGGTTCACCCTATCGCCCTCAAAATGGAATTGTCCCTTGCCGTCATTGTATGAGTAATCAGACGCAGCCGTGCAAGTATAGGTCGTAGGGTCTATCATTGACTTCTTCAAGTTCTTGATGGCATCGGTCAAGAGCTCGTTGGCGGAAGATGTCACCAAGGTATTGCCCAACTTCGTTGAGTCCCAATTGTAGAGTACAAAGGTATCTCCGTCTTTCGGATGCAGAACCGTGTCTGGCAAGAATCGTCCGTAGTCCTCGTTTGCAACAATCTCAAAGACCTGTGCCGCTGGATTTATCTGTTCCTTGCCATCCTTCAATATAGGGCTACCATTAGCATCTCTCAAAATCTCGGACTCACCATCGGGATTGAACTGACACTCGAAATCCATTCCATTCAACGAACCACTTTGGAAGATAATATGCAAGGTCTTTCCACTGAGGATGTAGGAACTTCTGAAAGCCATGTCCCCTGTCTTGTTTCCGTCTGCGTCTACGATGGTCAGTCCCTTTACTCGATAGAAAGTCCTCTTGATATAGTCGCCCTCCTCGGGTGTGCTCTCGTCCTCAACATCCTTCTCATAATAGGTAACATTAGAAGTCTTGATTAAGTTCCTTGGATAAATGTCATCATTGGTGGTAACGCCCTCTACATACTCGTCTTCGGTAAGTCCCTTGACTTGCAAGCAACCATTCTTCAACTCAAAGCCGTTATCTTCCAAGAGTTTCTTGTTCTCAGCGGAGCACTCTTCTAAAGTAGGGAGCATAAGCCTCTTCTCCACCACTCCGTTCTTTGTAACGTCAGCGGAAGAGTTCTGCTTATATCCACTAGGTAAGTTCCTAGCCGCTCCAAAGGCATATACCCTGTTGGCATAGCTTGCTTGGCTCTGCGAGCTTGACATTGAAACAATGTTTTCGCCATCCTTGAAGTCTACAACCTCATTGGTATTCTCGCAAGTACCAAAATGCACGAGGTTTCCCTCTACCCACCATTCGCACTCAAAGGTCTGTGCGATATTAGCGATAGCATCAAGAATGCTAGAATTGGAATAGGTGATTACCTTGGACTTAGTACTGTCAACGCTAGCATCCACCACGAATGTGTAATCGCTACCTTTTCCCGTGTAATTCGGGTCATAGAGATACGACTTGCTAGCCTTAGCCAAGAAATCCAAGTTATCCTTGATGATGTTTGCATGTGTAATGATATTCGAGGTAAGCGTGAATGTGCCCTCTGGAGAACCAGAGTTAGGCATATATTTCAGTCTCTTGTTCTTCCATTTCCTATAGTAAGCATCAAACTCCAACTCATAGGAATATCCAAGAGTGCCATCGTCCTTTGGCTTTACGTTATCAACCAACTCAAACCTTCCATAGTCAGTAACGATGAAATCTCCCATCTTGAAGTATATCGCACTGCCAAGCTTAAAGGATAGCTTGCAATAGTGGGACTGCATCAACTCGAAGTGCACCAACGCATCCTCCGTTACGGGAACGGAGCACCTTACGTGTACGTCTCCCTTTGTGTCGTAATACTTAACCTCTATATCCTTGTATGTCCTCATTGTAAATCCTCAAATTCCTTCATGTTAAACTTCTCCATATCATCGCTTGTGAGCGCACCCCTGTTCTTCGGGTCATACTCAACGAACTTAATGCTCTTCTTCCCGATAGCTCCTCCCTTTCCTCGGGAATAGCTAGTGGACTTCCTAGAGCAGAAGAGCCTGTAAATGTCAGACTTGGAAGACGGAACTTGTATAGTTACGAATCCATTATCCATCAGCGCATCGAAAGCCGCCAACCTCTTGTTATAGTCATTGTGGTCTCTGCCTACAATCGTAAACTCCAAGGTTACGTTCCGCTCCGCCTTCTTCGGTCGTATCAGTATGACCCTCGTTCCGTCCTCTGTGCGCACGGAGTTGGTGATGTAGTCCTTGTTGTCAGCATCCGCTTCCAAGGCATCAAGAAAACCGCTACCCATCTTGATACGATATGTAGCCCATGCGTCTTGTCCGTTTATGATAAGTTCATTCGTGTTCATGCCAACAAAGTTAAAAACAAAATGAGGAATAATATTATATTATTATCATAATGCTTTCACTTAAAATTTAAGTGCAAAAAGGGCGCAAATCATAAAAGGAAATGCGCCCAAAAACAATAAGCTTTTAAAATTATGAAGTTGTGTTTTCGTTTCCCTTTACCTTTGCAGCTAACGCTACTTTATCTTCTGCATCCTTGCGTATCTTTTCAATTTCTTCAGCAGGAGCGTCAGTTAGAGCCAGCATTTGTACAGCAGTCTCTAAAGAAAGTACGCCTTGATTATATAGTTCCGCTATTACTTTCCACTTATCCTTTTTGTCATCCTCGAAAGGTTCGGCAAAATCGAATTCGACCTCCAACTTATCCAACTTGCTTCTCATCTCAGGATATAGTTCCTTCATTACGGCTATAATCACATGCGATAATCTACCGACAAGTTCTTCATAGATTTCCATTCGGTTCGCTCGCTTGATGTAACCCAATACCAACGCTCGTTTTATGCCGACACTAGTAAGCGTACTCATAGCTTTCATCAGTTCCGGTGACATATCCGGTGTAAACGTATCAAACAATATAGACTGAGCCAAGTCTTCTTTCTCTGCCTTGCGGATTTCGGAATTCTGAGGTGGGTTGATATATTCAAACCTAGAGTTCTTGCTTGTAAGTTGTATGAGTTTACCTGGCTTGTTCCGCTTAGGGATTGATTGTATCACGTCAGCAGTAGCAGCGGCAATAGGGTCAGCAAAGTAGTTGTTAGTATCTCCAATCTTGGAATCAAGCATCTCTTCACGTTCCATTCTTGGCTCTGCACCATCCCATGCTTTAGGTTGGCGAAAGTAGATGCCGTTAATCTTTCCTGTCGGATTAGGATACTTATACACTTTCCACCCAAAGCCACCACGTTCACAATGATAGTTAAAAACGGATGTCAATATATCCCAACATTCGATAGTCTTTGACTCTCGCTTTAAGGAATAGCCTACAGCAAAAGCAAGCATGTTTCCGTATTGGTCAAACAACTCTCTCATCTTATGTCCCTTTGAGCGAGCTGCAACATACACATCAACATGCATCTTTCCGTTTTTTTGCGAAAAATTAAAAACAAAACCGCTTTCGGTTTCTGCTCCAGCAAGTCGCTTGCATTGACGTAGCTTGGTATTGAAGTATATATCCTTCAAGTATTTTTTATATAGTTCAAAGGCTTCATCGTCACCTTCAGTCTTCTTCCACATAATCGGATTGCCTAACAAGAAGAACAATTCTACCTCATTTATGTATCTTTGTCTTGTTCTTGCCAACTTCTCCGTCCTGTATGGCTTCTCTCCCTTTACCCATTTATCTTCACGGCTCATCACCTTATGGGTTTGTGGATTATATTCCGAAATGGCATTATCCACATCGAAATCATGTTGTTCCATCATATTTACGACAGAATCAACATCATTATCTTCCAAACGTTCGAAGATGCTTCTCTCCACACCCAATGCATTGAGCGTGAGGTTTCGAAAATATGTCTTTATCTGAATAATTGAATCTACAAACATCCTTATAACTTTTTGAAGCAAAGGTAATAATAAACAGGGTTTCTACATACTTTAATTTACGTATGCCTTTCACTTAGTTTTTAAGTGAATAAAAAAGACTATTTACTAAAGAATCTATTTTTATTTAGTAAACAATCTTTTTTATTTACATATGACTTTTATCTACCCTTATAGCATACTTACACTAACAATCTAATAATTAAACACTTGTATTTTTATTACAAAAGTAATTATATTTGTCATTTAGTACACTCCTAAGTCTGATTTAGATGCTTTTCTTGGCTTCATCACTTTACCGAGCAATACGGCAAGAATATAATACCTAGCAGCATCTATCAAATGGTTATCATGGTCTTCGGGAACATTGATGTAATTACTATCCTTATCCTTTGACCACACATATTTACGGAACTCGCTCTGTAAATGGACTGATTGCTTAGTTGTGAAGATTTCGAATGTCTGCATCTTGTCAATACCAGCCAATATAGAGCCAGCACCCTTTTGTGCTCCATATATAACTATTCCACCAAGAGCTACCTCATCTATAAGTCTAGGGTCAGCACTATCTGCATACACAAACAAGCCTTCGTTCGCATAAGGGCGCAAGAATCTTATGATGTCGCTAGATAACATTTCCGTTCTATAGCAAAGTTCCTCTATGTATAGGCGTTTGTCTACGATGCCACACTTCACAATAGCAGTATAGTCTTTCGAATATCCCCAGTCTACTCCGATGGCTACTTTCCTTGCGTTGCTAGGGAACTTGTCAACGATGCCTACATGCTTGAATATTGCACCCTCAGATACGTCAGACCATCTACCTATCATTATATGAGCATATTTCTCCGGTTCATTCTCCTTCATCTCTAATACCTCATTAAGGAACTCAGGTGAAAGATGCTTTATATTATCAAGATAGGTCGTATGTATATGAAGTACTCTAGGGTCTGTACTGATCTGGACGGGAACGCCATCAAAATACACCTCTTTATGTGTCTTTTCGATGAAACGCTTATATACCCAATGATTTGAATCACAAGGGTTCATAATGATTATTACTCGGTTGTGCAAGCCTTTCTGACGGATTGAAAGCATGATGCGCTCAAAATCCTCCTCACTCGTCCATTCCTCAGCCTCATCAACGACAAACGTAGTCACACCATGAATAGACTTTAACTTCGCAGTCTGATTACCGCTAGCCGTATGAATACCACGGAACATGATTTCAGCTCCCGTCATTTTGTTGACTATATCCGTCTTCGTGTTCTTGAAATAATCCTGTGTGCCATCTATCTCTATTTTCTCTTTAACCTCTGGAATTACGGAAATAGCGGCACTCACCATTGTATAACGTGTATAAAGAATCTTATGTGCTATCTTTCTTTCTGCATTGTATTCAAAAGTAAGTCTTTCGATAAACTGAGAAGCAGAGAAACTTTTTCCTGACGCACGGCTTCCTGTTATAAGGTAAATGAAATGCGTCTTGTCATTATATAACGGATAATAAACGGAATGTGTTTTTGCCATTATTCACCCTCCCCTTGCTCTTCTGCTTCCTGCTCAATCTCTCTTTCTATCCACTTGTTGACGGATATACCTTTCTTAGGGTCAAAAGGAATGCCCTTTTCCTCTTCATCCTTCTTACCTCTCTGTATCTCTCTCCAAGTCATATCGTAATGGAATAACCAAGTAGAAAGAGCTTGTACGTTAGGTGGGGTCTCCTGCTCGGTTTCTCTAGTTTCCACTACTATATCATCTGTCATAACTCCATCTACAACCATATGTCTTTTGGTGGTTGTCTTGCCTTTTACCTTGACACCTCCAAGGGCGCATTTAAGGAATCTTCCACGCACGATTGCATTGATAAACTCTCTGCCACGCACGAGGGATTGAGTTATCCTTTCGCCTCTTTCCGCATTTTCGTCTTCATTCCAATTCTCGTATTTTCCGTTTTTCATTCGGTTGAAGACCTGTGGATTTAGGTCAACCCCAAACTTCAAACCAAGGGCGTAGGCAATTTCAGAATCCTTCTGACCTTGCTTTGCAAGCTGTTCTATCTCATCGTAGAAAGCATCGCCATTGTAATCAAATTTCGGTTTTGCCATTTTCTTGTATTTATTATTGTTTCGCTATATATTGGGCAGATGGGATTTATACCTTGCCTCTAATTTTGTTATACATATAGATAGGAACGGCTAGTAAGAACATTGGTATTGCCAATATCATAGTTATAGCCAAGTTCGCAATCTTCATTAATCTTTTTCCGTTTGCCTTCATAATCTTTCGATATTTATGAGTTGACCAATTGTCCTACCTTGTTTATCAAAGGAGTAAAGAGACACGACACCCACATATTGAATGCGTTCTTTCTCCTCTTGCCAAGAAACATAGAAACAATCATAAATGGAATGAGCATACCTATTGTTATTGCCGCTATTATGTACCCTAGTAATATTCTTATAATCTTTTTCATTGCTTATTCGTTTATATTCGTTTTGCTACTTTCATAAGCATTTCTCCCTTGATTACCTTGTCGGTTTCGATGAAGCCAAAGGTGCTCATAAAACGTTCCTTGTTCTCTATATTATCAAAGGAAAGCATGACGTAAGACTCGGCTTCTAAAGCTTTTTCCGCTGCCTTGGTATTTACCTCTTTCTTTACCTGTTGCATACGTTCTTTATTCGCTTGATATTGAGCCTCTTGCTGCTGATTGGCTATAATTTGATTTTGTTCTATCTGTCGTCTCTGCTCTTCTTGCTCATCCTTTGATACTGGTTCTTTTCTGTTTTCGCTTTCTTGGGCAAATGGGTCTAGTAAGGAATTGAGTTCTTTGCCTAACTCGTCTTCTCCTTCAGTCTTTACCATTGCATCATAGCCGAACAAGGACAGGTCTTCTTCCGTTAATCCGGCATCCATATAGTTTATGTCCGGCAGTAATTCACGGACTTTCATGTCATCCCATTCTCCATGAGCATTCTCGGAATTAAGCATGAAGTTCAGTTCAACTTCGGTCTTGTAATCCACATTTACAGCCTCAGCCAAAAGAGTATAATCCTTTTCGGGATAGCCCATAATCTCATCCATGATGGTTACTTTTTGGTTGCCGCCTACGATGGTCATTGTTGGCTTATTGACGGTTATACCACCAACAACGCCAAATTTTCTTATGGAACGTTTCAATGTAGCTTTCTGCTGCGGTGAAATCTTCCTTGGATTATATGGTGCTATCTGCACTTCGGAGCGTTTGAACTCTTCTTGCTTGCCTGTGAAATAATCTCTTGGTTTCGTCATCTTATCAACTCATTGTTTCTTGCAAAGGTATGAATAATAATTGTTTAAGAGAAATGTTTACTTGCGTGTCTTTTCACTTTGTCTTTTAAGTGAAATAACATATCGCAGCAATATATTAATTGGCTTGCATTTTGGTTAATTTTGCACAAAAAAGATATGGGAGACGTTGGTAATAATGGGGCATATGCTAGGCTGAGAGCACAAGCTACCTCTATGCTGAGAAAAGCCGAGTCGGTTGGTAACAAGCTACAAGCTATAGCTGAAGGTATAGCTAAGAAGTATGGAGCAAGGGTCACTCCTATCAATTACAAGAGTGTTGACTCCATTGTACGCAAGGCTAAGGGCGAGGCTAATGGTATTAAAGACATTAAGGACTCGTACAGAACAACCATCATCGCAGATAAAGGGTCAATACCGAAAATAATAAAAGACCTTAAAGGCAAATACAAGGGCTTTGAGTTCGTTAGACTCAAGGAACAGAAACTGGATACTGGCTATTCAGGAAACATCATCAATATTCGGAACAAGAAGACCGGACTTATTGGTGAAATACAAGTTAACACCGCCAAGATGATTTACGCCAAAGAGAATTACTCGATAGCCTACAAGCTGTTGGGTGGGAAGACCATGCGAGAAATCTATAAAGAGACCAAGAAACCATCCGGTTGGGGACATGCATTATATGAGCAAAGTAGAACCGCCAAGAGTAACGGAGGTAAGAAGCAAAGGTCGGTATCTATGCAACAAGCTTACTATGCAACATTTCAATAATTAATATATTTAAATTTCAAGTAATAAACATTAATTTGTTTGCAAGTTTAATATATTTTTTATATCTTTGCATTGTAATAAGGAGATAAAGACTATGAACAATAAAGATAAGAACAAAATCAGCCACCTCCTTAAAAACGGAGAGTCGGTTTATGTTTACTATTGGGAGGATGACATCGTTGTCCGTTATCAATATGTAAATAAAGAACTTATGTGTTACCCTAAAGGTAAAGGACGTAAGCCAAAGGAGTTTAAGTTTAATGAAAACACCTATGCACAAGATGCTCTTGAGTTAGGTGAGCTAATAACGAAAGAAGAATATGAAAGATTCTGAAATGATAGAATTGTGCCTTGGTATCGCTTGCAAGGCGCACAAAGGACAGATTGATAAGGTTGGATTGCCTGTTATATTACACCCTATCCATGTAGGAGAAATGGGTAATAGTACCGAAGAGATTTGTGTCGGATTTCTCCATGATACGATTGAAGATACGGATATGACCTACGACAAGCTGTTATCACTAGGTGTTAGAAAAGACATTGCCGATAGTGTATGTGTCCTAACCCACAAGAAAGGTGTTCCGTATTTTGACTACATACAATCAATCATTGACTCAAAAGATATGGTTGCAATACAAGTCAAAATCAACGACCTGCATCACAACCTAACGAGAGCTAAAAAGTACGGATTTCAAAAGCAATATGAAAAATGTACTACGGCATTGTCAATGATGGGAAGGTTCTTCCCACATGAAGAGGGACAATACTACCCATCGTTCGAATATATTCCTTAAGATGTACGCTTACGTGTTAAATTCCATCCGTATTTCTTTGCGTATTCTTTCATAACTTGATATTGCGCACCAACATTACCTCTATCATTAGCTTCCGTGACACGTTTCTGTATTTCGTTTGCTTCACGATTATAACTAGACACATCACTTGCACTAGGGACTTTTCCTCCTTTCGTAAAACTAGAACGCTTTCTGTTTAAAGCTAGCACTTTCTCGTTTATTCGATTTCGTATTCCGCTCTTTGAAAGATACTCTGTCTGTTTTTGCTGAAGGGTTCGTCTCCATTGCGAATTTTTCTTACCAAAAACATCCCATGCATCCGATTCTGAAAGTCCCCACCCTTTACTTGGTCTCTTCAAAGAATACGTATAATTCTTTGTAACTGCTCGAATCTCGGAAGCGTTATGTGCTATAGTTGTAAAAATGTCAGCTCCGGACAAAATTGTGCCAACTCTTCCAGCTATAGTATCTCCAATACCTCTATTAGGATGGTTGTGAGTAATGATGGCATCTTTGTAGTTATAGCCAAAAGGTAATTGCGTACTATGTGCCTTTCCTGTTTGGGAATGCGCTATTTCTTTTCCGTCCTTATTAAAGGCATAAATACGTTCCGTCTTTAGCTTTCTAATCTTAGCTTCAGTGTCAGACAAAGCCGCATCCAACCCACGGCTATGTCCGGCATTGATTTGCCTATCCGCTCTTTCGCCTCGTTGAGGTCTGCCTCTATATCCTCTATCTGCCATATATAAATCTCCTTTTTTATTTGCAAAGATACAAAATTTGCAAGGGAGTACCTAAATATCAAAGGTTTACAACTTCACTTATCTATATTGTGCAATCATTCTTTATCTTTGTTGTATTTAACCTCAACACCAATCAACGTTTGTTTCACAAAAACCGCCTTACAAGACAATAACTTTCCATTCTTAGAGAATTCTTTGTCCTTGTACCTAATATCATATTTGCCAATATGGTAATCGTAGCAAGCATCAATACAACTCTCTACAAGCTTCTTCTCTGCTTCGAAGTATGGCATTTCCTTCTTGCTCACTTTCGCAAGCCACCCACCACCTTGTATTAGGTCGAATATTCTTGAATACCCATCACGCAAGCCATTGCAATATGCGGCATAAAACTGCACTTTCTGAAGAGGAACTTTTGTACCTTGTTCCAACAACTTGACAGCCAACGCCCTAGCCTCATCATCTTGGCTCTGCTCTAGTATCTTCATTGCATGGTTTACAACTCTTCTTTCCTGTTCCGTCATGTTATTTAAAATTTAAGTTTTTCAGAAAGCTCAATCTACCTTCTACTTGTGTAAAGGTTTCGTCCAACTCATCGTCACTCATAGAGGAATAGAAAGTATAACTGCATGGACGCATAGTAAATCCATCAATCAAGAAGACAGAGAACCACATAATGCGCTTTACACTACATTGTTTCAGATTAACTTCTAATGCTCCTTGCTCTACTTTTACGACAATATTATTGGTTGATTTAATGCTTAACGCCTTACCTAAAACATCATTATATACTTCATTCATTACTCTTCTCTTTAAATCCTACATATCTCTTCATTTCACTATAAGCTCTCTTCATAGCCTCAGCCGGAGAAAGATTATACTTTTTCTCAATATCGCTTGTTATATCCGCAAGATGCTTTCCAAACAACTCTTCAATATAAGAGTCATCTTTCATCCGCTGAATACCCCTTGCATATATCTTAGCCTTATCCATGCCCCATTCCAATCCCATTTCGTGAATAAAGTCATCCAATTGCATAAGGCTTTTCTTTCCGAAGTTTCGGAATTTTATCATATCGAGCTTGGAATATTGTACCAAGTCTCCAATAGTATCTATGTCGGCTGCCTTTGTCACATTAAGGACACGAACTGGTAAATTACAATTAACTAATCTAATGGAGAACAATGAAGGGGGAACATCTTCAGGTTGTTCTTCTTCTTTTTTACCCTCTTGCATAATAAACTGCATTTTTACATTCTTAATTTCCTCTTTCAAGGAATTGTTCTCCATCTTCAAGTCTACAAATTCTTCAATCGCATAGTTGAACTTCCGGATAGCCTTAATAACAATCTGGCGCACCCTTTCTCTTGAAAGTTCAAAATTATCGGCTATATCACTAATTCGGTCTCCATTGAAAAATGCTTGCATAATCTTTTTCTCTCGTAATCCGTATTGTGCCGTTAACTCCAATAACATACAAAGTGAACTACCTATTTTGTCATAGCTGAAAGAAGAAACGTTCAACGCATCATGCATTAACATTTGTATCTTAGCATTTACCTTGCGCTCACTTGCCAACAACTCTTTCCGCTCTCTTTCAAGTAAATCCTCTGAGACAGATAACATCTTGTATTTCTCGGAATACTTCTTAACATCATCGGCATTCACCCAAAAGCGTTTACTGCTTTTATCATTGTAGCCTCCAAGCAAGCCCTTGTTAACCCAGTTCGTAATCGTCTGAGGGTCAACACCTAAATAAGCAGCGGCATCATTTCTTGTCATTCTCTCCATACGAAACCCTTTCTTTTATTTTTTGTTCTTAAAATATTCACCATAGGCATTAACCAAATCTTTTTCAGTAATACCTCTTCTCAAACAATCATTAGCGAAATCTACTCGTACATTATCATTCCTTTGAACTTTATTGTATCGTTCTGAATACTCTTCAATTAAGTCCGCAACAACCATATACGCTTTAATTTGGGAGGTTTTAAGCATGTCAACACTAACAAAAGTCTTGCATATATTGATACCTCGCCTTTTGTCAATCTTTTGCAGATAAAGCCCCATACTTGTAGCAACAACCTTACTTGTATCATTCTTATAAATAAGTACCGTATAGCCTACTTCTCTTTCGATGTGAGCAAGCACCCTATTAATTGGCATGTTCTCTATTCCCAATGCTCGCTCGGCATATCTCCGCAAGAAATGAGGCGTATAACTGAACTGCTCTGCACTATTCTCTTCGTCCAACAAGGAAGTAGCACATACGTAATCGTCCGTTTCCTTGCAATAGATAAACATGTCAAAATAGAATTGTCTTATGTTCCCTCTATCTACAAACACGCATACTTTGTACTCGGTAGCGTCTTTCGTCTTGAAATCATAACACTGAGTTGTGTATCGTCCCATTCCTTTACGAAGCTCACGGATGAGTTTCTTTGCTTTTTCGATAGCAAACTTTTCTAGCATAGGCTTATCTTTCTTGAATATCTCAAAAAGTTCACGCCCCGTCATAGAGCCTATAATCATTCTTTTCCCTCCTCTTTCTTATTCAATTCGTTAGTAAAAAACCTTTTTAACCCATCGTATTGATTTACCACCTGTTCCAAAGCCTTATTCTTCTCACGCAACTCATCACGCTCTAAGAGTAACTTTCTGTACTTCTCTAACTCACATCTAACTTCTTTCGAGTGAAGCCTCTGTAGCTGATTGTTGAGTTCATTAAGTTTGTAGCCTTGTTCACGTGTTTTCTTACGAAGGCGACACAATTCTTCTTGCATTTTGGAATAATTCTCCAATACCCTAAGAGTTATTCGCTCTTCTGGTATATCCTTATTCATATCATTTTTTCTTGCCTTACTCATGTTTAAAACTCCTTGTCCTTTAAAAATAAAACGCTCCCAACCAAATAACTACCTTTCCAGCCAAGCCCCTTCGCTTGTATTGTAGCCAAAGTATTTATAGGTTTATGTTTGAGAAGTCCTTCTTCATCGCACAATAATATGTTATTATCATCAAGATGAACCAACTCGACATAACCACCAACTAAAGCCTGAGCCTCCTCTAGAGTAATCTTTACTCCATTCTTTGGCTGCACCTCTTTGACGATGCAGCCTACCTCGTATAACTTCATGCTCTATAAATTTAAATAAGACATCATATCTTGAACGGCATCCATATCTTTTTCGATACGGTCATCATACATGCTTTTAATACTCTTAGAAACCTCTAATATTGTAAAGCAGTAGTGTTTACCTTTAAAGTAAAAAGGTAACTCATTACAATTCGACTTGTTTGCCGTGAAATTATAAGGACTCCCATGATGAAAGTCAAACTCAAAAGAGCTGTTGTTATCCTTGCATCGCTCTACGACCTTACTTCTCCATTCTGCAATATGTGCTTGCATCTTTTTCTTATTGTTAGAAGCTTCTAACCATAAGGTAGATTGCGCAGCTTTCGAATGATAATAGTTTTCACTATCTAATATCTCCAGCTTAATGCAAAAAACTTGATTTACTGCAATCGGTTTTAATGCTTTTAATGCTTCATCCAAAGCGATAGCCAAAGCTCCACTTTTACAATTATTTGCCCTAAATTGGCTTATAACTTTATATGCAGTCTTCTTATCCATAATCTCAAAGTTTTAAATTTCAACACCAAAATTCTCTGCAAATATCTGAAGCATTGTCAGCTCCAAAATAACTTTCTTTGCCTCGTCTTCACTCATACCATAGCATATTGCAAAACGCTGACGTAATATAGCACAATCCATATCGTGACGCTCATTTAAGAAAGCTATCATATTTCTTACTAATTCTTTGCTATTCATTCTCTTAAACAGTTTTTGTGGTGTGTCTCACCATTTTTATTATTTGTACTTTTCAATTGTATTAAAGACATTATCTAAAGCCTCATCGCAATATGCCGTACTAGTTACACATACGCCTCTAGAAATCGCCTTGTAACAATCCCTAAGACCAAGCAAACCACCAATAAGCTTAGATGCATCATAGCAAGTAAACTTATTCAAGTCCAATGCATCAATAGCATTAATACCATTTTCTGTAATAACACCTTTAATATCATTGATGAACTTCTTCTGCTTTTCGGTAATCATCTTCATAACAATTGTGCTAGTTTTTAATGTGCTCGCTCTGCACTATCTTGCAAGAAACTTGTCTTGCGGCAAATCTTCAAGTACCTCTTAAAGACATTGCAAAGTTACGAAATAATTTTCTAACATGCAAATGTTTTATGGTTTTTCTTTATTTGTTTAACCTTTCTTTACTTATAATGTTTCTATATTGCATACATTAACAATAAAGGCAGACTTTCACAAGCCTGCCAATACATATAAAGAAGATAATACATTATTATATATAAATTAAAAAGAACATTATCTGTTGTCATACCTGTAGAGTATTACCCTACTTTGTGGAAATACCTTATATATACGTTCTAAGTCTTCGGGTGCATTATCCCTTAGCCATGCAAAACAATCCAAGTCCAAAGACAAACCGCCTGACGCATTCCCAACCTCAGCATTCTCCGAGCGCAATGCTCTGGAGTACATTATCGGCTTAGGCAGATGCCGATGTTTCATATATTGCAAGATTTGCTTTTGAGTAAAATCAGCAAGAGGATAACAATTTCCACCATGAATGTAATTTTCATCCTCATACGACTTCAACATAAGGCTTCGGTTCATCGAGTCTGCTTTCTTCATACCAAAGAATACGTATTCTATTCCGAAACGCTTTTTTAAGGCTTTTACTACCATAGAAAGATTAAGAACCTTTACTTTTGGATTCGGAACGCAATAAACTCCATAATGAAGATTGTATGTTGTATTCCAATGTGGTATCTGCTCGAACTCTATCTTCGGGTATCTAGCCTTCAGCCAGTTTATCCATCGTTGTATATGCTCTAAGTCTTTTACGAGATACATAAATACACATACTATGCGCTCAAACTTATCATATAATAAGTCCAATGTAACAATGGAGTCCTTGCCAAGAGACATCATAACGATACAATCCTTACTCTGTTCCCTAGCCATATCAATTACCATATTGGCAACATCTATGGGATTCTTCCTCACTACAAGAGGCTTTACTCGCTTGCGTCCCATATTACAACAAACTTAAAATCTGGCTTCCTGAAATACGCATAGAGTTTGTAGCTTCCATTTGCAACATTTCACAGAAAAGCCGTTTTTGCTCAAAACTTTCGAAGTCAATGAAAATAAAGTTATCAATATCTTCCTTTCTTTTCTTTCCGACATCAGTACAATGCTGTTTCTGACCCTTGACCTCTTCCTTTGTCATTTTTGGCTTAGCTGCGTGCTCGGCTACAATCTCTTCAGATGTTTTTTCAATGTTGGGTAATTCGGTCATTGGCGTTGGAGTAGTAACTGAGGCTATTGGTTCATTCAAGAAATCCTCACTAAAGTCATCCATGCCGGAATCCTTCAATGTTGCTTCCAAATCATCTTGTAACATCTTGATTTGTTCAGTATCCTGTTCCGTGAAGCCAGCAGCCTTGAAGTCTATTTCATCTATACTGAAATTCTTGGCAACCAAATTGTAATCTATCGGGTCTTGCGACTTCGCCATAAACAACAATTGCTCTTTCTCGGTCTTTTCGTCAAAATCAACGGCTTCTACCTTGATGTCATAATCAGTTTCGAGAGTACCATCATAACCTTGGATAAGGTCAACGCTCATCACTCGTTTATGCCCATCTATGAGATTTCCAGTTGTCTCATTCCATTGAATACCTCCAATGAGACCAACTTTCTTAATATTGGCTTTTTGCTGTTTGATGTCCGCATCGGTATGTACCTTCGGGTTGCAAGGGTTCAAGTTTATTTGAGACCTCTTGATTATCTTTGTTTCACTTCCTTTTTTCATTTCAGTTCCTCCTTGTTTTTATCAGCTTTCAACAGAACTATCCTTGCCATTGGGAATACCTTGTATATTTTCTCTAAATCTGCCGGATAAAACTCTTTGAGAAATTTCTGATACTCAATATCCTCAACATCAACTCCTGAACTTTGTTTATTCGTTCCATTTGCTTCTGGGTTCTTTAAACGATGGTCAAGAATATAATCCATTATTTCCTTGTTTTTATATGTAGATAAAGGATAGAATTTCTTCGTCTTCCAATTGATAGCTTCTTTTCCATCCGTATAACTTCTAAGCATAAGCCGTCTGTTCAAAGAATCGGATTGTTTAAATCCATAACAAGCCCACTCTACACCAAGTCTCTTCCTGAGTTTTTCGGTTATATCAGCTAAAGTCCATTGTCTTTGCTTAGGGTCTTGTTTTATTCCCATATATCCGGTTTTTATATCATAAAATAAAGCATAATGAGGAACTTGAACAAACTCAATGTTCGGGTACTTGGTTTTAGCGTAATTATAGTAACGCATAATATGTTCCAAGTCTTTTACTATATACATGAATACTACCACAACTCTCTTGAACTTCTTGTAGCATAAGTCAAGCAATACGATAGAATCCTTTCCACTCAGAGAATGGAAAAGTAATATACTATCTGTCTCCTTGGAAACATCATCAATGATTTCTCTTGCTCTTTTTAGTTCTTGCATACATTATTCTCCTTAAAAACAAGGGGTGAATGAAAGTTAATTCATTCTACCCCTCTTAACTTTTAACCTCTTCTAAGTCTGCGGTTTACACGTTCTGTGACATTATTTGCTGCTGTACGAGCTGCCAATGTACGCATAGCACCACCATAAGTAGTTCCTTGTGCGCCAGTGTTTCGGTACTCAACATTTCTGCCACGTTCACGTCTTTCACCAGCCCTAAGACCAGTTGTACGATTTGTTACCGCTCTCCATTGAGAATAACGATAACCTCTTGATGCCTCTGACATAGTTGTAACGTTTTAAGTCCACGAATCATAAACTACTCCCCTTGGGGAATTATCTAGGCTCGGTGGACTTACGCCCACCTACTTTAGAGTCGTTTCTGTTACCTTGTCAATAACAAAGAAGAAAAACAAAGGACGCTCTTTTTCCTTTTTAAGCTCCAATGCTTCGTACATTTCATCCAAATCATGGCTATCATACTTTTCGTGAAGAAAATCAATATCTTCTTTCATAACGATACAGGTATCATTTACCAAAACATCACAATCAAGATACCACGAGTTGTTATAATCATGGAAGTGGATTGTCTTTACTACTCGCAATGGGTCAACAATACCCTCCTCTTGCGCTTTAATTACATCCTCTTCTTTACCATGCTTTTTAAGGAACTCCAAAACATCCTTGTCAAACAAACGACCAATATAATGGTCTGTATAGGCTCTGTACTCAACCTTCTTCTTGCCTTCAAGAATCTCCTTGGCATTCTTTCTTGTCATAATCAAGTTAAGAACCTCAATAGGTTTGGCTGGCTTGAAATCGGGATACTTCTCTTTAAATGCACTTACCTGCGCATCAAAATCTTCTTTGTTATTACTCATAATTAATTATTTCAAGGAACGCAATGCAAAGATAGCATAATTCTTCCATCCAAGCAAATGCGTTCGGGTTATTAAACTCACTTTTAATAAATGGTGAAAATTACTTGTTCTCTAAAGGTTTTGTTGCCTTATTAATTTGCATCCGTTCCTTTTTGCTAAACATATCATTGTAATTCTGAGAATCATCAATGACAAACTTTTCTTCTTTCTTCATATTCATATCTCCTATATGTTTTCGATAATCATTCTTAATCTTTCTCCAGCAATGCTCGCATCTTGAATACTTCGTGAACTCTGTCGGCTCGCAAGGGTCAACATCTTTCAAAGAATCAAACTCATGTGGCAGTACCTTAAACACGTTCTCAAAATGTTCTTTATTGTATCTTAAAGCCTCGTCACGATAACGAAACCAAGTACAACATTCTTGAATGCTTGTGTTCTTGCTGAAAATCAAATATGCTTTATTCATAATCCTATACAGTTGTTTCGGTGTGTCTCACCTTTTTATATTACGATGCAAAGATAAGAATAACACCTTAATTTTGCAAGTTTTTTAATGCTTTTGTTTCCGTATTTAAACATATTTCATATATCGAAAGAACTTTTAATCCTTCATCACCTCAAAATGGGCATCCATAGCCTCAACAATATTACATAACGTATCAATATCGGCATTAAAACGCCCCATCTCAATATTACGAATGTTGTTGGGCTTATAACCGGACTTTTCTGCCAGCTCCTCCAATGTTATACCACTAAGTTCTCTAACCTCTTTAATCTTCTGCCCCATTATATAGCGATAGAGATTTCGATTACGATGTTTCTTGTCATCATCGGGGTTTCTTCTTTGCTCTAAATAAGCAATTTCAAAGTTCCTTACCTTCAGACAATTAACCATGTTACCAAATATCTTATGCTTAGGGGGAAGAGGAAAACCATCGGCATCTTCTTTTACAAGTTCTATTTCGCCACCTTCAGTAGCTTGTATGTACTGAGCGAAGCGCACCGCATCATCGTAGTACATTTCCGTAAATCTTTGTATCATATTTTAAGAATTTTCTGCAAAGGTACACAAAATAACTCACATTTGGTCAAACTTGAAACATACAAATAGGTTTTATTTGGTATTTTTAAGACTTCGCTGTACTTTTGCACAATAGGAATAAAAATAATTTAAATCATATAATTATGTGGGTATATAGCGAAAAACAAAAGACGTGGGTCAACCTTGAACAAGTTCAGCGAATTGCTAGCGATGGGCAAGGTGGGTATCTGTTAATCAGTCAAGATGGCAAGAAAACATCCGTCGACCAAACTTGGTATGACAAGGCTATGCGTTGGGTTGACCCTGACTGGTGGGAAAAACACCCTAATGGCGGTAAGGACTCCTTGAACTTCGAAGATGCTCTGAAGGCTATTATGAAAGCTACAGGTGCAAAAATGGACAAAAAGGATAAGGATAACGACAAGAAAAAAGAGGGGGAAGATTAATATTTCCCCTCTCTCTAAAGAATCAAGCATCGTTCTTCGTCTTTTTTATCAATTCCGTTACATATTCAACAACCTTTTCGTTTGCCTTATTGATATTCGTAAAGTCCTTTTGAATATAAATATCAGTAACATCTAACTGCGAAACGTGATTGAGTGCTTCGTGAATGGTATACTTATCAATACCTAGTTTATTTCTTGCTATAGATGCCCAAGTATGACGGGCTGAGTAGAAATCGAAACGAGGAATGCCCAATTCGTCAGCTATGAAATGCAATCCCTTATTTATATGCTTATTGAAATTGGCTGCATTGCTATATTTCTGATAGAAATCAAAGACCCTTGTTGTTCCCTTATATTTTCGGAACAAAGGTTTGATGATGTCAGGTACGACAATTTCTATGTGGGCATTATCGTTTCTCCTATCTCTAGTTTTAGCTCTATCGTAGGCGAGTACACCCTTATTATAGCTGACACATTCATATATATCAACAGAATTCATTCCCATCAGAAAGAACGAGAGTACATAACAATCCCTTGCCATACCTACACGTCTAGTCCCCTTGAAATTAAATACTCTTACAAGGTTCTCTTCACTGATTATCCTATCTTTTGTCTGCGGAATATCCCTCGGAACGGAGAATTTATCAAAAGGATTACTTCTGATAATATCATTTCCATTCGTATTATATTCTTTGATAGCTTCATTGAAGATATGCCGCATATTGCCCAAGTATAAGGATTGCGCCCTAGGATGACCATCTAGGAATTTCTTATATCCGTTAAGGAATCTGTAGTCTATGAGAGAAAACGGCAGCTTACGGCAACCATTATAACGTGCAAGGGAATTGAGCATAATCAGATAATTCTTCTTTCCCTTATTGTCGGATTTCTCAACCCACTCTTCGGTAAAGGAAAAGAAGTCTAAATCCTCTGTCTTGTTGCCTATATCAATCAAATGCTCACATATCCAATCAATATCCACATCTTTACCTAGCAAGTCTACCTCTAAGTCATAGAGTGCATCCTTCATAACATTCATTTTATCTTCAATCGTCTTCAATATCTTACGTGAAGAAATCTTTCCGGCTCTAGACAAGTCTGAGTCGGAAACAACTATATTGGTAGGAAATCTTTTTCTCTGTCCCTTATGAGAAAGAACAATAGACACCTTTCTTGTTTTGTCTTGCTTTGGTTTTCCAAGCTCGTATGTTATTGTAGCCATAATATTTTTCCTTTAAATTTACAATATTTTGCGGCAATTTTGCGGAAAATGCGGCAATTTTGCGGCAATTTTACACTTTACTTGTAGTACTCAGAGCCTACTTGTGGAATATTAAAATCTTCTAATAAATCGTTTCTGTTTCATAAGCAAAAGTTCATTATACGTCCATAAACGCCTATTTTATAGCCATTTATAAAGAAAAATGGTGAAACAACCTATACGATTATTTCACCATTTCTTGTTTATATTTATAGTGATTCCGTTGGGGTTCGAACCCAAGACCCACAGCTTAGAAGGCTGTTATACGGAACACCAATAAAATGCCTAAACAATAGCAACTTACGCTATAGGCGAATAATCATTTTGCGGCAATTTTGCGACATTTTATGCAAGCCTACTCCACAGAACATACAAATATACTTTACATTATCATTTCCTTTTCTGCTGATATTCCACAACTAAGAGCTGCTTCACATCTGCTAAATCCAACTCTAAATCACGATAAGTAGGATTAAAGGAACGCAATATAAGCTTTCCATTATTCATATCCAAGTCAATGATACGCTTCAACAGAATACCTTCTTTATGAACTATGATATATTCCTTTCCGTCTATATGAAGTCCATTGCTCTTTACCATGTAGTCAGGGCAGACTTTACATATAACGATGTCTCCATTCTGATAAGCTCTAGACGAGCCATCATCCATAGAATCACCGCTTACCTCGAATGCTACGTACTTTTCTTTATCTTCCTTTACAATAGGGATTGTTGGGAGCGATGATATATATACATCATCTGCATATCCGCTGAGATAACCAGCATAAGCCATCTGTGGAACAAGAGGAACAAAGCTGACGCTTGAATTGATATTCGATTTGATGTCATCGTTAAACATCTTTCCTTCTCCGGTCTTAAGCCAATTCAGATTTAGCTGAGGGTAAGCCAAAGAGATATTCTTCAAGAAAGTCTCGCTAGGCATATCCGGCAATCTGCTAATTGCACTGGTATAGCTCTTACATTTCCGCAAGAAGAATGTAGTACTAATTCCCATCTCTGTACAGAATGGCGCTATTCTGCTTTTGTAGTTGTTGAATTTCTCAATATTAGCCTCCGGCTGCAACATTTCGCCAGCTCCATTAGCTAGCCAATCCATATTAAGATCTGGGAATTTAGAATTCACTCTATAAGATACTCTTGCCGTGAATACACCATTCTTCCCTATGATAGGAAAGTTAGAGGCCACGTCAGCTTTGTCGCAAAATTCTCGTTTGGTAATTCCTTTATATTTAAGATACTCACGCAGTCTAGTCTTTGCGTTTTCGTTTTCGCTTACCTTTATAGGTGAAGAGATGAACATTTCCCCCATTCCCGTCCTAATATAACTTGGATTTACCTGCGGAAATTTTCTCGTTATAGCTTGCAAGCTTTTGGAAGATACACGATTAGTTATACGGCTGACGAAGCCATGTCCTAAGCCAACGGTATCCTCGAATTTTTCATTTGAAGTGTAACCCAAAGCAATGATTACAGCCTTCAGTCTTTCGTATGCACTATTCATAACCTAAAATTTAATACGCAGTAAGCGCATGTGTAACTTAATTTATGTAAACATTTAGAGCTTAAAGATAATAAAGGTTAATATAGTATATTTAAGCACTATTTTATTTGCATGTTTGCAATACTTTTCTTATCTTTGCACTCGAAAACATTAAATATGTTGCAAATATACATAAATATATCGTAACTTGCAAGAAATTTAATATATTTTTTGTAATATTACATAAAAAGGTGAGACACACCATAAAAACTGTAGAAAGAATATGTCATTAAGCGAGATTAAGCAATTAGTATCAGTCGCATTTCAAGCGGGACGGATGGATGCCCAATTTGAAATGGGGTTGCGTTCCGACAGGATACGCAGAAAGGATGCCGAATGCTATCTCGCATCAAAAGGATTCGAAAAGCAGATGATTGACAAATGGGTCAAGAATAGGTTAATGAAAGAATATGTAGGTGATAGTAAGAACTCACCTAGATATTATTCTCTCAAAGAAATCAATGAACTTGTTGTTTCTTGTCAGATAAAGAAAATGATTATTTAAAATATACGACTATGGCAGAGAATAAGGCAGCGAAGCCTGTAGAAGGGCAGAGCGAAGAAATTAAGGATTATGAGTTTCGCCTCCTTGATGCGGATGAGATAGAAGTCCGTGTCGGTCAAGGTGGTAATCAGAAGTCACCGGACTGGTGTTCCTTGTTGCTTTACAAGGACGCAAGATGTGATATGAGACGATTAGATGAGAAGTTCGGCATCTATGGTTGGAAACGTAAGCATGAGCTTATTGGTCAGAACCTCTTTTGTACGGTTTCCGTTTATAAAGAAGGTATCGGTTGGATAGATAAGCAAGATGTTGGTACGCCAAGTAACACCGAAGCCGTTAAAGGCCAAGCTAGCGACTCTTTCAAGCGTGCATGCTCTTGTTTAGGTATCGGTCGAGAATTGTATACTGCTCCCAAGAAGATATTCATCAACCTCAACCGAAACACCGAATATTCTCAAAGCGGAAAGTTGAAGACAATTTTCCATGTTGGATATGTAGGTTATACAAACAGATGTATTGCCAAACTTATTATTCAAGATGAGAATAACATTGTGCGTTGGTATTGCGGCATGACAGAACAAGAAGTTCTTGAATGGATGAATGAGCAGAAAGAAGTATATGGTTACTCTGAACCAGCCCCAAAGAGCGAGGAAGAAAAAGACGAAAATCTTAATGAGCAAAAACAATATGCTTATCCACAATTGCAACAAGCTCAAATTTGGGAGGACGTAGATAGAGTTTGGAACGGATTCCCAGACCTTCAGAAGTCCGAAGAGTTTAAACGCAAATGTGCATTACGAAAGATGGAACTCGCACAGAGCAAGAAGGATTTAAAAGCAGTTTATGATGCTTATCCCGAATATCAAAAGAATGCAGAGTTCTTAGCTAAGTTGACACAATTTAAATCAAGATTAGTATGATACAATTGAATAACAGTGGAGTTCTTTATGAGGACTCCACACATCAATACTTTTATGATGGTCGTGAATTAAGTGGCATTACAGGTATGCTTCATCAGTATGTATTTCCCAATATGTACTCTAACGTAAGCGAAGAGGTATTGAAGAAAGCTGCCGAAAAAGGCACTATTATCCATGAGCAGGTAGAGTTGTTTGCTTCATTGGGTATTGAGCCAGCCTCAGAGAGTGTCAAGGATTTTGTCGCTTATATCAAGAAGAGTGGATATGAGATTATAGGTAGCGAATATGTCCTTCGAATCGGAGAAGACCATGCAAGTGCAATCGACTTGGTGATGCACAAGGATGATGCACCGGACGATGAGGTTGAGATTTGGGATATTAAGGGTACTTATTCCGTTAATAAGGAGTATGTGCGTTGGCAGAACTCGATGTATAAGTTCGGTTTCGAAACATTGAATCCTCATCTGAAGGTTACACGTATATGTTGTATGTGGTTGCGTGATGACGAGAAGCGTGGAACAATCTGTAAACTCATCCCATTAGGCAAGCCAAGACCAGCGAGTGATGTTAAAGAATTGTTCCGATGCGAGAAAGAAGGTCGTTTGTATAATGATGATACAAAAACACCTTATTACATTATAGATAACGAAATCGCACTCATGGACGTTCAAGAGCGCATTGCTAAATTGCAAGAACAGGAAAAGGAGTTGAAGGCAGCTATCTTTGATGGTATGTCAAATGACAACCTAACGTCTTATAAAACTTCAATTTACACTTATTCATTGAAGTCTGCTTCTGAGAGGGTTACGTTAGACACGAAGGCTTTTGATGCGGATGACGAAGAAGCTTACAACCATCTATTGAAAAAGTATAAAAAGGTAACTAAGGTAAAGCCTAGTTTGACCTTGAAAAGAGTTGGATAATTTATTGTTTTATTAAATATTTTAAGTTATGTCTAATAGTTATAAAGGTAAGATTGTTGCTATCGAAGGCATTCAATCTATTCAGAGACAAGGTAAAGAACCATTTGAAAAGAGACGTTTGATGCTTGATGCAACACGTTTCGATGGTTTGACAGGTGAACGTGGCTACGAAAAGCGCATCATCTTTGAATTCAGTGGTAAGAATGTACATGTACCGGATGGTTTTAATGTCGGGGATATTGCTGAAGTATTCTTTGACGTTGAATCATATCAAGGAACAAAGAAGGATGGCACAACAGACTGGTTTACATCTGTTCGTGGCTACAAGATGCAAAAGATTGAAGCACAGAACAATGCGCCACAAGGTGGCATGCAAGCTGCTGCTAATAATCCTTTTCCACCACAATCTCCAGCCGCAGGTTCAGCACCAATTCCACCAGCGCAGCCGAGTGGTACTAACACATCTGATGCGCCATTTTAAACTTATTATGGTGGAGAATTAATTTTCTCCACCTTTCATTAAAAAAAGATGGTATATAATATGTTGAATCCGGTCGAGCTTGAAAAGTTCGAGGAACGAACCAAGGCTATGATAACCAAAGCCAAGAAACTACAAAGTGATTATTATAATGAGAAGTTCTTTGTTGTTGACCTTAAAGAGAGACAACAATCTAGGACAATCCAGCAGAATGCTTATCTGTGGGTAACAATCACTTACGTAGCTATTGAAGAAGGATATACTAAGGACTATATCGAACAAGAGTTCAAACGTGTAAATAAGGATGTTTTTCTTAGGGAGCGTGAGAATAAGCAAGGCAAGACCTTCCAATATTGGAGGCACATACCAGACCTTGACAAAGAAGAAATGTCTTTATGTATAGACCGATGGCTTCATCATTGCTCTATGGAAAGAGGATTATACATACCGACTCCACAAGACCATGCTTATATGGTATGGCAGACGCAGGTGGAGAGGCAAGCAGAATTAAATAAAGAGTTTTTATAGGATGCTTGGTGTCGTAGCTCAGTTGGATAGAGCAAATGTTTCCTAAACATTAGGTCGTGAGTTCAAGCCTCACCGATACCACATTCTCTAACATAAAAAGAAAGAATATGAAATCATTAACAGGAAAGTATTTTATCGTAGGTGTTCGTTATGAGAAAACTCTAGAAGACGGAACGAACGCTAAAACTACAGAGCAATATGTTGTAGATGCCTTGTCATGGTCAGAATGCGAGGCTAAGACTACAGAAGAAATGGCGGTATACACAAATGGTGATATGGAGATTGTCACTATGAAGAAAGCTGGTTTCTCTGAGTTGTTCCTTTCAGAGGTAGATAGTGAGGATAAATACTACGATTGCAGTATTAACATGATTACTATTGACGAAAAATCTGGCAAGGAGAGGAAGACCAAGGTTCGTTATCTTGTGCAGGGTGATACCATTGAGAAGGCTCGTAAGAATGTAGATGAGATTATGGGTAAGACTATGATTGATTACAATATTACAAGCCTTAAGGAAACATCAATCATGGATGTTTTCTTGCATATGGGTAAACCAAAGGAGTAAGGCTTTTCATTTTTCTTATTATTTAATTAGTTTGAAATCCCCCTATGGGGTGGTGCTGCTTAGTTCAATGGTAGAACGTCCGCCCAAATCGGAAAAAGGTTGTGGGTTCGACCCCCACAGCAGCAACTATGACTTTTGGTTTGATAAAGGATAAAGATTATGGGATATTATGATAGATTCAACAAAGGTGGAAAGAAGCCTAAACACCAAAGGAGCGAGAAGCAAAAGTGGGTTGACAAGCTAGATAGGCTTATGTCGGTTTATATCCGCATGAGAGACTCTAGAGAGTTTCACTATAAGTACTTCAGATGTATCAGTTGTGGACGAATATTGCCAATCGACCAAGCCGACAATGGTCATTATTGCGGACGAACTCATATGAGTTTGCGCTTTGATACACGTAATCAGAATGCGGAATGCAAACGATGCAACAGATTCTCTTCTGATCATCTTATCGGTTATAGAAAGAATTTAGTAATGAAGCTTGGAAGATTGGCTTATTTGCAAAAGCATCCTCACGTTCCTTTAGATATGGAAGAAGTAAAGCGGCTCGGAGAACAACAAGTCGATTTACTGGAAGTAATGAAGCATCAAGCAAAGAATTGGTCGGTGTTTGAATTACAGGAACTCTATAAATACTATGCGGCTCTAATTCTGAAAATGAATGAAGAAAAAGACAATTAATAAGGTTTAAATAATGTTATAGTCGCAGTTATAGACACTAATTTATTTGCATTATTAAATTATTCTTCGTACCTTTGCAATCGTCTTGGTGAGACACACCATAAAAACTGTAAGGTCATTTTTCTATTGGCTTTTGTTATGCATAAGACTTGTGCATTCCTATATAGTAACAAAAGTGATTTCATATTATTTGTGAAATGAAGTTTAAATTAAGACCATATCAAGAAGAAGCAAGCAAGAAGGCAGTTGAGTTTTTCTTGGATGAAAAGAAAAATTGGAACGCTCTGGAAGTGCTCCCTACTGCATCGGGCAAATCATTGATTTTGGCAGATATAGCTGCTAGGCTCAAGGATAAAGTGCTTGTGTTCTCTCCTACTAAGGAAATTTTGGAACAAAACTACAAGAAGTATTGTTCTTATGGATTTGATAATGCCAGCATCTATTCCGCTAGCTTTAAATCAAAAGAAATCAGCGATGTTACTTTTGCTACAATTGGTAGCGTGAAAGGACATCCCGAATTGTTTACTGACTTCAAATACATATTGATTGATGAGGTTCATTTAGTGAAACCTGAATCCGGCATGTATAAGGAGTTTCTTGATAAATTAAAGAGCAAGGTCATAGGTTTAACCGCAACACCTTTCCGTCTGTATTCCTATCAGAACTATGGTAGCATACTGAAGTTTCTGACAAGAAGTAGAGACAAGATTTTCAAGGAGCTTATTTACTATGTTCAAGTTGAGGATATGGCAAAGAACGGATATATCTGTCTTCCGAACTATTACACATGCCCACCACCACAATGGAACGAAGGAAACTTGCAGCTCAATTCAACTTGCCGTGATTACACTGATCAAAGTGTCAAGCAAGAATATGAACGTGTAGATTTGTACGGATGGCTAGTTAGTGTTGTTAAAAGATTGCTTAATCCTAAACGAGGTGGAGAGCGTAAAGGTATCTTGGTTTTTACGAAGTTCGTTAAAGAAGCTCAGATGCTGACCTATTCCATACCTAATTGCGAAATGGTCTGCGGAGAGACACCACCTAAAGAGCGTGAGGCTATCATCGAGCGATTCCGCAATGGGCAGACTAAGGTATTGGTAAATAGCCAAATCTTGGTCGTAGGCTTTGATTATCCGGAGTTAGATACTGTAGTGTATGCAAAGCCAACACGTTCATTAGCGCAATATTATCAAGTCGTAGGAAGACTTCTTAGACTATCAAAAGGGAAACAACCTTGGTTTGTTGACCTCTGTGGTACTTATGAGAGGTTCGGAAAAGTTGAAGACTTGAAATTGCTAGACCAAAACGGCAAAGGAAAGTGGGTAATAATGAGTGGAAATAAACAATTAACAAATGCATTTTTTTAAGATATGGTAGTAAAATTAGACGAAAAAGCATGTAGCTTGGATGCAGATGAATTGGTCGCTTTCGTCCGTCTGTCATTTAATGCTGACAAAGACGGATATATATATGGGAGCAACAAGGAATTATCGAATAAGATAGGTATGTCGGTAGCAAAGACAAAAAAAGCTATTGATGGGCTATTTGAGAAACAAATGTTATCTATCGGAAACGGAAAAGTCTTTATTTGGAAGCATGAAGACAACATAGAATTTGCTGAAGGCGAAGAATCTAAACCACACAAGAATGAACCTGAACGAATAGCATTGAATAACGTCCCTAGTGTACAACAAGTGGATGATAAAGCAAAAAAGGTTTGCGAATATTTCAATAAGGTTATCGCTGGAAGAGGAATGCCTCTAGTTCATGCCCTGACATCGAAGAGAAAGTCAATGATTAATTCACGGCTTAAAGAATATGGGAGTGAGCAGATGAAGTTGATGATTGACAAGGCGGCAGCATCTTCATTCCTTAATGGTAGTAATGGATGGATGGCGAGTTTTGATTGGATTATGAGACCAAATAATTTTGTTAAAGTATTGGAAGGAAATTATGATGATAGAAAGCAAGGGACTAATAAAGACGCAGAGCAAGGCTATTACCAAGAATCAGCCGACCTCGTGCAGCGTCTCAATCAACAGAGAAAAGCAACGAATATTCAATGAGTACGGAACATTCGATAACGTTCTAATGTCTTTCTCTCCATCAAGCCAAGTAGGTAGTAAGATGCCAATCGGGAAAGCTTTTAAAAGCAACGCACCAACACTTACCTATCTTGACTTGTGTTATGGAGAAGGAAGTGCAATAACATGGCTTGTAGCATGGGTTTCTGATGTCTATGGTATTTGTGGCTTTGTAAATAATGAGGCTACTGAAAATATCAAGATAATGACTGCAAATGCTATAAAGGATGAGTATTATTTCCTTAATCTGAACGAGCTGATTACTTTCTTCAAGATGTTTATTGCCGGAAAGTTTGAGAAATTCTACAAGAAGCCAAATCCGCAAGTTATAACAAAGAGCTTGAATACTTTCTGTTCCCATCGTATAGATGCCATAAAAGCAGTAGAGGCAAATATACAGAAAGAGAAAGAGGCTAAAGAAGATGAGGCTATCAAGCAAAATGCCATCACTTATGAAGAATGGGCGGCAAGAAAAAAAGCTAATGGCGAGGAAGTTAATATAGAACTTATCGAAGACGAGAAAGGCAACAAGATTTTTCGGGTAAAAGCTCCTAAAGCTGATATTAGATTAGACTCAGCTTATATGATAGTCAAGAATACAACAAATGCAGATTTTAAGGCTATATGCAAGCTAAGAGAATGTTTCGTTAAGAAATATGGTATAGACCCATACGACTTGATTAGAAGTTTAGGGAATAAAAAACTTAGAGAATATGAAGAAAGAAGAAATTGTCAAGGCAATCATTAAGAACCTTAGAGATGTAAATGGCAAAAAGTTCCGCAAGGATGATGTTCAAGCCATTGTGAATTATTTCATAGACCTCACAAAGCAATCGTTGCGCAACAGAGACCGTGTTATGATACGCAGCTTTGGAACATTTGTGGTACGACATAAAAATCCCAAGCAAATTAATTGCGTACGAACAGGAGAGAAAACGATGACAAGGGAGAAAGACCATGTGGCTTTCATTCCTTCTAATGATTTTGACTTAGATTCAATAGTATAAAATGGAGATAGCAGAAATAGAACAGATTATAGAGGCTTGCAACTTTGATGTTGCTAGCCAGACCCAAAGAGCAGAAACATTCAACGTAATTGACGCTATTGTAGAAATGCGCAAATACGAAGGTCGTTTCAACGCCAAACGTTGGGAATATGAAAATGTTAATGGACGTGGTACGATAGAAATATATTCTAAACTCGTTGCCGGAACTCTAGAGGACAAATTAGCAGAGTTTGCTATTATATTATTCTCAATGGCCAATAAGTACAAGATGAATGTCAAATCATTGAGGCTAGACCCAGATTCAATGAGAGACCGTTCCTTTGAAGACTTGATGATGTCTATGCTGAAGATTGAAATGACACATTACCGAGTGTTCAAGAAGATAATAATCTTGATTGGCATGCTTTGCGGATATTGCATGATGAATGGTATTGATTTGTTGTGGTTCGTTAACAAAAGACTTTTGATAAACATTAAATAGGCTAAAATATGAAGAAGTTAAAGTTAGTTTTTACAAGTACGGATTTCGCATCTTATACGAAGAGTACTATGGGTATGTTATGCAAGGTTCTTTTACGAATTCCTTACCTTGTACTTGTAGGCATAGTTAGTACAACATGCTGGCTTGCTAAGTGTATTGTAAGGTTCTGTAAGGAGAATACAAAGGCTGCAGTAATAATAGGCTTTGCTATCTGCTTTATGGTTATGTTTGTTGAGTTTATCTATTTTAAAATTCAACTAGCAAAGAGTTCGTATCAGACAAGTGAACTTATAAAGCGGAACTATGAGCTGGAGCAGACCGACAGATACGATATAGGCTTCCATGATGCAATGGCAAAGAACAGAGAAATGCTTACACAAAATATTGAACCATGACAAACGAATTCAATGATGCGTTTACGAGAGCACAAGCTTTGCAGAGAAGGTTTGACCCAAATTACATGAACTCCTTTTCGATAGTAATTAAATATGATAGCTATTACGAGGAATACATGGAGATTGAATTGAGAACAGATAATGATAAGTTCTTTATTTCTACATTGACATGCGTTTACGAAGAGGATTATACTCTAAGATTAGACGAATTAGAAAAAACAATAGATAAATTATTAACAGATGAAGACAATGAATAAAAAAGTTATTTTTGTAAGCCTGTTGGATATTATAAGTATTCCATCGGGTAACGAGCATCCTGTAGATATTACGGATTTTCAGCTAAAGCACGATTTCTTTAGAGCGTTGCAAGCAGATAATAATATAGTCCGTGTCAACATCTTAGGATATGACAAGAACCAAGTAATGTATTCAAGCGATATAACATTCAAGAAAATGGTATCGGTTATTTCATACGAAATTGCTATGTATACAGTTAATGCGGTAGTTCCATATTGCTCTACTGATAATATTGATGATACTTTTGTTGATGCTGCAAAAAGCACCGAGAGTATAGAGTTTCTCAAAGACAAATCTAATTGGCTGATTATTGGGAACGATGATCTGGCTGATAAATTTGGGGTTGACAATATAACAATGGAGGATTTCGTCAATGGAGAACTTGGAGAATATTCTGAAGGAGCTAAGACAGCAGAAAAGAGATAAACATATTAAACCGGAAATCTTGACCTTAGCAACCATAAAGAATAGGTATGGAAAAGACCCGTTACCTGAGTTGCGTAATTTATGGGCAAAAGGACTGGTTAAGAATTGTAGAACTTTAAATGATTTAGGCTTTATATACAATGGATAAGGAGTTAATAAAGAAGTTAGTAGCACAAGGCAAGGCTTATGTACTTGACTTGCGAGGTGGTCGTGTTCCTTATAAGGAAGGTAATGCTGCGGCAGTTGATTTTTACTGTCCACAAGATGTGGTATTGAATATGCCTTGGGTGAAAATGGGAAGAGGTCACATAAATCTGCATTTAGGCGTGGAACTTCCTAAAGATGTTGGCTTGGATATTCGTTCACGTTCCGGCTTTACTGACAAAGGTATGCAAGTTGATGTGGCCTTTATTGGCAAGAACGAAACACAAGTTGGTTACATGACTAATGTTAGAGCGGATATTGATATTTGCCTAGGTCTGGTCGATGAAGATTATAGGGACAATATTGGTGCGCTTTATAGAGTTAATTCCGACCGTTATATGCCGACAAAGGATAGCAAATTTAAACTAGATTCAGATTACGAATATTATGTTTTCGTAGTCAAGAAAGGCACTCGTGTTTGCCAGGGCGCATTCCGCAAGGTAGAAAATCCAGATTGCATACTTGGAGAGTTGAATATGGAAAATAATCGTGGAGGAGGATACGGACATGGTGGAGCAAAATAACAATGGGTGTTGCGAATATGCTAACAAGTATATCTTTGAGATTAGACATTTGGCAGACATGATTGAATGCAAGGATAATGCCACTTTCGTTTCATCTCTAAGGGAGGACTTCGGAAAGCTCGGATTATTTTCAAGCGCAGCCAATTTCCTTCGTCTTATGTATGAGATTCGAGCATCTTCTGAAGACAAAGAAACCTTACGAAATCATATCAGCGTAATGGCGATGGAAGCCTTGCTTACGCTCTCTTGGTATATTGTTTCTGATTATAACGACATCATCGGGTCGCAAATCGAGCTTTTCAAAACCAAGAATAAGCGGTATGGAAACGCTTTCTCGGAATGTTTCTCTAAGGATGGTTATCCGTATGCATTCGGTCATTTGCAAGAGAAGATTAATCGTATTTGCTCTTTGCTGACTTTGAACGAGGATGCTAAAGAAGAGCCTGTCATAGACAGCTATAAAGACTTGTTAGGTTATTGCATTTTAACTCTTATCGAAATAAAATGAGATACCGAATAACGAGAATAGAAAAAGTTATCAATGGGCAGAGTTCATTTGAGCACTGCTCGTTGATAGTTTCTAACATAGAAAAGTTTAGGAAACAAATAGATGCAGACGCGGTTAACTTCGTCTATGAAATGTTGGATTAAAAATAGAAAAGAATGAAAGAACCAGACATTGAAATGAATCTAAAGAAAATCATGGAACGCATAAAATGGATTAGAGAAACTAAGGCCATCTTATCCAAGGAAGAAATAAGTCTTTCCATTCCATTGATGCAAGACTTATCGCAAGTAGGCAATATTTACGATAAGTTTATGAGCTATCATGCCGGACGAAATTCCACAATGGTACGCAAGCAATTTATCTTTGTTATTCTTTATCTTTATTCTCCTAGTGCCCTTGGCGGTTCTAAGATGAGAAGAGGGTTAAGAGAAAAAATCGCTAAGGTTTTGGGGTGTACATGTTCTAATGTAAGCCATGATTACAAAAACATCAGTTTCTATTATGTTACTTACCGAAGTTTCCGTAATGACGTGAATGAGATATTGGATAAGCTATTAATAGATTTGGGTTTAAAAGAGATAGGGGAAGAATAACTTCCCCTACCCTTTTTAAAGCAATCGCAACTCTTGTTTAATACCAAGTTTTTTTGACTCTTTATTAAAGAATTCTATTTTACGTTTTACTTTATCTTTAAACTTCTCGAACAATGCAATTAAAGCCTCTTGCTCGGTATCAAAAAGCTCTTCTTCTCTAATTGTATGCTGTACGGTTCGTTTACAATGGTCGGGTTTGTATCTATAATCTATCCACCAACCCGAAGAATTAAATTCGTTCCCCTCAAACCAAGATACGTTGCAGCATCCCTTTACTATACAGCGTTGTGGGGCATCAAACCATCCATCAATATACCAAGCAATATCACCATTCTTATATTTGGGTATTGGTCTTTCCTCTTTGTTCGTATATTTATATTTCTTCATATTCTCTTTTTTATTACTTATAGAAATCCCTATTATAAATACCTGAAAGCCTTTGCATATCTTCCTCTGTTATGGAGTACTTGTAATTTAACTCATATTGAATATAGTCTCCATACTCCACATCTTTACATGGGAACAGCTTTCCGTTATCAATTCGTTTGAATATTATATTATAATCTGTCCTCACTCCCTTGTTAATAATTGAGAAGTGACTTCCTACAGACTCTCGTTTATCTATTACTTCATACCAAAAAGTTTTACCTTTATGAGACCTATCGTTAACACCCATATAAGCAAAAATTCCTAATATAAAAAGAACAAATAAAAGCTTAAAACAACTGTTATCTTTTTCCATATTACTAATGTTTTACTACTTCCAAATACTTTAATTTTGCGAATCTGTATGAATTGTATATTTTTACATACGTACATACTCTTGGAGTAAAGGTAGAAATACAACCATCAAAGTTATCAAATCCTAAGATGATATATTTCTTTTCAAGATACCCTGCCACATATGCGCCAATATCCTTGCCTTTAAAAAGAACTCGCTCACCTATATGAGCCTTACAAAATTCCTCGTTTGTCATAACCGCCATACTATTTTAGTTCATCAAAGTCAAGCCACTCAATCTTATCGTAGCACTCATACAGAACTTCGATACGCTGTGTTCCGTCTCCTCTTGTGACAACCCATATATCGTCACTCATTGCTCCATAATGAAGAGCCGTAGGATTTACGCCACCTCCACTATATCGGAACATTACCCACTTTTTTAAAGGTGGCTTATCTTCTTTTAGGTCGTGCCATAATGATGCAGCATTCACGTAAGGAACGTTTTCCGTATCACAATCGGTAACACCAACCTTTTCTGTACTGAACGTTACTCCGTTAAGCTCATTGTAATCTACCTCATCTTCATTGCTACAGATATTGAGGTAAATCTTCTTTGGTAAATTCTTTACTTTCATATCACTTAAACTTAATAATAAAAAACTCAGTACCAAGCCACTTATCGGGACATAGACCTTTTTTAGGCTTCCCGATGGTGATACTCTCAATCTCCTTCTCAATTCGTGGACTATCCTTGCGGTAGCCGTTTATGAAGAGAACGTGGGTGTATGGCTTGTATTCCGGTTCACCTGTCACACAACAACCCCCGCCGTACTCATCAAAAAGCACTTCGCCGCCTTCGGCTTGCTGGTTTACAAGTCTGGATGCCCAATACGACTTTATCTCCCGATACTCTTCATTCTTTCTTCCGTCAGCAATCATGTCGAACCATTGCTTGCTGATGGTGAGGGTCAATACTTTCTTTTCCATCCTTACACCTCCTCCCAGTCTGTTGCGAAAATAGTCTCTGGAAGTAACCATAAAACTGGTGCAGCTCTTCCTACGCTATTATACATTAATGCCTCTGAACCAATATAGTTCTTATCAATGTATGCGTATGTGCCGTCCGCAAAAATCTTACGTTTCACTTTCTTTCCTTCCTTCATTCTTCTCAGAGCCTCCGAGAAGTCAAATGTTTCCTTGCTCATTATAATTTTGCTTTAAAGTTGTAAATTGGTTTAATGACATCTATCACATTAACCGTAGGTTTTATTAGCTCAACAATCTCTTCGGTTGGCTTGTATGCCATAGGTGCTTCATCAATGGTTTCTTCACAAACTGATGTGGAATAAATACCATTCATTTCATTCTTGTAAGAATCCATAGATAACTCTTTCTTTGCCTGTGTACGAGACATTAATCTACCTGCGCCATGAGGGGCAGAGCATAGCCAATCTTTGTTACCTTTTCCCTTGCAGATAAGAGAACCATCACGCATATTCATTGGGATAATGACTACCTCATCCTTTTTTGCACTGATAGCTCCCTTTCGCAATATACCCTTGTCTGTATCTATATAGTTGTGAATGGTTGTAAAAGAATACTTATCTGAATTAGCATCAATATCTACACCTAAAGCATTTACAAGTCTGTTGGCGATAATCATTCTGTTTCGTTCAGCATATTTTTGAACTATGCGCATATCATTTAAGTAATCATCAAGCAAATCGCCCTCCAAGTAAGAAAGTTCCTTGCTAATATCTCTAGTACCTAACAACTTGATAGCACTCTGTATTTCCTTTTCTCTTCCTTCGCTTTTCAACTTGGCAATAACCTCAGACTTATCAGCTATTTTCTTACGACAATACTCGTAGGCAAGTTTTTGGTAATAGTTGCATACCCTAACACCAAGGTTTCTACTTCCTGTATGTATCACAAGAAACTTCTCTCCTTCTTCATTTGCATCTAACTCAATAAAGTGATTGCCACCGCCAAGACTTCCAACAGAACGATATACTATTTCCATGCTGTCAAGACAATCCCAAGCACGGAATTTGCCAAACATACAACCATCAACCAATCCGTTTATGTAGGCTGATACTTCTCCCTCGTTGACATTAAAACCAGACGGAATCAACTTATTGACTGCTTCATCAAATTTCTGCAAGTCAATATCAACTTTACCAAGTCTAACGACTTTCATTCCGCAACCTATATCTACTCCTACGGTGTTAGGAACTACTCTTTTGTCCAGCTCTATCACCGTGCCAATAGTACAGCCTTTACCTGCGTGACAATCTGGCATTATTCTTATTTTACAACTATTGTAAGCCTCGCTATTAGATAGGGTTTCTATCTGTTTGATAGCTTCATCTTCTATTGTCTTTGCGAAAATCTTTGTAAACTCATTCATATCTTGTTCGTCTAAAATTATTCGTTTCTCCATACACTATTTTATCTTACAATTACCATAACTTTCCAATCAAATGATGGTCGTGCTTATCGAAAGCAATTCCATACTTGAACATTTCTTCAAAAAGCATAAGACGCTCCTCGTTGGTAGCCAACCGAGTAGATTTCTTTTTATCCTCGGTCATTGTGAAATGAGAGCCTACCATTAAATTCTTAGCTTCCTTGTGAAGATAAAGATAGCAGAAGAGATTGTAACACTCTGGTCTCCAACGCTTACATAACACAATCCAATAATTATCTATCACAACTATATTGCCTTCGGCAACAATATCTTCAAACATATTATTTTCCATACGCTACTTCTTTTTACGACAAGGGCAACTTTCTGCGTGAACAACGCAAACACCATGTTTCGTGTCCACAACCAGATAATCGTGTCCTTCCTCTGTGAATACTGACATACCAATCTTCTTTGCAGGTTCATTGCTATTAGCCAAAGAGCGAATGCCCTCAAAAATCAATGCTCCTACAAACAAACACAAGACAAACCAAACGGCTGACTTAATTAAGTTTAAAATCTTATTCTTCATACGCTACTATTTCTTTCCGTAATACTTCTCTGATAAGCCGTTGAATCGCTCATAGTTCGGCAACTTGGGAGAGATTTCAAACTTCATCGTTGTAACATCATATCCTCTATCAGTCATTTCTTTGACAAACTCTTTGGTGAAGACCTTATCGAAAAGATAATGAGCATCTGTTTGAGTCATAAACCCTAGAGGATGATAAGCACCAATGCAGTTCTCTTTCTTATCCCAATATGCCGTTAGCTTATCTTTCTTTTTAAGAATCATACGCTACTTCTTTTTATCGAATTTATTACCAACAATTGACCATTCAGAACAGTGAGCAATAGCTGTAAAAGAAAAATTAATATTCCCAGTAACATCTGAACATTTAAAACCACATAAAGAATCATCCCATTTTACTGTGGCTACCCTTTCAAAGTGTGGGCTACTTATAATATCACCTTCCCAAATCTCATTTCCTTCACAATCTTTCAACCCTGTGAACATACAGACTGTAGAAGGGTCAACGTCAGTTATACCATCTTTTATATGGTCTCCTCCTATACATACCCTATTCCCAAGACGTACTAAATCGCCCTCAAACCATTTTCCTGAGTTGAGCTGCTTAGGCTTGAATTTTATGTTTTTTATTTTCATAAGCTATTCATATAAAATTGTTATTCTTTTACTTTTATCTACCTTCAATATAGCTTCTTCTGCTTTATCAATCGAAGAAAACAAATAGTCTGGGCAAAGGTTATATGCACCATAATCCCAATAATGGATAAGTCCAAATAACAATGAATGTCTCTTATCTACACGATAAGCAAGGATTGGATTATCCTGAGAATCGTAATGTATGCCTCTAACAGCCTTGCTTTTACGATACATATCTACTATTCTATATGTTGCCATAACTATTTTTTCTTTAAAGGTATACACTCCATTAATGACCTCACCCCATCGCACACAGGACAATAGTGTTTACCATCAATCATCTTCCAGTTTGAGAAGTCTTCAATATCAGTACTTTTGTCGTGGAATAGTGCAGAGCAAGTATCTGTACCGCCAAATACTTCTCCGCATCTATCGCAAACAATCTGATACATTGTAATCGGTCTATACATAAGCTATAATTCATCTACGAATACCCAATCAGTAAAAGTATATGCTCTTACTCTAATTTCCCACATTTCTTGATATGTGTCGCAAGCAGTTTCATTTAACATAGCGTTCATATCGTAGAGTTTAATATTACTATTAACTTTTGAGAATGCGAGAATCTTTCCGTTATCATTTCTAGGAACTTCGCTAGCAGGATGAAGCAATTCATTCAAATCGTTCAAGAACTCATTGATAGCCCACTTAGCACCTAGTCCAATAGCTTCTTTGATGTCCCCCTCATAGAACATTTCTTCCTTTTCATCATTGTTGAAGACTATCTCTTCGCCATTTAACAGAAATCTATCTTCATAGATTTCTTCCTTGGCTTCTTCTATTTTGTTTTTATCAATCATAGTCTACCCTTTCTTTTTCTAAGTTCTAACATTCTCCTAGTTCTACGGCTTTCCTTGCCACTAGGAGGGTTGCCACCAAGCTTTACTTCTGGAATTTCATAATTCATATAGATGGAAGCTTCTTCTTCGAGTGCCTTAACTACTTCTTTAGTCAAGACTTCTTTAAGTGATACACCAGTTGGTGTTACAATTATCTTTACATCGTCTCTAATCATTGCTCACCTCCTTCTTTTGGCAGTATATCAGTATCATAGCACCATTTCTTTATTTCATTATCCTCAGCATAGTAGTCCCAATTGAACTCGCCTATACCAAGGATTCTATCATGTCTTGTTGCTTCATCAGAAACATCATAATCTTGACAGATGTGTCCATCCTCATAAAGACAGATGATAGTTTTGTGTCTTACATCTGGCTCTTCGCTAGCAGGATGCCACAAGTTCTTCAAGAACTCTTCTTGCATCCAATTAGCACCAGCCTTGAAGCTATCTTTGCCCCTAAGACAAATCATTTCTTCCTCAACCTCGCCACTATTGTATCTAGCATACTCTGTCTCAATATGCTTATTAGCAGCAGCTTCTATTTTCTTATCGTCTATCATAACTTACTTCTCCTTTAAACGTTCTATTAATTTATCTGCGATTTTGATGGCAGAATTAACAACACTGTCATACGTAGAGTTAGGACGTTGTACAAGACCTGCTGCAACATCTTTTGCTATCTCATATCTTCTCTGCTCCCAAATGGTTTCTTCGTTATCATTATTCTGGGTAAAGCTTGAACAAAGTATTACATCCTCCTCATTTTGTTTGGGTCTTTTGCTACAAAAAAAATATTTGGAGCAGTAACTACATAATCCTTTCATCCCTCACCTCCTTTCCAATCATCAGTCGTTCCTAGTAGATGTGCTGTCTCTTCGTTGTAAGGAATACATTGATTCCAACTACAATGATTTATGCATACGTACAAGTCTTCCTTTTTAAAACTAAAGAAACTTATACTCCATTTATCTCTACTAAAGTCTCTTACCAGCACTTTATCAAATGGCTTGAGTTCAATATTTGGCTTCAAGTCCACAATCTGTTTCTTCTCAGCATCCCAAGCCTTGCCTTCCTTTTCGAGAGCATCAAAGAGCTGCTGCTTTTCCGAGTCCGTAGCAAGGCGAAGTTCAATATCTCCAACATCTTCTCTGAATGGTTCTTCTAGAAGAAGCTCATCATTCTGGCAAAGAACTGCATGGAATCCTATATATGCCTCTTGTCTCGATTGGAATATAGCAATATGTGTACATTTTCGTACCACAAGGGCTACTATATCCCCATCCTTGAACTCAAGCTGCTTTTCAATCTCCAAAGTTTCAAGATTGAGCTTGCCACCCAAACGCTTCTCTATGGTGTTAATGTAGGTCTGAGCAGTATCTTTATCTACAAGGGAATATCTTTCAGTTGTACAAAGGAAGGCTTCATTATACTTAATATTATTTTCATCTTCACTATTAAGGTAATGCTTACTATAGAAATTGGTATAGGTATCATCGTACCATTTATCAAAGATAACTTCTGTACCACCATCATTACTCACCAGTACATCACCTTTTTTCCATTGGAACTTAGACCAGTCTCGCATTTCTTTTGATGGAAAAACAACACATTCTCCATCATCATACAATTTGCCATTTTTATCAAGATACCCTTCTCCACCATTCATAAAACCAAATTTTGAACTGTAGAAGGATATTTTGAAACTTTTATCATCCACTTCTTCTAACTTGCATTTACCACAAGCGGAAGAATATAACTTCGTTCCTTGCGGCTTATCCTTTAGGATTTCCACTATATTAATCTCAGCTTCCATAACTAAACCAATTTTTGCATTAAACAATGTTGATAGTAGCTCATGCTACAATCTGCGTATTTTGATATTTTTGGCAACTCCCCATCATAAGGAGTGACTTTCAAGCCATCAATGAAATCAGCATTCTCAGTTGATACCTCGGTATCATGCTCATTCATAAACACCTTTTGCGCTGTCGTAGAATGGCTTTCAGCTCTAAGCTTACCGAGTGACCGCCAAACCTGCTTGCGATGAATAAACAATCCATGCAAAGGAATAGTTCTTACTTCTACTTTTGTTCCCATAACCATTAGCTTGCTTTATATAGATTGAACCATACCTTGTTGCTCTGCTTACTCTTATAAACATTACCTTTAAGGTCGAAATAAACTCGTTTCTTCTGATTGAACTTCTTTATCATTGGCTGATTATCTTTGTATGTCGTTACATCATACTCAACTAATGAAGAACCACGTTCATTGTTTGTTGGAGGATAACCTGATTCACGTATGAAACGTACCTCAAATTCTTTATTTCCAATTTCAAAATTTGCTGTAGCCATAACCTTAACCATTTAAAGATGATAATAACTATTTGATACCCTTGCGCCCAAATCGAAGCAGCCCACAGCATCCGGCTTTAAGAAGCGTTTCTCTAACTTCTCCAAAGCCACTTTACACTTCTGCTCCATGTGCTTGCAATGTAGTCTCTGAGCTAATTTAAGTTGCTCAACAACACCCTTGCGAGCAACTCTATATTGTTTATCGGACATCATAGCCTTATTCGTTCACATAGTTGATTACTTGCTCTTGACCTTGCTCATGCAAGTTATCGAAAGCGTCTTCTATAACTTTAGCTACTTGGTCGCCATTAAGGTTCTCCAGCATTTCGCTTACTACCTCTATCTGCTGGTCTGTTGCTAAAGAGCAAAACTTGTCAATAAGAAAACTCTTCTGTACATGGACGAGCATATCATCGAATAAATCCGATACATCTACACTAACTTTATAATATGCCATAATTTGAAATTTTAAAAGTAATTAGTTGTACCACACATCATTTGGCATAAGAGCCAATTTCCATCCATACTCTAGTTCATACCTTAATATTTCAAGGTCGTGACTCATTACAGATGAAAGACCTACAAACTTATTTTCGTACTCCATATCCAAACCATTTAGTTACCATACTTGTAATGCAAATAATTAGCCTCTGAGCCGAAATAAAGCTCAGTATCGCTCATATTTGCCTCCATCAAGTCATTCTCTACATCTTTATAAGAAGGCACGCAATCCTTAACTCTTTGGCAGAACAAAGGATATTTTAAAGACACGTCTTCTCCGTCTTCATTATAGATATTAATCTTATCTACATTGTAATATGGATAAGAAGAAATATTCCCATATGAATGGATAACCTTTCTACTCTTAACGGACACCACGATTTCAGCAGGTTTGTTAATAGCATCAAACTCGCAAGTAAAATCATCAAGCTGCGCCTCAAAAGCCGCATCATTAAACTTTTCAGATAAGTTTTCAAAAAACTTTTTCATTTTCTTATTACAGTTTTTAAGGTGTGTCTCACCATTTTTAATTAGTAACCTTTATTTCTTAATTACGATGCAAAGATACGAATAAGTTTTGAAACATGCAAATTGTTTAATGTATTTCTTTTATCTTTTAACACTCTATAATAATACAAACAAATAATTTGCTGACGTTAACAAAAAAAATCCCCACCACTACATTAATATATATAGTGATGGGGTAAACCCAAAAAGGTATTTTGCCTTTGGGCTATTTTTCTTCCTTATCTACGATTTCAACGAAATCTCCAATTCCCAAACGAGCCTTGTTGATGCAAGACGCAATCCAACCTATCAGATAGGCAGAAGGCTCGCCGCCATGTTTCATTTCAATATTACCCTCGATAGCATCACAAGCGTGACTAGCCTCATGACAAATTACATTCATACGCATAGCCTTACTGCTACTGAATAAAACAAGAACGCACTTTCTTCCTGTTTCTCTTATGTGAAGTCCGTAATAAGTAAATCCATCACCATTTAAAAAATCGTACTTTTCAATATCCGTACCATCATTATTCAAGAATGCTTTCTTTGCATCCTCAAACTGCAACCCAACCCCAACACACAATAAGTGTGGGTAAATGGGCTGGTCGTATTCGTAATATCCTTTCATCTTCATACCTCATCGTTTTTATGTTCTTCCCATCCTTTCCTCGAAAAAGCATACCAAGTATCACAAATATCAAGAGCGAGAATGTCACCTTGGTCAATACAAAAATCGCTATCAAAGCCTTCGATATGAACATACATCAATGCTATAGTATCATAAGGAACGCTACGACCTTCAAGACAAGGATTTTTAAAATTCTTAGTCTTGTATAAACTTGTAACAATTGGCACTTGAAGAACGTCTGAAATATTCTCAGTGCTAATCTCTATCGACTTCTTAAACTTCTTCATATTCCCAACTATTTAAATTTCTCAAAGTAGAACACAATTTGTCTATCAAAGTGCTCTTCGATTAAACCATAAGCAAGCGACATCTTTACTTGGAAAGAAGCCTTACCATTAAGCAATCCTTTAGCCTGTCTTGTAATCTCTGAGCGAAATTGTTCCAAACTCATATCACGCTTACGAAGATTACAAGACCTGCAAGATGGCATATAGTTCTCCATGGAATCATCGCCATGGGATACGACAAACTTTCCCGCCTTGTCGCTCCACCGAGAGTAACACCCTCGATTCTTCGGAACAAGATGGTCAACCTGCATATCCTTATACCCTATACTCTTGCCGCAATAAGCACAATGACCATCGTATTTGCGATATATTTTAAGTCTATCTTCTTTTTTCATATTCCCAACTATTTCTGTTTTAAAATAACGCGGACTGCGCTTGTTATGTGTAGAGTTTGTGTTATTTATAATGAGAGTTACATCCCTAGAAGAATTTTGCGGGCTGACATTCATCGATTAACTTGCGTGCTTCTTTAGCACACTCAGCCACGCATTTTTCGACTGCTTCTGTGATGTCTTGGATTTGCCCCTCACGCATATTGCCATATTTATCGCAAGTATCGGCTATTATTTTGTAGAGAACACGTTTTTGCAAAGCCTCCATATAATCTACAAAATCCTTGCAAGTTTTGCGTCGAGGTTCTTGCACCCAATCAAGAAAGTCCTTCTTCCAGTCTTTCCATGTTTTGATTTTTATTACTATCATTGCTGTTTATATTTTTTATTTGTTGTTCTTGTGCCCTATATGATATTTGTTGCATATCCTACACCAATACACCGCCATACCTTGTGCCCGTAACTTCGGATTCAGATTCAGAAACTCCCAAGCATCATCCTCGCTTTCATAAGCTAACTTCGTCTTCCAAGATTGACCCTTTCTAACCCAATGCTCAGGATCTGGATGCAAATGACGAGGAATACATTTATTTCTTTTCTTCATAACTTCTTCAGAAATTTAAGTTGAAACCCTTCTGCCTTTTTTATTCCTGGGTATAGCTTCGTTAGAACCTCCCATGCTCTTGTCTTGTGCCGATGCCACATCGTAACCGGATGCACACGCTCACCACTTGGTAACACATAGAAATCTGCCTTAATGGTATCAATATGCTCATAGTTTGCAGCTTTATATATAGTTCCCTTGTTACCTATGGACGTATCGGCATAAGATATAAGGTACTTGATTTCCTTATGTGTTGCCCTAATATACTTATGCAAGAGAGAAAGGCAAATCGTCTCGCTAAACTTTGGCATATCATCAGACAACCACATTCTGTCAAATTCCCTCACTTGATGGTAATCCAACACTTCGCCCTTTTCAGTCTTGATGTGCGGTCGGATTCCATACCCTATTTGCATTGCACCCCTTATCTTATCCTTATACAATACCAAAAGATTCAAGCAACTATTCTTCGTTACCTTGTGTGAAAAGTGATGAGGAACTATGATTGCATCAGCTTGCGTCTTATCGCACTCCATCAGCTTTATTCCCTTTTCCTTGCACTCGTAACCGATAACAAATCCGCAGAAGCCTAGCACTGGAGACTTGTTCAACTTTCTTCTTTTCATATCAATAATACCTCCAAAAATAACGTTTGAAATTATCAAGCAAATGCTCTATACAAGCATTGATTTCGCCTTCTCTCAAGAATCTATTGCAAAATTCTACCAATTCATCACGTACCAACCCACGTTTTAAGGCTTCGTCTCTCATAGCTCTTATCAGAGCATCCGTAATCTCTTTATTCCCATTTCTTACAACTGGATCACATTGAAATATCATACGCATAACTAAAATTTAGAACAGACTTAATTGCCTACTCATGTTCTTTAATTCGTTATTGGCAAAATCGACTTGTCGTTGGTCTATCTCAAAACCGACATACTGCCTTTCAAGATTAACACAAGCCCTTGCCGTTGTACCGCTCCCCATAAATGGGTCTAGAACGACATCACCAACATTTGTTGAGTTTCTGATTAGTATCTCCATCAACTTCACTGGTTTTTCTGTTTGATTAATCAACCCATCCTTATCCTTGCGTTTGTTGGTAGGAATAGGAACACTCAGAATATCAGATGTACCACATTCATTTATAGGTCTGTCACCTCCTTTGCGGAGCATGATGATATACTCTTTCTGAGCCATATAATAACGACCACATATCTTTGCGCATTTATCCCATATTAAGCATTTAGTGAAGTGAAATTCGCTCTTTCCTATCACATCAAGAAAATGCATTAAGTTAAAATCATTACACATCAGATAACAATGAGACCTGTCCTTTAATATCCGGTACAAATCATTAATATACTCGGAAATATCAATATCGTTGCTTTTGAATATCTTACCCTTTCTCGTCTGAGAGTCAGTCCAATATCCTCCCATATTCCCTGAGCCGCCTCTAGACTGAACCGGATAAGCCACATCGGAACATACGAGGTCTATGCTATCATTGTCTATCAGCTTCAATAGCTTTCTGCAATCGCCTTGGTAAATTTTATTAATCTCCAGCATATCCAAACATATCTTTTTGGTTAGACATTTCTTCCTTAATTCTTCTCTGTGCCACATTGAAATAATCCTTATCCAATTCAAAGCCAAGGAACTTTCTGTTGGTACGCAAACAAGCAAGAGCCGTACTTGCGCTGCCCATAAAGCCATCAAACACCAAGTCGCCTTCATTTGATGATTTCAAGATGCATTGCATAAGCAAGGGGATTGGTTTCTCGTTCTGATGTACCAATTTATCTGATGGAACTCTATCAAAGTCCCAAACATCCTCTAAACGCTTGCCGTTTATGGTTCGTCTGCCTTTATTCAAGTACAGGATTGGCTCGTAACATTGACCATATTGCGCCTCTAAATCTCCAGCAGTATGGTTGTTCTTTCGCCAAATGAGCACATTCTTAATGGTAAACCCTGCATTCCTCGCTTGTTGCATAAAAAAGTCCAAGGTCTTGGCACTACAGAAGATATAAGCAGCACTATCATCCTTTAAAATCCGGTAGCATTCGCTCATATAATCAATAATCAATTGCTCATTATCATCATTGAGTATTTCCTTCGAAAAACGATGGTTGTCTGCTCTCCATCCGGTCTTATAGGAGATACAATATGGTGGGTCAGTAACAATCAAATCCACCTCCCCACTCTCTATTTGCTTCATTCCTTCTATACAGTCGGAATTGTATATTCTGTTTAATTCTAGCATATCAAATCTCTTTAATAGCGTTAACATAAGCTTCGTGAGCTTCTTCTTGCGTCCCAAAGCATCCGATATAAATTTTCTTCTTACCTATCTGGTACTGAGCTTGCCATTTTCTGTTGTTCTTATTCCACGTCACGCCCAAGTATACAGATGAAGTCTTCTTTGCTATAGCCGAATAAACCATATTGTATCTTGCAGTGCAATACTCCAAGTTGTCTACATCGTTATTCGTCTTGTCGAAATCCTTATGATTCACCATCGGCAACGCATCTGGATTCTCCAAGAAAGCCTGAGCTACCAAACGATGGATATAGAACATTTTGCGTTTTCCGTTCTTGTAAAGCCATACCTTCAGATAACCTTTTGGTGTCTTACATGGGGCGATTTCCTTTAATTGAGACGTTCTCCCAATAGTAAAAACATGCCCCTGCTTGCTAACACAATATCTTTCGTAACCCTTTACAGGTCTTATATCACCTAGGAATCTAGCAACACATTTATCTTTCATTGTTACCTCCTTTTTCAAAGAAACTTGAATATATAGATTGCGCCTCCGATGTATCTAATAAATCAATATCATCATAAAACCTTCTGTACACAACGCCAAGCTTTTCATCATTTCCTATTTCTCTTGCTTTGGCTATTTGCTCACATGATTCCATAAGAAATGCACTAATCTTCTCATAACTTTGCATCTGTGTCTTCTTTAGCATATCCATGCTTACAAAGGTTTTGTAGTGTATAATATGCTTATCCTGATCATACTCGGTGAGTATAAGCCCTTCCGGAATAGCAAATACCACTCTTCTTGTCTTGTCATCACTATAGAGCTGAACTGCACCCGTAAACGATGTATATATCTTTTGCAATATCTTGGCAATCGGTAAGTCTTTTTTCAAAAACCTTTCTGCAAATCTCTTCAGAAAATGAACGCTCATAGCAAAACAATCTTCGCTATACCCCTCGTTTCTACTCATAGGAATATACTCGTTGGTTTCCTTCAGATAAATGAACAAACCGGAAGCAAATACATCGCCATGTTTTACACCTACAACGATGAGATAATCGGCATTCGGTGTAACAAGCTCAAAGGTCTTTGTTATTTGTCGTACGTTCTGCTTTCTCATTTCACGTTTAAGCTCATTAGCTTTTCGCATCTGAAACTCATAGATTCTAGCTTCATCTAAGTTTCGTACCCTACGCATCTCACCCGAAGTCATACTTGCTGTTATCATGCGCATTCCTCCTTTTTAATCTTTGACAACCAACAATCCCAGATTCTCGTAGCAACATTAGCCATCATAACTGGAGGAACACACATTCCGCAAGCAAACCAAGGCTTCATGCCATCGAAGTCATAATCTTCAGGAAATGTTGATGCTAAAATCGTATCATGCGCTGAAATATAGCTTGGATTATCAAAATACACAAGCCTATCTTCCATTGCTGATATAGTATTGCATACTTTATCCTTTTTAAGAAACATATTATTGAACATAGAAAGACGATTATCCATCCGTTTGACAATATCACCGATAGAATTGTCTTTCTCGTTTCTATGCTCCCAATACTTCATCACTCCTTTTGGAATCTGTCTTCCATTATAGTCCGAGAACTCATCCAAGACAATTTCTTTCTCGTTGAAGTCCATATCTATCTTAGGCACTCGCTCGAACAAATCCTTCTGAACCATAAACGGCTTGCAAAGGTCTTTGCGTAATCCTAGAAAGAACACCCTAGGTCGATTCTGAGGAACACCCATATTACGTGCATTAAGCAACCAATGCTGCAAGATATATCCGGCATTATCCATCTGCTTGTAAATCTCTTTCACGTACTCGATAGCTTCACCTTGCAACAAACCTTGGACATTCTCAAAAACCACCACCTTTGGCTTTAGTTCTTTAGCAAGGTCGATAGAGTAGAAAGCCAAATCGTCAAGCCTTTGCGCCTTCTGACCTTCTCGGAATACTTTTTCCTTTCCCCAAGCCTTTTCACGATCACCTGCAATACTGAATACCGAACAAGGGAAACTAGCATCCAATATATCCAAATTATGAAGCTCTTCTTTCATAATATGCCCCCCCCCATATTGATATTGGTAATCAACTCACGAATATCACAATTGAAAGCGTACTTGACATCGTGATTTTTCAAGTACATCTTCATAACCTTTGGGTCTATCTCATTACAGGCTACAACATCGTAGCCAGCTAGTTTGTAGCCAAAGGAACTTCCACCTCCACAACAAAAGCAAGACATCACCTTACCTTTGTCTTTTGTGAAATTAGCATCTTTTTTAGTCCATCTATAAGGGAACTTGTGCTCGTTTTTATACATTTATCTACCATAAAAAACAATCGTTAATAAAAACCGATGTATAAAAATAACCACAAGTAATATGGTTGTAAAAAAGGGACTCTAACCCTTGAATTTAGATTCTGTTTTCTTCGACAATGCGTCTTAAATAATCATCCGCTGCGTTATCGTCTATTTTTGACTTAAGAGACATTCCTGTGTTATATCCTATCATTAAGGACACATTCTTGCTCTTTTTCTTGTTCTTTCCATATCGCCAGCTAAAAACCTTTCCTAGCCAAGCTATACCAACAATACCATCTGCTACAACTATTGTCGGCAACAAAACATATACTTTATATATCATCGCAATCTAATTGAGAGTTAAAAATATATCTATTCTGATTCAACCAAAGCTCCACGTAGTCAGCCTTGATTTTCAGAAATTCTTCGTATGTGTAGCATTTCTGCTGCTTACCACCTTTGTTCCAATAATAGGCAACTCCTCCCAAAGAAAAGAAGTCTATCAAGTCCATTTCCTTTCGCTCCGGTTCTTCACGCTTTTTCTTTTGCCTATATCTACTTACAGCAAGCAATATGAGACAAACGCAAAGCAACATGGAAACCAGTATCTCGAATATCAACCTTACGTCTTGCATCTTATTTTAAACAAAAAACACGAAACTACCGATTGCAAAGTCAAAGGAATAGTGACTCGGACTGCCTTTCGGTATAGTCCATCGGGTTTCGTGTCTCTAATATCTTATCAATTTCTTAAATCGCCATTTTATCCTTTTTTGTTCTGCGCTTGCAAAGATAAATAATATTTCGCTAACTTGCAAGCGTTTTAGTGCTTTTAATACTTTATTTGCATTATTTTAAACTTATCCTTTTTTGAAGTTCATGCCAAACTCTTCTTCCGTTACCTCATACATTACATCACCACATGCTACTCTTTGCTTGTCTTTTGCCATCAGCAATAAGTTTCTATAAGGTATCTCTTTCACGACTTCTTGGTAAGATAAATGCAGACTATCCATAAAAGATGCAATCTGTCCTAAGAGTGTATCGTTACCTATGGTCGTGGTTTTGCTATCATCCTTGCCGCACTCTTCGCCAAAATTGATAGCGTCTGAAAATCCTTTATAGAGATTAAGGAATAAGCCGTTTGTAAGCCATTGACAACCTCTTCAAGCGTTCCTTTAGATAATTCATCACTAATGGATTCATCGCCTTGTATGAATACGGACAACGCCTTGCAAGCATCATCCAAATTCTTAAGCATGCATAAGACTTCCGCTAAGGTCTTGCCCTCTTCGAAACTATCAAGGTATTTAGCCGCCTTGACCAATTTTATAATTGTAGGTGGTGAAACGTAATAAGCCCTTCCATTCACGATTATCGTTACGGTGTCCTCTCCAAGAATTGCATCCGTAACTAATTTACTTGCCTTACTCATGGTTCTGAATATTAAAAAAGGGGAACGGCATTAACACCATCCCCCTCTATCATTTGTTGCCTATGTCTTATTTTTGTTCTACAACCGCAGAGCCTTCCCATTGGTACTCGCCAGCCACACCATCGGTCTCGCTTTCCATAGCAACGGCAGAAATACCCAAAGTGATATTCTTATCCTGCTGGTCACCCTTGGCAACGATAGCCGCATTTGAGAAAACGATGTAGTTCCCTGTCTTGGTCTGAGCAACGATACACTTGTTGATATTAGCCAAATCTTGGCTAGAAGACCAACCTACTGCATCTGCCTCCGTTGTAGTCTCTTCTCCAGTTGCCTTGTACATCTTACCACCCTGCAAGTCTACCTTATTCTTCCATGAAAAGACACCAATAGAGAATGTAATTGTCTTAGCACCCTCATCGGTCTTGTCACGATAGTAAACCTGTCCGTTCAGCTCGTTCTTGTACTCGGTAACACTAGGGTCATCCTGAGAATATCCCCATGTTCCCTCATGGCTGTTCTTAACCTCTGTAGCGGTTTTCAACCATGTAGCCAACTTAGCAGGTGTATTTGCCTCGGTAAGAGGAGCACCATACCAAATTCTCTTGATTCCAATAAATGGTTTCATCTTATCTTACGTTTAATGTTTCAAAATCAATAGTAATGTTTGCGTAATGGCAACTCAACCTACTCTCTTGCTCTATGCCGTGGGAACGGATAGAATAGCGATACCATACATCCTCAGCTTTTCCGACCTCATTGTCGGACAGGGTTTGAATAGCCTTCTTTAAAAGCTCGTTCAATTGAGGATTAGCCTCGCCCTCTATATCTTTGAGCAATATGTTTACCTCTATAGTACAATCGTTGAAATATGTCTTGTCTGCACTCATGCGCTTAGGAATGATTACTATCATGCCTTCATCAGGAATCTTCTCACCGACCAAAGGTCTTTCCCCCTCAAGTCCACCCTTTGTCAGATGTCCTTTCAGTCTTCGTTCCAATCCCATAAGTTCCAAGTCATCATAGATTACATGACCAGCATCTATTTCTGTTATCATCGCATATCCTCGATTTCTTTCTTGATATACTGAATACCCGAATCTATAACATCATATCCCCTAGAGGAAACATCAGACGCATATTCCGCTTTGTTGCCAAGGGTCAAGGTGTGGTCATGTACATTACTATAGTTAGACCTTCTGAGATTACCTGTGCGGTTTCGGTAGTTTCCGTTAGCCTTATCAAGCTCAACAGCAGTTTTACCTAACCTGTCAAGAAATTCATCTACTTCCCTTTCTCCCTGTGCAAAGAAAGCGTCTATCTCATCCTTTATAACATCAGACATAGATACTCATATAACCAAGATAATTGCACTTAGGGGCATTATAGACCTTTCCACCTCCTCGGTAACTTCCATCATCGGAATATACTTTGACTTCATCACCTTCGGAAATCTGGCACTTGTCACAAACAATATGATATTTCGGTGTATATATGCTACCATTATCGGTAGTGAAATGCTCGGTAGAGTTGTCATCGCACCGACAACGCCCCATTTCTTTCCATTCCTCAGAAGAGCTAATGACCTCGTTGTACTTGTTGACAACCTTATTCACGAACTTTTTCTTTAATATATGAGGGGAATATAACATAACCTAGACATTTACCAAATATCAGACTTATCCGTGATAGTGGAAAGCCCTAAAGCTGCCACCACTTCATTATCCGGAGTAACACCATACTTACGGCAAAGCCACATATAGTATTGTCCTATCCTAGAGTAGTCCCAAGAGACAGAGAATCCATTTTCGTTCACATTGCTCATATATGGGGCAAGCATAAGTTCCTCGATTACGGAAATCATCGCCTTGCCTACAACCTGCGAATTATCAGACGTATATTCTTCGTCAAGGTCTATACCTAACGAAATATCTTCCAATTGAGCATCCGTTATGTTCCAAGCACGCAACTTCTGCGAAATGTATTCTCTTATCTTCATGTGACATCATTATTTCTGAGCCTGACTCATAGCCTCAGCGATTTTCTTTGCAGCCTCTTGCTCGCTCTTAGCCTTTTCGTCAAGCTCCTCTTCTACATTCTCCTTTTCAGAAGTCTCTTCGGTTGACTCGGCAGCATCCTTTTTTGGGGTTTTCTCCTTTTTAGGCTTGCTCTCCTTCTTCTCCTTCAAGACTTCCTTCTTAGGTGTCTCTTCTGACTTCTTTTCTTCTTCCTTTACAGGATTTTCTTTTCCATCATTCAAGACTTCCTTTTTAGGAGTATCTTTAATTTCCTTATCGTCTTTTAGAGGTGCAGAATGGTTATCATCCTGCACCTCCAACATCTTGCAAAGCTTACGTTCGATAAGGGAGTTCATGCGTTCTTCGTCAAAGTCCAAGATTGCACCAACTTCATAGATGGTGTTAAAATGGAACTTATCACGGAACGGACTAATTACCTCACCTCTCATAAGCCTAACCTACCGCTTGTGTTGAGTCCAAAGAGTAGATGGCATCAACGTTATTCAAGATAGGAACAACCATTGCTTGTGAGCTAGTGAACTCACGGAGTGGGTCGTTAGTAGAATAACGGCTAGCCAAGATATACTCATCGGCTGACTGATAAGTAACACCTGCAACTGGTCTTGTAGCTTCGGCTACGTTAGTCCAGAACAAATCACCAAGGTTATCATAGCATGTAAAGGTCATGTGACCCTTAGCCCAAGGGTTGTGTGTTCCCTTCTTGCCGTTAATCTCGGTCTTGATTGTACGGGCTACACGTACCAAGTTGGTCTGCCACTTATTTCTAAAGATAGACGCAATCTGCTCAAAGCTCAAAATAGGAATGTTGCTGTTATCCCCATTAAGTGCAATGCCTTGATTGAAGGCAAACTGAGCACGAACCTGCTTGTTCTTGCCAAGCAACTTGATTGTGTAATCATCAAGATAACAAGTAGTGATGGTATTTTGGTCTTCCATCGCCTTGTCGTAAACCAATTGGATGTCATCAAGAGGAGTTGCATCCTCTGCATCCCAAGCCTTAGCACCGTGACCGAACTTATTCTTCTCGGCAAAACCTACATCAATTCGGATACCAGTACCACCGGAACGAGTTGCCAAAGCTACACCTGTTGACAGCTCACTGAGGAACATATCTTCAATACGCTCGTAAACCGCCTGAATACAACGAGGAAGGTCTGCAAACAAGTTACGCAAAATCTGTGGCTGAGGCAAACGTTGCGCAATCATGTTATCCAAATCCTTAAGCTGCTTCTCTGACATGTAAAGCTTCATACCAACCTTTGGGATTTGACCCTCAGCGGTTGAAACCTTATCACGGCTCTTCAATGGAAGTTCTGCATCCATTGATACAACATCAGCAGCAACTCGTGTGTATTCCGCAGTAATTGATGCCCAGCGTCCGTCCTGACTATATGTGTTAGTCAAGTGGTCTCGGTACATATAGGTCAATGCAGTCTGATTCTTGCCGTTCAACTTCTCTACTACACTTGCAACAAGTTGTGGGAAGTATTTATTGACCAACTGAAAATAAAGTGATTTTTCCATCTGTTATCCTCCTTCTTTTAGTCTTTGTCCATGGTTGCATCAGACTCATCGAACTTGTTTGCATCCTCATCGCTAACCAAAGCAATCTTTGGCATAGCTGTAAGGAACGCATCCGGATAGTCTGCACCATTTGCAGCCTTAGCTGCTACCTTGTTAACTTGTCCAGCAGTCATAATTGCCGCTGGCTCACCGTTCAGAATGGAACGATAGAGAACACCCGCATACTTGTAATGCTCCAATGGGTCGCTGGCAGTACCCAAAGCCTTATAATTGTCTGTTTCAATAGGCAATGGCTTGTAAGTTCCCTTACCATCTGTCACGATAACACGACCTGCGTAAAGAACTTCATCTTTTACGTCTGTCCAATCCAAAGCACGACCGCCCTTGATGTCGCCTTCCCATTTCTGGATAATGACGGAATCCTCACCAAAGACAATTTGCTTTTTTGTAGTCTTCAATTCCTGATTCATGTTTTTCAATTTTTAAAGTGACTGAACTAATGATGCGGCTACATTGTCAACGTCCTCCTTTGTTGGCTCGCCCTCGCTAGCACGATAGCTGCCCCCGAATTGTGGTTGTTGCAACGCCTTGTAGTTGTTCGCTACCTTGGAGAGGTATGTTTCGATAGCTTCATCTGTAGCATCATCGCTCAAGGTGAAACCCTCGTTGATACGACTTTCGGGAATGCCCAACTCCTTAGCCTTTGATAAAATCTTCGCATCGTGGTCTGCCTTTGCCTTTGCCTTTGCAGCAGCCTCTTCCTTAGCCTTAGCCTCCTCAGCTTGCTTTTGGATAGTTTCTTGCAATTCCTTAATGGTCTTGCTTTGCGCCTCCATCTGTTCGTTGTAAGTCTTGGCTTGGTCTGTGTTCTTCTGAGTCAAGGTCTCAACGAGTTTCTTGAACTCTTCACGTTCCTTGGTTCTTGCTTCATCTGAAGCTTTCTTCTCTGCTGCCTGCTCTTCAAAGTATTTTTTGAGATAATCCGGCATTTCGTTTTTCTTTGCCAATTCCTCCAAGCGTTTCTTTTCGGCTTCTTCAGCGGCTTTCTTGGCTTCTTCGTCAGCTTTCTTCTTGGCTTCTTCTTCAGCAGCCTTGCGTTCAGCTTCTTCTTTAGCCTTCTGTGCCTCCTCGAACTTTTTCTTGGCATCGGTAACTCTGCGGTCATTGTCCCTTTGCAAGGACTCCAAAAAACTCTTTTGACTAGCAACCACTGTCTCGATGTTGTCATCAGTAACAAGCCCCATCTTATCAAGCATTTCGGCATGTGCCTGAAGAACTTCATCACCTAACCCAAGAGACTTATACTCTTGTTTTAGTAACTGGAAAATTTTATCTTTCATTCTTTCGATATATTTGTTAAAACTAGTGCAAAGATAATACGAAAAGAATAATTAACACACTAATCCGTTTGCAAGTGTCTCACTTTTGCTTAAAAGTGAGTAATAACGGCATTTTTAAGCGATTTAAGGCTATTTTATCACATATACGAATAATTTATAGCAACACAAAATAAACACCTTATATAACAAAAAACGCCAAATATCCTCACGGACATCTGACGCTTGTCGAATAAAAAGAACCTAAACATTAATCTTCTAAAAGTTTATTACATTTCTCATATAACCCAAATGATTCAAATTAGAATAGAACCGTCCATCACGCTCTATGAATTTACCGGACTTCACAATCTCACCATTATGCAACATTGCAAACTTAGAACCATGAGCTGTCCATTTGTTCATTTCTTTCATATGTTCATCAGAACCCCAACCATATTTCTTGATAGTAGGATAAATGAAACGTTCAAAACAAATCTGACTATCCGTTTTATCATGCTCGGAGCAGATCGGGAGCACCCCATTATGGGCGAACCAATAACCAGCCTTGTAGAACGGATGGCAATTCTTGACACAGACAGAACCATGAGTAGCAAATCTAAAATGTATGATTACATTCTCATTTATATCTCGCTTCATTAATCTACGTATAAATGTAGAGAAATGCAAGCTCTTATAATGGTCAGACTCGCTCACAAATCCGCAACCATCGGGATTTCTCATATACGCTGCCTTCAGCTCATCTACGGATGGCAAAGCAACACCTTTCGGACATACAATAATAACACACATATCTTTACCCTTTCTTTTTCTTAATAATACTTTGATTTATTTGTGCCCTAGGGATTTAACCCTAGGACTGCATCAATTAATCGTTATTGGCTGCAAATGCATCCTTACGGCTCTGGAAGAAAGCCTTCTCTTCTTTATTCAAGAAAGGTATATCTTCGATGTTCATAACCTCACTAGTGAAGACATTGTTACGAGACCAACCGACAAGCTTTGCGCAGAACTTAACCCACATTTCAATCTTCTTGTAATTAGTTGAACCTTGATGCTGGCGAAACTCTATAGTCTTGTGACGTGTATAGCTCTCAGCATTTACCTTGTAATATCTGTCTCCATAAAAAACACTACGTCTTATATCGTAATTGTCGTGGCAATTAGAGAAATCCTTGTCAAGCAAGCTGGCTGCCCAACGGCAATTACCTCTTCTTGAAGGAGCCATAAAACTATCAATCAATCTTTCAAGCTTCTGATAATTCTTGAAGACGTTAACATACTGCTCGCCTGTCAACTTAGCTGCACCAATATGAACGTGAAGACCACAAGTAGAATTTACTCTTGCACCTACGGCATCCAAAGACTTGATAGCCTTCTTCAAAGTTGCCATACCATTTGTATTGCCATTCAATACCGGACTAACAACCTCGTTAGGGTCAACATCACCCCCAACTGAAGCATCACTAACAATCTTGAAATAACTCTTGTTGTCGGTGTGGTTATAGCCCTCAGAATGAATATCAACACCATTCTGATGACCTGCCTCTATCAAGGCATTGCGCTCGGCATGAACACATTCTATCTCAACACCGAATGTATAAACAAATCTCGTTGAAGTAGAACCGCTAGGTACATAGACCTTCAACATATCGGAGATTTCTTTCTCACGAAGACCGCAAGCCTTCAATGCAACAATCTTTTCGTTGCGAGGCATCTTAGACTTCTTGATTTCGTCAATAGTCTCGATTAATGACTTCTTTGAACTTGCGAATGAAAAACCAGTCTGCTTAGACATAATCAATTGTGCTAGTTGTTTCGGGTCTTACCCCTTGGTGTCGCTCTCACCTTATTGAGTGAAACTTGTCACTCGGCAAATCAACCAACTTATCTTGATTGACGATGCAAAGATACGAATAAGTTTTGAAATATGCAAGTTATTTAATGTTTTTCTTTTGTATTTTAACCTTATGTAACTGTTATTTGGGTCTTGTTAACATTTCAGCTTTTATTTTACCTTATTATATATGTAAAAGGCTTCGATGTTCACACACCAAAGCCTAAAAAACTTTACTAACTAATTACCAATTTTTATCGACTATCTTTTTAAATCATCACCAATATCTTCTTCTACTCCCAAATCCGGTAGTCTGTCATACGCTTTTTGGTCATCACCTCCTTCAGACTTAACACCTAGTAGGTAACCATTCCGAAAAGCATAATATACCAGCTTTTCCATATCTTTAGCCGTTGCGTTATCTGTCAAATGCAGCGTGGCGTACAATCCCATCAAGAACTTTCGTACATCTTTTGGATATACCTTGTTGTTCATTTCTAAAGCGACTGCCATTCTTAACGGACTTTTCATATTCTTCAATTTTTCGTTAAACCATCAAATGAAGCACAATAGAGAGCCATTCCGCTTGTTCACCTAGTTCATAGACTTATTCACAACTTTATTCGTCTCATCTGCTTCCTACGTTTACCCGTTGACAGATGTCCGAGATTCCAACAAAACAAACATCACGGCTCTCTTCTTGTGTCTCATTGTGCCAACGGAAGGATTCGAACCTTCGACCCTAGGATTAAAAATCCTATGCTCTGCCACTGAGCTACGAAAGCGTAAAGGAATGATTGGATTCGCACCAACGCCCCCTTAGTTACCAAGCCAAGTGCTCTACTACTGAGCTACATTCCTCGTATTATGCAAAAAATTCTCGTGGTGCAAGGGAGATTCGAACTCACCGAACCCACAATGGGAATAGATTTACAGTCTATCTTCTTTAACCGCTTGAATATCGCACCTTTTGTGGAACATATACCAATTCCACCTTGTTGCCCCAAGCGGATTCGAACCACTAATGACAGAACCAAAACCTGTAGTGTTGCCATTACACCATAGGGCAATTTAGTACTGCATAAAGGATTCGAACCTTTGAATACCAGCGTGAAAAGCTGGCGACTTAACCACTTGTCTAATGCAGCAACTAGGGTCTCTCACCCTTATAAGAGTTTCCTTGTTATAGTCTAGCTGAGCTGGGGAACTTGGGAACCCTGCCGTAAACTCCTAAGTCTTGACTTATTATGGTAGAAGCGACCTCTCAGAAGGCCATCTGTTTCAAACACGATGCAAAGATAAGCATTTTTTTCTTATTCTTGCAAGCGTTTTAGTGTTTATTTATATTCTTTTGATGTATTTTACATCATTTATCCTTTCGAAGAATACCACAAAGGGTTTCTACAAGTTTCTTTGCGTCATCACCTTTGATTTCGATAACATTTGAAAATCCATCAGGAGCATCCTCGCCTTTCTGTTCCTTATCCAAACGCTTACGGAGAGCCAAATCTGGATTCTCTACCAAGATAGAGTCCAAAGCATAATTGCAAATGCGGCTTGCAAGTTCCTCGTTACCATTCGCATCACGCACAAACTCATTCTTTCCTTCAAGAATATCCATAATCTCGTTGTACTCTTCAGCATTCTCACAATTACGTGAAAGCATACCAATTACCTTGTAGCGGTCAATCTCAAAGCTGACCTTTAATTTGTCTTTATTCATTCTTTCTATTTTTTTAATAATTAAACATTATACCAAAAACCCCTTTCATAATAAAGTCCTCCCTTTACCTCATATCGGATAGCATATGACTCTTTGCAAAGCTGACGGATTCGTATATACAAACGTTTGTCCAACTCTTCTTCAAACAAAAGAGACAATTCCTTCCAATTGTCAACAACAGGAGCAAACCAAGGATATTGCTTCTTTACAACCTGTAGCTCATCCAAGGTTACGTGTCCGTATTCTACCATGTCATAGCATCTACGGAAGTCACTATTGTCTTTAGGAATATCCAAATCTTTCTTTCTTTTTACCCCCATCAATGCACTCCACATAGTCATTGAAGAGATACCAGTATCACAAGTGGCTATCCACTCTATCATTCTTTGCTTGTTCATCTTCTTTTATATAAATCACGCTAAATCGCTTTATTAACTCTTCACATGCTTCTTTAGTTATGATACATTTCTTTGAATCTTTAATGCCAGTAACCTTTTCACGAATAGCAGCATTCGTGTCGTACACTTCTTGTAGTTTTTTCTGAAACTCAATTACGTCTTCGTTGGTGAGTTTACCTTTCTTCTCAACAATCTTGTTTGTTATATCCTTATAAACACATTCGAGTTCAACATATAAACGAGCTTCTAACTTCACCATTATTGCGTGTACAAAAGTATCATAAAGTCTTTCCATCTTGTATTTCCTCCAAAAGTCTTTTGATTTCCTCGTTTTCTTTATTATCTATGCGAGCCTTTAAGATACTCTTGAATGCGGCATCCATTGCATCGTATCTACTGGAATATTCCTTACCATCCGTATGACACAAGCCTTCCTCTACACACCATGATGTAGTTTGCCAACAGAACTTATCTTTCGAAATGTTTGCAACACAAATATAGTAACCGAAATGCTCTAAAAGCCAATCAAGCACCATATCATAGCTTGGAGCGGATATTGCCGGATGCTTACTATTCAACTTTAAGGCAGCAGAAAACTCAATATTGGATTTCTCCCACTCGGAATTGGAGTAAGCAATATAACTGCCGTAATGCTCATTATATTTTCCACCCTTACGAATGCCACCCTTTGCTGTCCAAGGACTAGCATAAGCCCAAAATTCTGCTATCTTCTCATCGTAACCAACCTCCTTCAGAAGTTTGGCTATCTCAAAGGGAACTACCTTTGGTTTTATCGTCTGCTTATTTGCCATTTTCCACCCTTTTTAAACTGAACCCGAATCAGACTTATCTAATTCATCAATTGCCTGTCTAAGCAAAGGAAGAACCTTGTCCAAGTCTTCGAAATCCGGTACGACTTCATTCACTCGCAAGATTGCTTGACCTAACAAGCTCTTAATCTTTTCTCTGTCCATTGCTCTTCTCGGTTTGTTTCTCTAAGTCTTTTAAATCTACCTTCTCAAATCGAGGAACTGGCTTACCATCAATCTCAACATTACCAAAGAACATTTCCTTTGGTCGCACCCAAACTTCATGCTGTCCGCACACTGCTTGATACGCAACCTTAGCTTCAGAAGTCTCGCTATCAGTAACCTCACCAAGGTACTCATAGAAATTGCCCTTATAGTGTCGGTAAATCGGCTTACTGAATCCACCATGCAGCCAATCGGCTTTGCCGTTGATTTTCACGTACTCCCTTACCGCATCGCACTTACAGGACTTATTCAGCTCTTCTACCCAATCAAAGAAAGCTTGTTTGTCCTTTATCTCTTCACTTGATACCATGAAGAGATAAGTGCAAAGAAGCATCTTACCTGCATCAGTATCATATTTCTTGTTCACCTCTTCAGCTAATTGCATCATAGGTGTATCTAAGCGATAATTCCAACTCATAATCTACCCTTTCTTACTTTTTAAATTTGCCAAATCCTCTTTCAAACGTAGATGGAAATTATCTTCTCCATCATCACCGGAAAGAAGCCAATCAATTCTTTGGGCATAAACCTGAGCTTTCTTCAGAAGTTCAATACCCTTTTTGAATTCCTTGATAGTCTCTTTAGATAAGCCATATCTGTTAGGCATCGTATGATGATGTTTTCTAACATACTTGTCTTCATCCTCTTCTAACCATCGGTCTTCGAGAAAGCATCTTTCGTCTTCCTCATCCAATGGATGACCATCAACATAATCTTCTATCTTTGTATATATGTCAGCAATCCGATACTGAGCATAATCAAAACGTCCACCACTCATTGACTTTTAACTTCAAACTTGAACTTACTTCAATGCACTCAACCTCGCTTCTAGCTGTTGGATTATGTTATCTATAGTCTTTCCCCTATAATCAATAGCAATATCTTCCAGCACCTCAATCTGAGCCGCAATTTTTAATCTTTCTCTTACTACTGTCATAATCAAACTTGTTTATTATGATGCCGTGCTTGCAAAGTTGTAATGCACGATATAAACATAACCGCCATACATCTTTCCGATTGTTACTTCAACGAAATCAAAGATAATGTCGCCATCCATCTTGTAAGAAATCAAAGGTTCAGTTGGGAATGCATGGTGTTCTGTGTTGAAACGATACACTTCTTGTGATAGTAACTGCTTGAATACATCAACCTCACCATCCTTTGAAAAAACACCTTTAAACTCATCTTCATTGTCAATTGCAACAACTACTCCAAGTTCACTTCTGACACATACACCTTCATTTCTACCACTTTGTTCATTATACAAGACAGGTAATGTGTAAACACCTCTTGATTCTTCCATATGCTAATTCTTAATTTTGTATTTTGTTTTTATCCTTCAAGTTGCTTACATTGAGCTAAGTCTATTGCGTACGCCCAACGCTTAGGAACAAAAGACATCGTAGGTACGAACCTATCCGCACGCTCAACACATACATCTTGCGTCCGGTAAATCAATCCGTCTGAGCCTTTTACTTGCAACTCTACTAGAATTGTATGGTCTAGCATCGGGAACTTATCAATATCATGCCAGACTTCACCGCCTTCAAGAAAGGTAGGCTTTATATGGTTCATCTTTGCCATAAAGTACTTCATGTAAAATGTTTGACTTATATTCGTTAGTTATGGTCTCGCAACTACCAAAGCACCACAAATCCTTGGATTGCTCCTTGTGTAACCTTGATGACTTTATATAATAGCCATTGTTGACATCATAATGCTTACGTACCATGATATTGTCGTTTACCACTCCGACCTCATCATCCGTAATTACATAGAACATTCGACCATCACTAAACGCTTTCAAGCCTTTGTACACTCCATTAGAGACAACCATCTTTTCATAGCCATTCGGCTCCCAGTTGGCATAATCCCAGATGGTTTCCAAATCATCATCATTCAGAAGATTATTATCAATAATAACCTTGCCAATTACCTTGAATTTGCCATCATGCATCATAGCCTCAACGACAAATTCATCGGCAGCGTTGAAATTACTAATCTCTATGGGTCTCATAATACTTGTGCTTAATATTCTCGTAAATCACTCTCTTTGCAGCCTTTGCTCTTCTGTTATTATCAGAAAAAACATCATCATACAAAGACATATCTTCACTCTCAAAAGCCACATGCTCACCTTTGTAGCAAGCATCAAAGCGGCATCCTTTTTCGGACTTAGCCGCAGTAAACTTTATCTTACCAAACTTAATCTGCATAAGCCCTATCCTAGAAAAAATATTAATGATACTATTTCAAGAGCAAATAAAAACGCTAACGCATTCTCAATTGTGAATACCTTTTTCATTGTTTCAATACAGTTTTACGTGTGTCTCACGTTCTAAATTTATATTGTAAGGGGATTTCATATCCCCTTTGTTGTTCTTACTTCAAAACTCGATAAGTTTTATCGAAATCATTAAAACTCTTCAAGTAACCTTTCTCGGTCAAAGAGTTTAAAATTTCTTTCAACTCATCCCTGGTATTATCCAAATCGAAATCATACAAATCTTCAAAAGTAAAGTACTTGTTACCTCCGATTACATCAGCCATCACTCCGATGTTGCCATAAACCATTGTTTCTTTCTTACTCAATCTAGTATTCATAACGAATCACAGTTTTTAAGGTGTGTCTCACCTTTTTAAAATTAGTAACCTTGTTTCTTAATTACAATGCAAAGATACAAAGAATATTTGAAATATGCAAATTATTTAATGTATTTCTTTTATCTTTTAACACTTATTATGCGCTTAGACACAAAATTAACTTTCTGTAGCAGAAAAAGCCAAAGAATCCACCATTTCGTTATACATATTACCTCTATGAGCCTTTACCCAATGGTATCTTATCGTCTTGTCTTTCGCTACCTTATTGTATATAGGTTGCAAATCTCCTAACTTGCATGCCTGTATTCTCTCTATAGCTACTTGGCAATCCACATATACATCAACAGAACATAAGAGAGGGCAATCACCCAATGCATGAATAACCGCCCTTATTTCGGCTCTCACCGAATCGTTCACTTTAGCTGTGATAAAAGTATATTTCCCACTTTTGATAATAACTCCCTTATGAAGCACAAGCCAGCCACAACCACACTTTTCTTTCTTACTAGAACCATCGGCATACACCTCGTAGCGCACACCTTTTGCCTCATCAGCAATCATATGAGCAACAACCTCCAAAGAATCATTGCTCATCACCTTGGCTATTTGCTTGGCTTTCTTCTTCATAAACGTTTAAATCAAACCTCGTTCCTTGAACTCATTCATCAATGGTGTTGCCAAGACCTCAATATCTGGATGAGGCTTTCCGGTAGTTCCCTTTGATCGCAAATCGAAGAAATGCTTCCAATCGCTCACAAATGCGGTATGAATCAACTCCGTGTTGGTATCAAGAGGAAGTATTGTTCTCGCATCTTGTGGCTTAAGACCATCATCCTTGACCAAAGACAAATACATCATTTCGCATACTCTATTGGCAAACCACCATTTTTCTACCGGACTCCAATGTTCATAACTACCGATGTTCTTTGATAGGTCAACAAATGTTCCACCATCAAAAGGCAATGGATTAACCGCATCATTTTCGCTAACCCACTTTGGCTTGTTGATAGCAATCTCGCCTCCGAACTTATCTTTACTATAGTTGCAATATCGGGTGCTTTGTTCCGCTACGGAATCTACACGATGTCTGTTAGCCTCTCTACTTACCGCAATCTGAGTAGTAAAACGGACTGTTATTCGCTTCTCATGCCATTCCGTAGGCTCGCAAATATAGTCCAAATCCTCAAACCAGTTATTTTCAACTATCACTCTGTAGTTGGTTGTGATATAGTAGTCACTGCCAATCTGCATCACCTTTGAATATTTGTTCTCACGATAGTGCTTGACCAATAAAGACTCCGGTACAAAAAATCCTTCTTCATAGGCAACATGGAGGTAAATCGTTCCATGCTCACACATGGCAAGATGATTACTGCTTACCATACGCTCAACGAAAGGCTTTGCGCTGTCTTTATCAATCTTCATACTTGACGCATAACATGTACGACCGCACAACTCTATCTGTTTATAAACTCCATCCATGCCCTCACCTTGGGATAGGATTTCATATCTCGGTTCTAATATCTTCATGTCCTTATAAGTTTTGAAATTCGACCACAAAGATAACTATTATTTTCCACTCTACCAAAAATTAACACTCAGTTTAACAACACTTATCTATATTGTGAAAAACAAAAACTTTCACCCCAAAAAAGAGGAGAGTGCATCACGCATTCCCCTCTTACTTTAACATGGCACAAATTAAGTTTACAATCTACTCATCTTATCTTTCAATTCGTGTATATCATTGAATGCTTGCAACATAGGCTTATGCCAACGCTCTTGTCGCTCATCAATCGACTGCAAGTACATTAAGCTTTGTGCAAGGATAGTCCTACCCTCATCAACAGCTAACCAAATGTTACCTACATTACCCATTATAGTATTCACGCTAGCTGTTAGTAAGCTACTCTCTGCGCCACCATCACGAGCCGCAATAGCATCCAACTTGGTATTTATGAGCTTTGTTTCCTCATACGTTCCCTCTGTTGCAATTTGTACCGCAGTGAAACGACCATTCAACTCTTCTCCAGTATCTTGGCTCATTGATTCAAAAGAACCGGAAGAAGCGGACTGCTCGTAAGATTGCTTGTAGCCCGTTATTTCGGCTACTTCATCTCTAATCTTCAGTCCTTCTTGAACCATTTCATCATACTTTCCCTTCAAGGCAGTTATATCTGTCTTTGACAATTTACCACCATTTGCCTCAGCTCGTTCCGCCCATTCGTCATAGAATGCTTGCATATCATTTCCCAACAAATCATCCACCTTAGCTTTCAGAACGGCTTGCATAAGCATCTTGGAGAAATTATCAGAGAAGTCTTGAGCAGAGGAATTCATATCCATCAAAGTATCTATAAACTCGCTCTTCAAACTATCAAAAGATATTTGCGTCAAGCTTTCTGCAAGGTCATCAGCAATTTCCTCTAATGTTCCAGCCTCAGCCGCATAGTCTTTCAACTTTTCAAGAACTCTACCTCCATAGCCACCCTTACCTGTATTCTTGATAGCCTCAACCATATCTGGATTCTGCAAAATAGCAGCTGCTTCATCAGCAGATTGCAAGTCGTTAAGATTACCATTCCATTGTCTGCCTATTGCATCGGACACCTTTTTGATTTGCTCTTGCGAAAATCCTCGGAAATAAGCGTTAAAACTGTGATGAGAGCCATGATAACCCATTTGCGCCTCCATGATACTCTTTAAATTTTGTTCTTTCTCCTTTTGGAGGTTTTCGGCTTTTTTAGCATCCTCTACGGCTTTAATACCACTATTCTTGTCTATGGAGTCTCGTAACTTGTCTATAGCATCCGTCAAGATTTCATTTCTATCCGTCAGTTTGTCTATAGTCCGGTGTACTTCTTTTGCGTTTCCACTAACTCCAAACAAACTATTGAAGCCACCAAACGATATTGTATTGAGAATATTGCCAATACCGCTTATCAAAGACCCTCCTATCTGTGTGATAAAATCACCACTTAGGATATTCTTCAATATACCATTGACCGCATTCAGAACTGTATCAATCAAGCTACTAATCAATGTTCCGATACCATCCTTCAAAACATCAAGTATCTTCAAAATGGCAGCAACAATTTGGCCTATAAGTCCGGCTTTTGACAATCCTTCACTTAGCGCATCGCCAGCTTTCTTGCCAGCGGCTGCGGCTGCGTCTGCGGCTTCCTTACCCATATCCTTCAAACCATCAGCCGCATTCTTAGCCTCGTCCAAGGCTTTCAATCCATCAATTCCACCTTTAAGCTGATCAAAGCTATCCCAAAGAGATGCTAAATCAGATAGTCCAGAAGTAGAAAGGAACTCATGAATAGCAGAAATCGGTTGTGTCACATTTTGTGTCGTTTGAGCCAACTTCTGACCACTAGTACGAACTTTTGTGTTAGCCGTAACAATCTTCTTTCCGGACTCCGCTAACTGACCTTGAACTTTATTCAATTCTTCTTGTAGCCTTGTTTGCTCTGCTACATTGCCCGACATTTTCGCATTCGCTATCTGATTTTGTAAATCCTTAATGCGAGGTATAAGCTTGGTTTCCGTTTCCGTATATTCATCTTGAGCAATTTTCGCATTCTTCAGAGCATCCTGATAAGCTACAACATCCCTTGCAAGGTCTTTCCAACCTAAATCACTTGTATTGCCAATCGAATTACGGATATTCTGCATAGCATCAACGATACTCTTCTGCTGGTCTGCACCCAAATTTTGGAACTTATCCGTACCTACGAACTTATCCAGATCTGCCAATAAAGGAACAAGCGCATCCTTCATAATGCCACCAACATTTCCGAAGACTTGATACCAATCTATCTTCTGCATAATAGCACTAGCCTCAACCGAATCCGTCTCTTTCTTCTGCTCTTCTTTCAAAGACTTTATCTTCCATTGCTTGCTTGAGTCCGAATCCGTAGAGTTTTCAACCTCGCTAATCCTCTTAGCATAATCGGCAGCAATAGCTAACTTCTGCTCCTGGAATGTGCCATAAGTCTTCAGATAATCGTACATGCTTTGCGCTTCTTTAGCAAGTACATCCTCATTCTGCTTTACCGCCTTATCCCGAATTGCATTCATCTGATTAGCAACACTCATGCCTATGGTCATATTCATGCCATTGACCTTAACCGGATTACCCTTGCTATCCTTCATGGTTTCATTCAAAACCTCATTCTTATACTCTTCATCGGTTTTGCTCTGTTTCCACATATTAGCCTTACGACCCTTGCCGGAATTAACCCAAACAGCTTGGTCACGTTTTTTTCTAGCCTCAACCAATTTGTCTATACCTTCTTCTACCGCCTTTCTCTCCTTGTCGGCATTCTCGGTAATCTGAGCCAATTCCTTGCTATAACCCTCATTCATCGCATTGATGCGATTCTTGGTCATATCTTGGATAGCTTTCTCCGAATAGGATGAAATAGACTTGGAATAGTCCTCCTCAGCCTTTCGCTTATTACCAGCCTTTGTCTCAGCATCATTCCTAGCCTTTTCAGCATCCCTAGCCGCTTTCTCTCTTGCCTTCTTCTCCTTATCTATCTCCTTTTGGCTTTTCTTCGGCTTACTTTCGATGTTGTTACCTCTTGCTTGCATCATAGCCAATTCGTTTGCGACCTGTTCGTAAGTCTTATATTGACCTCCTACTTGAAGAACATCCCCTTTTTTGTGTCCATCAAGCCAATTCTTTCTCGCAGCCATACTCGCTTTCAACTGAGACTGAGACATATTCTTAATCCATGCAGGAAGTTCACTATCATCATAGTTAACCTTAATATCAAGATGCAACTTTCTACTACACAACTTTATTGTCTCTTGGATTTCACTATTCAAATCCTTGAAGCTCTTCTTTGCATATTGATTTTTCAAAACTTGTTCCTCTTGCGCATAAGTCAACTTAGATGTGGCTTTTCTCGCACGTTCTGCGGCATTGACGCTATTATTTATAGAATCAACAGTACCATCCAACTCAACTCTGTTGCTAACAAGCCCATCAGTAAAGTCGTTTATGTCAGGAATCATCTGAGCCACCTCAGAACGGCTATGGTGCATATTTTCGAGATAAGTTCCTATTTTTACATTCAACTCCCCTTGTAATTGAGAATATTGAGCATTCAATGCATTGTACACCTTTAAATCTCCACCACAAGCATTCATCTCCTTTCGCAGTTCAGCTAACTTGTCTATGTCATCCTGACTTACGAGACTTCGAATAGTACCCATTTCTACATCAGACAACTTATCATCTATAGAATCTTTAAATGAGCTGAAAGATGAATCATTTGAAGAATTATAATTATCATAAGCCTCTTGTAATTGATTTGCACGCTCCATTTCAAGAGAACGCTTTTCTATTATACCGATAAGTTCTTCTTCATGCGCCTTTAACTCATCAGCTTGCTCGCTCATGCTTTGAGACTTCATTTTAGTCTCATCCAATTTTATCCCATATTCTTCATAAGCAGACTTCAATTCATTTATTGTGTCCTTATGGTCTTCTGCATTGCCGTTATTAAGAACCGCAAACAAGGAACGAACCTTATTGCTAGCCTCAGCAGCCTTATTTCCCATATCTTGTGTCTTCTTTGCGGTATCTTCCTCCTCGCTTCCAAACATCGCAAAAACGGATATTGCGGTTGTTACCAAAGTAACGATGGTAGTTAAAGGATTTGCAAGCATTGCAGCCCATAACTCCCTCATACTAACGGTAACGGCATTAGTAGCCCATGTTAACACATTTTGAGCTAAGACTAACCCCTTTGTGCCAACAGATAATATAGAGGTAACAAGGGAATTTCGTTCCTTTGCTCCTGTATTCACGTTCTCGGACGTTGTATTTACATTAGTAGCCGCAGTATTAGCTGTCTTTGAAGTCGAATTTGCCGTATTAGCAATAGTTTCCGAAGAAGTAGCATTTGCATTAGCACCTTTTGCGGTTGCATTGCTCGCTTCAGAAGTCGTATTAGCTTGTGTAGCAGTAGTTGCCGCCTCCGTAATGCTAATCTTACCATCCTCTATATCTATTCCTTGCTGAACAATATCCCCAATTTCATCTGCCGCAGCTCCGGTCTCTTTATAGACCTCAGTTTCATACTCTTCAGCTTCTGCTAACTTTTCAGTCGTAGTTTGAAGCTCCTGTTGGATAGCCTTACGCTTTGCGTTAGAACTTTCGTATTCCTCATCCGCTTGCTGACGCTTTTGCATCAGCTCTTCCAATTTCGCTTGTTCAGCCTCGTATTGAACTATTGAACTATTTTCGTTATCCGAAAAAGAATCCGCATAGCCACCAAATGAAGTCGTATCAACCGCCCCATTATCATAGACCAATTCCTTTTCTTTCTGTTCTATGATTTGCTGCTGCTTTTTTATTTCCTCATCAAGCTGAGCAAGGGCTACTCTCTTTTCACGAGCCTCATCCATCGCCTTATCATAGCTCTCTTGTTGCAAGTCAACTTTCTTCTGTAAGGCGTTAGTTTCCAAAAGAGTCTTACCATAAGCGGTTTCATTTGCCTTGGCTATTTTTTGCTTTAAATCTGCCTCAGCTTTAGCTTGTTCCGCAGCCTTGTTTGCGGCTGCAATATCAGCTTCTTGCGATTTCTTAGCACGCAACTCTTCCTCAGCAGCTTCTTTGGCATTTACCGCATTTTGCCATTGGAGTTGTTCTTTCTCCGCAAGTCTTGTCTGCTCAACCAAGAGGTCACGCTTCAACTGGAGTTGTTTAGCCATTTCTTCACTAATCAACCCCTCAGATTTCGCTAATTCTATCTGCTTAGATATGCGTTTCTCCGTTTCATCATCACCGATATTTTCGGTATCGGACAAAGCATTCCCCAACTCATTATAACGGCTTGCCTTATAATCTTTTGTATCTTTTCCGTTAAGATGTCGGTAATCATTTTCCATTTCCTTGAACTGAGCCATTTTCTCATCAAGTCCCTTGGAAAGTTCCAAAGCCTCCATCTGTTCCTTAGCAGCAGATTGTTGCTGAGTGACAAGCATATCACGTTTAAGTTGCAATTGCTCTGCCATTTGTTTGGTTATGATTCCATCGGTCTGAGCCTCTTTGATTTTAAGAGACACAAGTTCCTCAGCCTTATCCGTACCCAACATATCTGTATTAGAAACAGCCTTATTTAAATCCGAAAGTCTTTGGCTCTTATATTCGGATGTATCTTTTCCGGTGTAGGAATGATACAATTCAGCTTCATCTTTGTACGCTTTTATCTTTTCGTCAAGATTACTTGCAATACTATCAAGTGTAGCTTTGTTTTGAGCTTTTTGGATGGATGCTGCCGCCATCAGACCTGCCTTATATGTGCCTACGGCTACCGCAGCCGAACCAATAACTTTAACGACCGCCTCCCAATTGTCAACCAAAGACGAAATCAAGTCTAAACCAGTACCAAATATTCCTTGCGACTTCTTGCCGAGTTCGTTAAACATCTGGTCAACGCTATCGCCAATGTTAGACCATTTTCCTTGCAAGGTTGTGGATTGCTTTTCCATCAGTCCACCAAACTTGCCGCCCTCTTCGGTCATGTTGATGATAGCTTTTTTCACCAAATCAGCTCCGACCTTTCCATCTGTAACCGCTTGCTGAACCTCTTGGGTTGTCTTGCCCATGATTTTACCAAGCTCCTCAGCCATCGGGATGCCTCTGCCCATAAACTGACGCAAGTCCATCGTGTACATGCGGCCTTGGCTCATTGTTGTACCATACAAATACACCAAATCGTTCAACGGAACGTTCAGACCTGCCGAAATATCTCCAAGATGAACAAGAATATCATTAACCTCATTTGCAGCCGTACCATAAGCCAACAACTGCTTTGCCCCATTTGTTATCGAACTCATGTCGAAAGGAGTCTTCGCAGCCGTTTGAACAAGTTGGTTCATCAATGCTCCTGCTCTCTGCTCACTACCAAGCATTGTAGTGAATGAAATTTCAAGCTGTTGGAATTGTGAACGAACATTAAAGATGTGTTCTGCCAATTGTTCAAACCCCAGGCCACCTACGAGGCTCATTGCTAATTGCTTTGCATCACCACCGAGACGATTAAATAAAGATGTTGCACCCTCACCAACAGTAGGAACTTTCTTCATTTCCACAATCATTCCGGCAAAGGCATCAGTCATCACCTTCACGTTATCAGTAGTTGCATTCGAAGAACCTGAATAGCGGACATACTCAGCTTGCATGTTTTGCAATTCAGTTCTTGCTTGCTTTCCTAATCCCGCAAGATTCTCGTAACGCCTTTTCTCATCATTGAGTATAGTGGAATTTTCGCTTATATCACGATTAAGGATTGTTGAAGTGCCAATATCTAAGCCTCCTTTACGAAGTTTAGACTGCATCTTTGCAATCTCGGAAGAAAGTCTTTCAATCTTTCGCTTAGATGCGTCTGCTTGCAACTCGAAAGAATAAACCTCTCTTGTAAGATTCTGCATTTTCTTGGCATAATCACTACTCATCACCAAAGCATAGCGAGACATTGCGGAACTAAGCTCTGTCACCTTTTGCTTTTGCTCTGCATATTTGTCCGTAAGGTCTTGAACCACCGCCTTGTCTGTCGCCTTTGTTGTTTTCTGTAACTCACCACGCAATCTTTCAAGCTCTTGCTTGGCTTGCTTGATTTGGTCGAAATTCGCTTTGATGTTAAATTCTAGCTGTGCCATCCTTATATGTTTTTATTGGCAAAATTAGCTAATATTCAAAGGAGCAACGAAAGAATTAATGTGTGCTATTTCACAAAAGATTTAAGTGCAAAAATTAAGGTATAGATACTAAAAAAGCCTTCCACATTCACATGCAGAAGGCTCATTTCTTACTTATTTTCTTCTATATATAAAGACCATCAAATCACGACAGCCTGTAATTCCGTTGAAATTTTACCATTCATCAGACTCCGACTTTGCAAAAGAGCTTTTTAAAATATCATTTAAAATATAATTAATGCGGTCATTAATTGCATTATATAAACGTTCTTTCTTAGGATTCAACTTTCCGTTCTTAAAGTAGTTACTACAATCTCCGGCAAAACTATGAGGTAATTCCGTTGGAGCACCAGTTATAACTTTATTGACCACTGGTGCATTTACACGAAACTTTCCATCTTTGAAATTAAATGAATAGGTGCAAATCATATGTTTTCTTAAAGGAAGCCCCATTACTTTCTCATAATAAGCATCAGTAATAAATGCGCTCAATGTAACTTGCTCGTTTCCAAATTTTGTAATCTCATTTGTCTTAGAAGTATATTTTCTATCCAAATACGAAGATACTGCACGAAACAAACTATCCTGCGAATAACCATCCATAGGAATAACAACAAATTCCTTTTCGTCATCCGTTACAAACTTAAAGTTCGAATTAAAGTGAAACTTTACTTCTTGTGCTATTGATGACAATGTAATAAACATCATCATAATTGCCATAAATAAAAACTTCTTCATAATCACATATTTTTAATTATTGAACTTTGTAGGGAAGACCCCACGTTAATTAACACTTTCTAGTTTATCCAACACGACCCTAGCCTCAGCGATGGACGATGCGGAATACAACTCACCACCTTGTTTTATTAGGGCGATGAAATCACTAATAGCATCTTCTTTGTTCTGCTTATCAAACAATTCTGCTACAGGACAGCCTATAGCGTTTGCTATTTTTTCGATAGTTGATATACGCAAGTCGTTTTTCTCGCTAAGTAAACGAGAAACCGAAACTCTATTCATACCCATCCGGTCTGCTAGGTCTTGTTGCGTTACACCATATTTATTAAGAACATCTTTAAATCTCATAATACGTAATACGTTACATTGTTATTTTCTTGCAAAGATAAGAATAATCTTTGAAATGTAGCATATATACGTAAAAGTATTAACGTAGTTTAAAGAATAGTACGTTACAAATGAATATTTGTTAATTAACCTAAATACGTTACATTTTCTTTCTAAAATATTTGGCAGTGTAACGTAAATATGTTACCTTTGCATCGTGATTAAGAAAGAAAGGTCACAATAACATTATTAATTTAGCTGAGGTTGCACCTCCGAGTCGGCACTCGTAAAACGGTATAGCAATATGACTACTTCAATGATAAGAAGAAACTTGATTCAGAAGTTCGTTATGATAGAGTTCGTAAGCAACAGGATAAACACCCAAAAGGACGTTGATAGAATGTTGAATATGATAACAACTAAGCTCAATATGAACAACGATGAGGCCAAGAGCTTCTTGCGTGAGAGCATCGGACTTACAAAGTAAGTAATTTAAGTTTAACGTTTAAAATTGAAAGATTATGGCTACTACATTTAAGAATATGATGAGAGAAGTGATGAATATGGCTCACAGAGCATTTCAGCTTAAGGGTGCTTACATGAGTTGGACAGAATGCTTGAAGCAAGCTTGGCAGGTAATCAAGCTGAAGGCTCGCATGAAGAAGCAGGTCGTTGAGTTCTATTTTCAGAAAATGAATGGTGAGATTCGTCAGGCTTTCGGCACATTGATGGAGAGTCACATTGACTACACTCCAAACGGCAAGGGTTACGCTTGCAAGGACTGCACCAAGTATTGGGATGAGGTCAAGGGAGAATGGAGACAATTCAAGAACTACAACTTGATTAGAGTTGCTTAACAAGGTTATTAACGATTAAAAAGAAACTAGATATGAGCGCAAAGATTATAGTGATGCAAGGCAACATGGTTGCTACCATCGAAGAGACGAACAAGGACGCATTTATCAAGCGTGGTGAGTATAAAGAGACCGATCTGGACAGACATAAACGTGAGGTTGATTTCTTGATTACAAGCATCGCAAACCGCTACGAAGTGACATTCAATCACAAGGTAGAGCTGAAAGAAAGCCGAAGCATCAAGAAAAGCGAGTATTTCGATAACATCTACTACGTTACCGAGAATGCATTGAACAAGCTGAAAAAGCAATACTCATACGAGTGTGATTTGTAATAGATTTCGTAAGGCACACCGAAACAACTGCACATTATCTTTGAAGTTTAACTATTAAATTTCGTGAGCAATGGAAAGAAGAAGTAATGTGCAGCATCGTGCCGAAATAGTTGGTCGTGCTGGCGAGGACAGAAGTCCTCCAAAGTAAAACAAACGTTAATGTTTTAAACAAAACACTAAAGTGTTTGCAAGTTAAAGAAAATAGCATTAACTTTGCAGCCGAAAGTAATAATGGTTGTGAAGTAACGGACACGACTGACGAATAAAGAAGACATATTAAACAAATGGTTATAAGCTCCAAGCGTGGAGTCATATTTCGTCAAGCCCATTCCGTTACATTTGTGGGTAGGCGAAACAAGCCCTGTCCATCCTCTCTCACAACATGGTGGACGGGGCTTTCCTATTTGCAAGAAACCATACTTATAATATTTAAATTGTTTAATATGAAAGATCTTTTAGAAAAGAATTTGAATGATGCACCCATGCTGGGAGCATTCGTAAATCAAAGTGAGAAAATCAAGGTTGAAGGCTTTGAACTCATCAAGGTAGAAGAACGTGATGGTAAGCAAGCCATCAATGCAAGAGAGCTGCACCAAAAGTTAGGTAGCAAGTATCAATTTGCGAATTGGATTCAAGAGCGTATTGAAAAGTACGGATTCGTTGAAAATCAAGACTATGAGGTTTTTAAGGAAAATCTTAAAAACTCAAAAGGTGGCAGACCAAGCAAGGAGTACGCCCTATCTTTAGACATGGCGAAGGAGTTGTGTATGATTGAGAACAATGAGAAAGGTAGGATGATTCGCAAGTACTTCATTGAGGTTGAGAAAAAGGTAAGAATGCAGAGTGTTCCATCTTTGCCCGATTTCACCAATCCGGCTATAGCAGCGAGAGCTTGGGCTGACCAGTTCGAGAAGAACCAAGTGCTGACCTTGGAGAACAAGCAACAGAGAGAGGAACTTGCCAAGGCATCGCAGGAGATTGTCGGACTGAGCGCACAGATTACAACAATGAAGCCTAAGACTACTTACTTCGATGTGATGATGAAGAACAAGAGCACAAGCGTGATTACATCAATGGCGCAGGATTACGGAATGAGTCCGCAAGCATTCAACAAATTGTTGCATGAGCATGGTATCCAGCACAAGGTTTCTGACCAATGGGTCTTGTACCGCCAATATTTGGATAAGGGATATGTGAATAGCGAGCCAGTGACCATTACGCACAATGATGGAAAACAAACCATCAAATACAACACGAAATGGACTCAAAAAGGGCGTTTCTTTCTCTATGAGTTCCTAAAGGAGAAAGGTATCTTACCTTTGATTGAACGAAATAATAATGGTGAGACACACTAGGACAACTGTAAAAGCCCCAATCTCGTTAGAGGTTGAGGCTTTCTTTATTTTTACATTTACATCTTATCTAACCCATCGGAGAACAAACACTTTTGCGCTAATTTTCAATAACTTGTATTTTTATTACAGAAGTATTGTTATTTTACATTTCGGCTTCATTATACTCATAATCCCAGAGGAATAACTTGCCTTTGACGTTTCTAATCGGCTTATCGAACAATTTAGCATTCTTCAAGAACCAATGATATTGGAAATCTTCAGCAAATGCATCCGGATAAGCCTCATGGAATTGAATATCATCCAACTCTACGCTGCCGATAATGGCTGACGTTGGCAAGTCTTTGAAGTCTGGAATAACAATACCATGCTCTTGGCAATATTTCTTCATTGCGCTCTCCTGCCATCCGTCAAGTTTTTCGGGTTTGGCTTGGCTAGCATGAATAAGGAAACGACCACGGAACTTTCTATTCCATGTTCTGTTCTCAATGGTCTTGCAGCCGATAGCAATTAACCAAGCATACGGCTGACGAATTGATAATACTTTCATAAGCTCATTGTTTTATTATTTGCATCCGCAAAGGTAACAAAAACCTTCGAGAAATACAAGGAAACTCTAATTTATTTTCATGTTTTCTAAAAATAATCTTGAAATAGCTTGCATCCTACAGACGGTAAGAGGTTAGAACCTCTTCCGTCTTTTCTTTCTTATTCTATCCCAATCCGGTTTAAGAACATCCATCGTGCAGACCATTGCCTTGTACTTGTCACTTAGTTCACCCTCGTTCATAGAGGAACGGAAAGTATACATCTTGTATCGTTCATGCTCTGGCACATATAATCCCACCATCAAGGAACGGACTCCATCCACCTCCTGCTCCGGTGCTATCAATACAAGCCCCTCGTTCATGCTTTCCAACTTAAAAATCTTTGAGGTGACAACCTCATAATAGTCTAGTACATTCATATTCTTGTCTCCTATAATTAGTTTGTACGTTCAAACACTTCAATATACTGGATAGAGCTACAATCAATATATTTACGTGTAAACACTACTGTACTTCCACTTCCAATCATAAGTGTTCTGTTCTTTGTATTGCAATTGAAAGAGGTTTCACCACCAACACTATTGAAGTCGAAACTTATTTTTGCTCCACCTACCAAGTTGATACTTCCTCTAAGACCTTTGTCCTCGGCTTCGCCTAATATCACATTCACATGACCTGCACCCATATTCTCCTATAATTAATTGTTAAACACCTTCTCTAATAAAGATACGTATGATAGAGTCACTATCAATGTAATCTCTGTTTCCGTTCTCACCAAGTATAGTTATCAAATGCTTTTTTTTGTTATAAAGAACATCGGCAGTAAAATCAAATAACTTTGATTTGCTAAAGTTTGCATGAGGTAACTGCCCATTAGAGAGTGAAATTCCTGCAATGCAACCGCACTCCTTTGCATCATCTAAGATGTCTTTGATAATCTTAATATCCATAGTCTTATTACTTTACTTCTCGTTCTACAATATCAAAATTATCCCACGTCTCTCCTTCGCTGTCTGAGATATGAAAGAAAGAATCTGAGATATTGTATAGATAATCATCGCAATTCAAAACTCGCTTGTAATTCTCCAAAGTGTTCATTCCTTTGTGCCTTATCGCCTTTCTAGCCTTATCTCTGGTATCGAAGACTTCTGCATCAGTTTCTACAGCTTCACCTAATCCATGTTGGTATGAAGAAATTACTACATATACTTTCATAGCTTAAACTCCTTATTTATTACGCAACCTTAGATAATGTTTCTTCATCAATCTCAATCCATTGGCAAGCATCCTTGCGGAAAAATACCTTGCTAGGGATAATCTTGCCATCAACCTCCAAGCTATCGCCATTGCACTTGAAAGTATGGTTCTTTGTCAATGGTACAAGAAGGTACGTTTTGCCCTCTCTTTTGCGTTCTACAAGCGTTTTGTCCGTCCCAAGGATAATTGATACCCTTTCTTCCTTATCGTCCTTTAGAACGCCTATTTTATCTGTATGCTCGATATAGAGCACATTCAGAAAATTCTCATCCATTTTCTTATGCATTAATCATTTTGTTATACTTCTTCTTATTAACACCTCGTTTAACGGCTTCATAGAGCAAAGTCAAAGCTAATGCTTCATCCTTGACTTTCAAAGCCTTCAAGGTATCTCTTTTGACGTAGCGGCTCTCATCGACCTCACACAATGGTACGTAGCCTTTGTGCTTGAAATTTCTTCGACCAATCGCCCAAATCTCATAGCCATCCGGAAACTCGTTTGTTATCTCGAATACATAATTGCCATCATTAAACTTTTCCATAATCAATTGTATTAAGTTCTTTACCTTATCTTTTCTTACTCCTCCCATCGGAAAGCGTTAGGGTCTTTTACGACCTTCTTGCTGGCTTCGTCCCACATATAGCCATCATTAAACCACTTAGGGGCTTTACCATTGATTACTCGTTTTGCATCGGCTATGCTAGCATAGTCTGGTTCAACAACATTATCAATGCGAACGGCAACCTGACCGAATACGTCCTCCACCTTGGTAATATGATGCCCTTTGTAGAACACTTCTTTCAAACACTTAGCAATTGTCTCCATATCTCAAATACTTTAAAAGTCCTAAACTAAAGGGGTGTTTAAAGGCACACCCCCTATTAAGCCTCGCCAAACACCTTAGAACGTGAATATATCTTTATGCAACTCGCAAGAAGTTGTAAGCCTTGAATTGTCTCCATGCGCCCTTTGCTTCATCCCAATAGCGGATGCAATCTCTTGATGCTGCATGCCCTGTACCATTTGGAGTATAGTCAATGTGGCTCTGAAGGAGAGTACCAAAGGCTTGTCTTACCTCACCATTCATCTTCATAAAGAAGAACTCTACTACCTTGGTCTTCATCGCTGACTCAAGCTTTACAACCTGCCAAGCCTGTTTCAAGCACTCAACCCAAGACATTGAACTTGATTTCAACTGATAGGCTCTATGTGCTAACTGCATTACCTTTCTCATCTTGTTCTTAATTGAAGTAGTCATATCCTCAAACCGTTTTACGAGTGCCGACTCGGCTGCATAGCAGCAATTAATAGTTAAACTTTAAAGCCTTTATCTCTTAAAGACATTGCAAAGATAGTAGTTTTTTCTAATATTACCAAATATTTCTATAAGAAATTTCTAATATTACCACTTATTTAACACTTATAAGCTATTTCTAAACATTTATTCACTAATTATTAGCTAATTCTAATATTTAACTCTTTTTCTTTGGCAGTTAAAAAAAAATAAGCTATCTTTGCAGCATAATAAATATTAGTATTCACTTATATATAATAAGGTATGGACTTAAAGAAAATAATTAGGAGTCATGGGCAAACCATTTCATCTGTAGCTGAAAAGTTAGGTATTACCCAATCAGCTTTATCGCAACAAATCAATAATGGCTCAATTTCATTTGCGAAAGTAGAACAAATAGCTAGTATTTGTGGTTGCTCGCCATCTAGTTTCCTTGCTATTGATGGTGAAACCTTATCGCATCCGGCTATCATCTGCCCCCATTGCGGCAAGCCTATCGAGCTGGAGATTAGGGCAAAGGAGGGGAAATGATATTCCTCTCCTTTTACTCTTCTATTCTTTCTCCTTCAAAAAGCCTATACCTGCATGAACATTACCCAACTTATACCAAGACTGGCTTAAAGTCATAACATAACTATTGAAGGATTCTTCCCCAATATCAAGGGTGAAGTCTTCATCTACATCAGGCTCTCCATGTCTTACGTACCCCTTATTCGGGGTGTATAGCAATCTATGATATGAGCCGTTCTCACAAATATAAAGTCCGCTATTACGCCAATCGGAACTCCAAAATTCCGGTTTATTCACGTAACAAAGCATTACATCACCATCGTAAATAGGAATACTATGACTTCGCTCATCCTTTTCTCCAACAAATTTTTCGCTATCAACATTGTCAGACTGACGGATAACAGATACGATGGAGTAACCATTTCCAATAAAGTCCGCTATATCAACATATGTTCTTTGCTCTCTAAGGTCAAATTCTTGTTGGCTTCTTACGCCATCTTTCTCAAATATTACAAGTATTCTTGTGTACTTATCACCAAAATTGACCATACTTAGAATCAAGCCGTTGTTCATGTAAGACGCATAAGCTTCTTTGGCTAGTGTTAATACACGCTCTAGATATTCCAATGGCTTGTATCTAACTAGCCAAGACTGACCTTTATGCATCTTTTGCAAGTACGAATACATGTTCATCGCCTCGCATTCATCTATTCCATGCTTCTTGCAGACCAACTTGAACTTATCCGGATAAACACTAGTTACAAGTCTATCCAATTCGTCCATAGCTTGCATGGCTTTCAAATAATCATTTGCTTCCATTTTACTAATCTTTAAGTTTCTCAATTATATAACCACGACCTGTATAGGTACAAGACAAGCCAATATACACTAGCTGATGTAAAAGCCACCATTCCTCAGTGAACGGCAATCTATCACACTTCACGAACTCATCTTCATCCTCAAAATCGGATGCCTTTTCCAATATTTCTTCCTTTGTCATTGCTTATATTATTTATTCTAAAATCTATTAAATACACCATCCGCAACTACCTACGCATAGTTTGCATTCCAATTCGTTGCAGATGTTATAATATTCTTCTTCCGTTATATTATAGCGGTTTAGTACTTCCTTTGTTGGAGGCTTTGGGTCAAAGTGCATATCGGCACAAGCATAAGGCTCTGCATCTTCATGATGATGGTCATATGTATCACCAAAATCATTTTGTTCAGCACTTTTTCCATTGATAGTGAATACCTCTGTACGGCAAGGTAACGCATGATGCGTTTTTATCTTTAATTCCATATCTTAATATATATAAACTACTATTCAAAACTAAAAATTATACAATGCCCTCTTAAGTTTAATCCTAAGTTCTTCCTTCATTTGCGACACTTTGTCATATGAATCGTAATATCGTCCGTAATTATTATAATTAGACCTATTTACGCAATGAAGCCCGATAATAAGCAAATCTAACTCATCATCAGTCAAGGAAACTTTTTTCATAAGCTTACTTCTTTTGATTAAAATACTTTTCCAACTCTCGAAGAATGAACAGCCCTCCTATCTTGAAAGACTGCTCTATCACCACTCGATGCTCCTTAAATACGTTTTGACTTCTTGCAAACCGAAACGCTTCATTCTCTAGCATAAGCACAAACTTATTAAATTCTGCATCGGTCATTTGCATTCACCTCCTTCCTTTGAGAATAAATCATCAATATAGAGCCACCCGTCTATAGGCATATTCTCAACAAATCCTTTCCAAGACTTGAATTCTTTGACTTGGGCTAATGAATAATAGTTGCCTACACTATAGTGCAGCAATGTCCATTCATCATATCCTTCTGGCTCTTTATTTGTTTGATGCCACAAGTCCTTCAAGAATTCATTGATAGCCCAGCGAGCACCTTCCATGAAACTATCAGAAGCAGTAGGCTCTTCGTGGTTACTACTGAGCCATCTACTGTGTTGCATTGCTGCTTCTTTTACTTTCTTATCGTCTATCATAACTATTGTTGTATTAAAAATGTAAATATGAACGTTCAAGAAAACTAAGTAAAACAGCATGTTCTTTATATGCGAAAGAATCTGTTCTTCCCATTCTCTCAAAGCGTTGCATTTGCCTTTTACAATGCTCTATAAGTTCTTTCTTAAAAGCTTCGTCCATAACTTACCTCCACATCTTTAGTTGTACCTAACAATGATTCGTTGCCTTCGTAAGGGATGCAGAACTCCCATCTACCATTAACACATACATAGTCAAGATATTCATCTGTCTTATCTGTATGGCTAAATATATTTGCACGCCATTCCTCAGTTTTTTGATGTCTAACCAACACATTATCGAATGGTTTCAGCTCTACCTTTGGCATCAAATCCACAATCTGTTTCTTCTCAGCATCCCAAGCCTTGCCTTCTTTGGCTAGAGCATCAAAGAGTTGCTGCTTCTCGGAGTCAGTGGCAAAATTCATTTTGCCCTCAAAAAATGTCCACGCACGAGGCAATGTAGTATAACAATCCATTACACCTGTATTATTTGTTTGGATTGCATGGAAAGCGTAATAATAGAAAGAACCTTCAGCTTTCAGTCTACTAAAAATGGAAACTGTATCACAGTTTTCCTTATGCATAGTTACTATATCCCCATCCTTGAACTCAGGCTGAGCCTTCTCAATTTCCAAAGTTTCAAGGTTTAACTTACCGCCACATCTTTTCTCAATATCTCTGATATAACCATAGGCAATATTGTTATCTAACTTGCTATACTTAGCCGTTTCTGTATTTGGCGTGGCATCAAAATAACATCCGTTGAACTTTGTATAGTCATCAGATGCCCATTCTTTGAAAATGCACATAAATCCACAATCACTGATAAGAACATCGCCCTTCTTCCAAGAGAATTTTTCCCAATCACGCATTGATTTGCTAGGATAGATGCACAAAACTCCTTCCTTGTACAATTTACCGTCTTTATCGAACCATGGATCTTTATTATGATGCTTAACTTGAAAAGCATCACATGCATCAGTAACGACATATAACGTAACACTTCCAAACATATCAGTCCAGAGTTTCGTACCTTCTGGCTTATCCTTGAGGATTTCCGCTATATTAATCTCAGTTTCCATATCTGACTTTTTTATATTCATTTATTCTTCACTAAAATATTTCTTAACAAACGCTCGTTCGGTGAGCCATTTTCCAAACCCCACTCTAAAGTAACGCTTTGATTTACCTTTCGCAAACCCATATTCATCACGAGGTGTGTTAACACTTAGGTGTATCTTAGGAACATGGTTCACCGATACGTATGCAGTTATATATTCATCCGAGAATGCCAAATGCTGAACTTCACGGAACTTTACATTCTTAAAAAACATTTCCTTCATAAGCCTTAGTCCTTATAGATTGCATCAAGAATGCTTCTGAAATTCGGATTATCAATAACGGCTTGGGCATCTTCTTTGTTCTTGAAGTAAATAGCACCTTCGTTATAATTACCACAAGAAGTAATACCATATTCGCTGGTTCGCATGATATTATGCTTATATTCTTGAGAATTCCAGTCCGGTTTCCAATCTCCATTATAGTACTTAGCTATAGTCATTAACCTAGCTAATGCGATTATCTTTCCAGCAATCATTTCAGGAACTTTTATATCGGCAGGACAAACACCTTTACCAGCTAAAGCAGATAAAACATCCGCATAGCTGATTTCCTTCTTCTTAAATGCTATAATGCCAGCTTTCAAATCACTTTTTTCAACGTCCACTTCCATTCCTTTAGGAATATCTATGACTAACTTATTATCTAGCATTTTCATTTTTCTTATGTTTCATTTCCAAAATATATTTTTTATTCACAACCAACTCGAAGAACTTATATTTAGCATGCATGTAGTTGCGACCTAAATCAACTCCACCGACAAATTCTTCTCTATACCAAGAGATTGCCGTATATTTTACAATATCATGCTCTTCCGGATGATTCACACGACCATTCCACACATTTGTGCGAACCAGATCGCAATACCCATCAGGTAATTTGGCACGTATCATCCTCGTATTCTCCGCATCAATATAGACGTTTTTGTATTCCAAATCTACGCCTAAAATTTCCTGATTAAGCTTTGCTACATCCATATCTTTTCAATCTTAAAACACTACGTTGAAGACCCCTCAGTTTGAACGGATTCTTCTCCAGTATTTTATTCACATCATTTCGTATCTTGCGGCTTTCCCACTTCTTTGTAAGACGCATAGCCTTTAACAAACGATGGTCTCCGGCTAGCTTTCCAACATCCGTTTTGCCACAATAATAGCCTTGTCTATAAGCCCAATATCGGGTTTTATAGACTTGCTTCATTATCTTCTTTGCTTGTCTTATTTTCATGTCAGCCTCACTTTCTGCGGAAAAACGTTCCATGACACCAATCACTGCTTTCAACATTCTCATGCAGCTTAGTACATTCTCCTGCAAATATACCATTGAAATATTTACAACGACCGCACTCCTTTGAAATTCTCAAAATTGAACGAAACAAACTAACGTTGGCACTCGGCATATTTACCTTATTCCATCTGATAGTTGCTTTCTGATAGAGATTCTTTAATCTAGGAATGAATCTACTCTCTTTCTTGAATGTATATTTTGAATCGAAGTAACGTGTGTCCGTTCCTCTCTCCATCATATTCAAGATTTTCTTAGCTTGTCTTATCTTCATATACTACTTGTTTTTATAAATATTACATGTCCCCTCATAAATTGTGCTATTTGTATAGATGTCTTTATATTGCGAAATGGAAACCAATCCATTTGCCTTTATTTCCCTAAGAATGTCATCATACACACTTTCTATTGCTCTTCTCTTCAATTGCTCCATGCCAGATTTGTCTCGGCAATAGTATTGCATTTCAAAGTTTGACATTGTAACTCTTGAATGAAGCTTAATAACTTGTGGCTTTATATATCTAACCTCTATCTTTGGTTTGATACCTAGTTTATCAGCTAACCATTGTTTCCATTTTGGCTTAACATCCTCTCCATCTAAGCAAGCAAGTAATATATAAATAAGACTAATACTTATATATAAAATTACAATTTCCATATGCTACTTATTTTTATCTCCAAATAATACGTGTCTTCGATAAGGGATTTCATTTTTTATTTAATTTATGAGCAGTACTATTAGTATGCTCTATATGTTCATTATTACAACAATATGGATAGAAATATTTATCTGCTCCATACATAAGTTCTTCTATAATATTATCGTCACTATCATTGCACTTAGAATCAATAGTAACTCTAATATTTACTTCGAATATTCTTTCCATAACTATTCTTCTTTAAGTTCTAACTCTTGCTTGATTAGTTTTAGAAAACTTCTAGCGTGAACTACAAGAACTTTCTTATTTCCTGCGTTCATCATTCTAGTATAGTTTTCAATCATATCATCAATAATTGTTAGTGCCGATACTTTACTCATATTTTTTCATATTTAAATCTTTAAGTCTATCCTTATAGAAGGCAGGAACTCTACTAATCTGCCACCAAGAATAGCATTCGTCACTCCAAGGTTCAATCCACACTGGTTCTTTTGTGTCTTTATCTTGGCAGTATACAATTCCACGTACTTCATCATTAAGCAAGAAAGCCTCTACATCAAAATCCAAATCGTCTAATGTTGCATAAGTCTTGCAATACTCATTACGTTCCCTAGTGCCTTCCCTTACGAACAACTCAAAATCATTGAATAAATCTATTTTTAGTATCTCTAAGTTATTGCTTTTAACAACATCTAGAAGAGACTTTTTGACGTTCATTTTGCTCATTTCCTATCCCTCTTTTTTTTAGTCATTGCAATCCATAGGAATATGGTCTGCTAACTCTTGCCAATAACACCTATTATCATAATAACAAGTTTGACATTTTTGAATCTTTTCATTCATTACTTATTCTCCTTTAAGTTCGACAGGCTCATCTTTCCAAGACAATTCTTTTCCGATGAGCTTCTTAATGCTTCCTTTAGGAAGGTAACAGCAACCGGTATTTGCGTACCTCTGCCCATATAAATATACGACAGAGCAAATCCATAATGTATTACTTTCATTTCTGCAAGGTTTTTCTGCAAAAAAATGTTCACAGCCACCTTTATCTACTGCTAACCATGACATAACTAATACTATATTTTTTTAATTAATAAATTACTTTTCTTATCAAATGGTTTATAACCACTACTGAGATACCAATCTAGAACAAATCTATCAGATTCATCTTTAACAAATTCCAATCCGATTGTCTTCACTCCATTTAACTTAGCCTGTTGTTCTGCGAGTTGTAACAGGCGTTGTGCAACACCATTTCTTCTATAAACAACATCAACCCAAAGAGCGTATATTAGAGCATCAGCCTTGCCGAAAATATCGCTAACATATAATGGAATAGATATTTGAACAGAGCCATGATTTTCTTCATCAGTTATTAAAATTCTGATTTCATCCTTCCATGTCTGTTTTTGTATCATATTCTATCCTCCAACTCTTTAAGTGCCAAGACTAACTCATTTTGAATATGAATTATAGTGCCTTCACTTAATTTTATTCTTTTTAAGCCAATCATCTTGGAAACATTATTAATGTGAACTATCGCTTTATCTTTGCTCATTTTCTATTTTTTTTAAAAGGGTCATAAAAACCCCACAGAAAAATTATTCCAACATACGAACAAAATAATAATACGATTGCTACAATGCCTCCTACGACATATAGTAGCCACATTGGTATTGTTATAGTCATTGCTTATCCTCCTTAGCTTTTTTAAGATAAAATTCTCTCCAATCTTCAAAAGTCCAATCTCTTGTGTTATGAGTAAGATTGAAAACTTCCGTATCTTTCTCTAACTGGAATAATAGCCAAGCATAATCTTCATATCGCTGTCTTAGCAATCTCTTGCGACACAATCTTACATGCTTGTATAACTTATAATCAGCGGTTGCAGCATCAAAGATTATTTTACCTACTATTGCTAACAGATAAGCAGATATAACACCTAATGCAATCCAACCTAATATTGTAATTACTAAATCCATATTCTCTTCTTTTTTTTACCCTCCTTAGTAATTGATAATTTTCTGTGTTTTACGAACCTTGGCAAAGAACCCACGAATCTGTTCTTTTGTCGCAACACCTTTAATGTGACACTTCATCCAATTGCCAATACCATTGGATTTCTGAATCATTCCATCAGAATCCTCACCAATTATCACACCATATCCATCAGCGTTAACAAAGCCATCATGGATAAACACTTTACCATCACTAGCAACTAAGATAGTACCTGCTTTATATTCACTTAATCTCATATTCTTTTCTTTTTACCCTCTCCCTTTTACAGGAGAGGGTGATTAATTACTTACTCACAAATAATAGCGAGCTGACCACAAGCAGCTCCATTCTCAATTTCAGCCTTTGTTGCGATTGCTACTGCATAATCGTAACCCATCTTTTCCAATTGATTCTTAATTGCATTCATACTTAGTAATCTCCTTTTCTTTAAATGATTTATAATATAATTGCTTAAAGCCTAACTTGATCAAAACATTGATGTAATCTCTATACTGTTTACTGATAAAGATTTCGTGGTTGTTGCCAACAAATCTATACCACAAATTGTCAAGAAATACATTTGTCTTGTAATGACCTTGATTGCAGTCAATGATAACCAGCTTTCCACCTACCTTCAGATACTTCTTCAAGGTTGTGAAGGTTCTCTGTAAGTCTGGGATATGATGAACAACGTTTCTTAGATAGAATACATCTACTGATTTTTCTCTTAGTCCGACAATCTCATCTTTTCCATCATACAGGAAGTCCAATTGTGGAAGGGTTGTTACATCGCAAGTTTTATATCCAGTTTTTGGATTATAGCCACTTCCGAAATCAATGCACAATTTTGTCATCATCAATATGATTGTTTCTTCTTACAAGTTCATTGTTCTTAACGGCCTTGCAGTACTTTTCCCAATCGCAGAAATTTCCAAGAGGAGTTACGATAATATCACTTCGGTTGTACTTCCCATAATTGCCAAATACTCCAAATGTATGACCATTCCACTTGTAATCGTAAAATCCATACCCGTCATCGCCAACCTTTACAGAACCTTTTGGGAGTCTTATCTCACCATATCTAGCCTGTAAATCTTCACAAACAATGCTATAGAAGCCATCTTCCAGTATTGTTTCCAACAATTGTGGATTCAAGCTTTCCTTACACTTAGGAATGTTTATTCTTGTGTTTGGAATAATCTCTTTACACTGAAGTGCCATGTCTCTACGTCTTTCGTACTGCTCGATAGAAGACACACTGATAGCAACCTCAGTTAATCCAGCATCTTTCAATGCTACGATGATGTCCTCATTAAGCAGTATTCCATTTGTAACAAGGCAAATACCATCTGACGTATAGTTGCTGACTATCTTTACAATCTTTACCAAATCTGGATTGAGCAAGCTTTCGCCTCCCATGATAGTTGCTCTTTTCAGAACGCCAACCTTCTTCAATGTTTTCTCCATCTTATCACAATCCAAGCGCAATGGTGACTTGAACTTTTGGTAACAGAAGTAACAATTTCCGTTTACTCCTGTACTTTCATTCATGTTGCAATTCAGATTTGTAATAATCCGGTATCTAAAAATTCCCTTTTTCATACTAAATTAATTCCTTCTACTACACCAGTTCCTAGATGATTCTTTTCTGATATGTTATTCACGTTGATAGGAGATAACTTTACAAAGAAATGCTCCTTATCAAACCATTTTTTCAGCTTTTCCGCATCAAAATCGGAAGTGTCAACAAGTGTAAGATTGATTGTAGTCTTTAGATTGCTTTCTGTGCGAATCTGTCCCAACTCCTTAATTGTCATTTTGTTCTTATAAGGAATCAACCAATTTCGCTTGTCATCATCAAATGAATGCAAACTAATCTGCAATGTGATATTTCCCTTAACGAAAGAGAAATCGCTCCCCTTGATGCCAATCGTTGATACGTAATGATGAGTATTAGGGTATTTCTCCGTAATAATACGGATAGCTTCCTTGACGGCATCAATATTAAGAAATGGCTCGCCCATACGAGTATAGTTAATTTTAAACTCTTTTGCTTTGCTTGGGTCAGCACCTGCCTTATTGATGGCAAATTCAACCTGCTCTACAATTTCTTCTGCCGTAAGATTGCGATAACGTTTCATGTTGCCTGTAGCGCAAAATTTGCATCTTACTGGACACCCACTCATTGTAGATACTCCAATCATCCAACGTTCTGTACGGTCGCCAAGCTCATTGTTATCAAGCTTGTTTTGATGTCTGCCTATTGCATCTTTGGTGTAATAAGGTAAGAACGTGTCTGTAGTTTCAACTAGAAAGCCATCTTCTAATTGAAGGCAATACACGACACCATTTTTAAATGTTTTCTTTCTTAATTCCTTCATATTCCTTATATTTATATCCCATAAAGGATGGTTGGTTACTCTGGTGTCTTCGTTGTGTATTTATCAGATGAAATGTGCAGAAACACATAATCGCCATCACTGGTAGTCTCGTTAATATCACAAGAAACACCTTCTGCTTTGTCAAATACAAGCATTTCACAATCTCCACCCGTGATATCAATGTAAGATTTTAAATGCTCTATCAACTCACTTGCTTTCATATTACTATCTGTTAATATCCTTTCCTCAATCTTATACAATAATCAATAGCTTTGATTGCTAACCAAATAGCATGCTTCTGCTTATCGTCAATAAGATTTTTTCTAATCTCAAATAGTTTCTTCTTTGCTTCTGTTGCATTCATATTACTATTTATTTATGCCCGAAGGCGTTAACCACCTAACATATCGCTAATGTTTAAATACTTCTCTCCATCACCTAAGTTTCTTACATCACAGAAACCTGCTTCTGAAACGGTACTATCATCGTCATATATCTTTTTGACGTGTATTTTCTTTATAGGACAGCAGTCATCATCACTTACCTCAAAAGCAATAGGCAAGTCTCCGTGTTTTGCCTTTATTTTCTCTAAACTTTTAACCAAATCACTTATTTTCATACTAATATCTTTTATGCCCGAAGGCGGTTAAATGCTTATTATTCTCATTATTGCTAACGCCCTATATTTTTGTACTAAGATGCGTGTAATGTAACAACTATCACATTTCCCTTCTCGTAGCACACGTTTTAGTTCGTAGCAGATGACCCTATATTCTTCTTCCGTTATGTTATATTTGTCAAGTATTTCCTTTGTTATAAACTTGAACTCTAATTGCATATCAGAACAGGTATCAGTCTCTGCGTTCTCTATGTCATGGTCATACGCATAAACAAAATCATTCTGGTTAGCATTCTTTCCATTAATGGCAAATACCTCCAAACGGCAAGGTAGCGTATTCATTGGTTCGATAACTAGCTTCATACACCTACACCTCCATTTCTAAGTTGATTTTAAAAGCAAATAGGATATGCTGTAACTCGTGAACGTAATTGATATACCCTCCCATAATATCATTATTTATTGAAACAGACCAACTAATACCGCCGTCTGTGCAAAGTTTAATTCTTGGAATACGACTATGCCTAAAGTATATTTGTCCCTTACTCCATCCATTCTTTTCCAATATGGCAATAGTAAGACTTACTGGCTTTATCTCATTAACATCAACAAGACAATATACTAACCCTTCTTTAGGGCAAGACAAGTCAAAGTGACTTTCGTCTCTAGGCTCTTTAACAACCATGATTTTGTTGTGATACATAACAACATCACCAACTATATATTTCTGTTCCATTCGCTTTAATCTTTGCTATTAATGAAATCCTCATACTCACCTATCGTGATTTCCTTGAAATCAGAGTTGTGCTTCTCGGCTCGGATGCTGTCATCAAAGTAAACGAAAATGCGGTCTTTGTGACGGAGGAGCTGAGTAATAGAGAAACGGCTAACTTGAGGGACTTCTATATTCAGTTCCTTCATTACCTTGAAATGGTTAGCAACTGATTTATAGGAGAGAAGAACGGAGGCTATTGCCTTGCCTTGCTTACAACGCTTGTTAGGCGCAATAGCTACATAGTAACCGTCTTCCAATTTTACACCGTCTATCTTCTTCCACACCTTCTTATCTAGCGTATCGTAAC